CCAGCCCGATCACGGTCACCTGCGGGGCGCGCAGCGTCCAGTAGGGGTTCGGCTGGTCCATCGTGGTGCGGCCGTACTCTTCCCACTCCGGGGGTAGGGATACCTTCGGCGCGCAGAAGTACTTGACGAACGAGTCGAACTGGCCGCCCTCGCAGTCGTGGTTGCCCGGGATCGCGAAGATCGGGACGTTGACGTACGCGTAGGGCTCGAAGAACTGGGGGCCGTATTCGGCGTCGGCGCCTTCGAAGTACACCACGTCGCCCAGGTGGTAGAGCGCCTGCAGCGACTTGTCGCCGACGAGCGCCGCGGCGAGCTTGCCCTGCGGATTCGGGTCCTTCACGCCGCCCGAGTCACCGAACGCACCCAGCGTGAGGGGCTTCGTGCCGTCTGCGAACTCCGCCTTCACGGACGGCAGCTCGAGGCGGTAGGGCGGCTGCCCCGGACCGAGCGGAACGTTTACGGCCTGCTGGCTGCCCGACTGCAGGTGCTGCCCAACTTCGTCTGCCGTCACGGGCGTGATTCCAAACTGCCTGCTCATCACATCTCCTTCCACAGCAGGGCGGCAAGGTCGCCGTACCGGCCGTCAAGTTGGCTTGTCATTGGCACGCCGTAAAGGTACACGCGGCGCGTGCGCACGAACGGCCGGAAGTACTTCATCCAGTTCTTCACGCGGTCGGGCAGCTCCGAGTACATCATCCCAAACTGCGTCCGCGCGTCCAGCCCCCGCACCACGCTCTCCCCGCGTTCGGGCGTCTTCCACGCGGCGCCCAGGGCGAACCGCAGCCACGGCACGCCCTGCCAGATCACGCGGCTCTCCTGCCCGCTGCGCGAGCCGGCGTCGAACAGGCGGCACTCGTACCCGAGCGCCAGGCAGGTCACGAGGTCCGCCCCCGCGTCGCGCAGGAAGTCGCCCCAGTGTCCCTGCTCCAGGGCCGTGCTCTGGAGACGGCAAAACCGAATCTCGCTCCTGGCCGGCTCTGCAGAAAGCAGAGCCGGGAGGTGTTCGATCCCCGTCGCGAGGTTGATGAAGTTACGGACGGGCGGTCGCGGCGAGCTCACGAATGCGCTCCGGTAGGGTGCGGATGCTGCCCGTCACGTCGAACTGCTCCACGCCCGCCGCGGCGAGCGCCACGTCGGCCTCCATGATCTCGCGGGGCGTGTCGCGCAGCAGGTAGCCGGACAGTTCGTTGATAGCTAGCTGCAACGCCAGCAACTGCAGGCTGCTCGCGGGCGCGGCGCCCAGCACCAGCCGTTCGCGGTCGTCCAGTCGCTCGAGGTCCGCGCGGCAGCGCAGGTCGTCGGCTTTCAGCTTCCTCTCAGGCGGGTCCACCAGTTGCGCCTCCACGCCGCGAAACGCGCGCCGGCCGATGTCCAGCAAACTTTGCACAGCTTGCTGTCCCTCATCACGAAGTACCCCGTCGCTCGGTACCGGCTCATTCACGTCCAGCTCTCGACTTCGGCGGTCACTTCGCCGATCACCTTCGCCAGTTCTTCCTTGAGCGGGACCGTGGCGGCCTCGCGGAAGCCTTCGTGCGTGATGCCCTCGTACTGCGTGACCACCTCGGTGACGGCCTGCACCTTCTTGCGGACGGCCTCGATCTGTTCGTCGCTGACGGCCATCTACCCGCTCCTGCTCGCCGTCGCCGCGGCTACGTCGCCGGGAGACGGCACCGCCAGGCCGGAGCCGCGCAGTCCGTCCGCGACCTGCAGCGCCTGGTCCTCCGTCAGGGGGATGGTGAACTGCCAGCCCGACGGGTGGAGGACGAACATCAGGCGGTTGCCGTTGCCCTGGTGTGCGATGGTCACGTCCATCGGCGGGACGAGCACCTGAATCGGCGCCGGGAGCTGCGGCACGGCGGCCGCGGCGGCCTCCTGCGCGCTGCCCGGACGGGGCGCCCCGTCCTTGCCGGGGTGGTCTTGCGGGATTGCGGCCACGTCTACTCCTTACCCTCGTCGCGTGCGTCCCGCGGAAGTTCGATCAGCAGGACGATGTTCGCCGACTGCGGGAGGTGGAAGGTGCGTCCCTCAAACTCCCACTCGAACGAGCGACTGCCCGCTCGCTGTCGGGCGGTCCGAAAGTCCGCGATCGTTCCCGGGAACACGACCTCGACGTCGTTCGTCACTCCAGCTACGTGAACCCAGGTGATCACGTCATCATCTGACCCCCGCCACCCACCCTCCCACGGCAAAACACGTCATGCCACAACGGAAAGCCTGGCCGCGAGGGCTTCATTGACCCATCCGTGCAAAAGTTGCCACTTCCGTGCAATAAAGTTCTCGTCTGCTTTTCCCTTCTCTACACGCATTCTGGGCCAATCGTGCAAGAAGACCACAATTTTTCGGGGGATAGACAGGCTCATATATAGGAGAGAGAAAAAATCTGGGTATGAACTTCTCACCATAGTCTCTCCCCTCTTAGATAAGCTATGTTATTGCATACTATCTAAGAAAACCCAATAACCAAGGGAAAACAAGAGGAGAATTATATTGCACGGAAATGGCAGCCCTCTCGAGAACTTCCCTCAACTAAGGGAAAACGTCTTGACGTTTCACTTTCCGTGAATCGTCAATCACCTCGGCGAATCGTCAAGAGGCCACCCAGATTCACGGTCAACCCAGATTTTTTGATACCCTTCAACCCAGATTTTTTGCGTCAACCCAGATTCACCACCCACGAACAACACGATCAATGAGTAACACGGTGAAGCCACTATCGAACCGCGGTCGGGACTACCTCACCTTCCTGCGGGGCGGTCCTCAGACCGAAAAGACGCTACGTCGGCTTGCGGCCGAAGCGACCGAAGACGGCACCACGCACGAGCGCTTCCACGCCGGCCGGCGTCCGGTCACGGCGCGCGTCCTGCCGACGCTGCTCGAGCTGGGCTTCATCGAGGCAGACGGCGACGCCTACCGCCTCACCCGGCAGGGCGAGTACCTCGCCGCCGAGGTGGTGCTGGCGACGAGCCTCCGCAAGCGCGCCGAGCGCGAGCGCCGTCGTCGGGTCGCCGCGGAGGACGTCGTGCGCAGTTACGGGAAGCGTCCCACGCTGCCCAGTTGACATACCTCGTCTGACCTGTTACGGTTGTCCTCCCCGACACAAAGGAGGAAGCCGTGAAGCAGATGACGACAGAAGAGGTACAGGCCTTCGCGCGCATCGCGCGGGACCGTGAGTACAACCGCCAGCTCTCGGACGAGATCATCGAGCGTCTCGACCCGAACGGGATCCACGTGACCTCGTTCGCGATGCTGCACGAACACGCGGGCGGCGTGAAGGTCGAGCCGCACGTCCGGACCTCGGTGCTGCTCAAGCTCAAGGACACCGACGACCCCGCGAGCGCGTTCATGGACATGGACCTGCCCATGTACGGCACCCTCGCCGACGTTCCGGCGGCGTAGCGGTACTGCAGAAGGGCGGGCCTCCGTGCCCGCCCTTCTCGCGCTCGTCCGTCTAGCGCACTACTACCCGGCGACCGACCAGGCGGTCGAGCCGACGGTGCTCGATTCGACCTTCACGCGCGAGTTTGCGGCACCCGTGACGGCGCGGGTGGCGGTGGCAGCCGCGGTGCGCGAGCTCGCCCCGGATCTGACGGATCCGGCGTTCGAGCGCCCGCTGCCGCTTGGACGGCCGGTGCGGCTTCGGTTTCACCACGGGCTTCCTTTTCACCGGGACCACGTGGAAGGGCGTCTGTCCGAAGTCGGCCGCTACCGCGCGGTCGTAGTCGAACTGGTTGCCGTTCAGCCACTGCTGGAGCTGGGCGCGCGGGTCCCAACGCCCGCTTGACCAGGCGTAGGTCTGCCAGCCGTAGCGGACGGTGCCCGAGTCCAGCACGACCTCCATCGTGAAGATCCCGCCGTACACGCCGGTTTTGCTCGCCCCGCCCACACTGGCGGCGCACCGGAAGTACGACTTCACCGTGCTAGTTTGTGAGCCCTGGAGTTCGAAGTCGACCGCGAAGTAGATGACGCGGAAGCCGAACGGTTTGGCCTCGGCCCACGCTCGCTGGGCGTCGCTTCGCCCCGCACCGCAGCCGCCGAGTGCACGTTCCGCCGAGGTCTCCCACACCGCCACGCCGGCGACTCCGCCGCGTTGCAGCGAGCGAAACTGCCCGAGTTGCCAGTTCTTGCCGGAGTCGGTGGAGAGGTACGACGCTCCAAAGGACCACCCGTGCGAGCGCATGAAGCTCGCCGACGGTGCGCCGTACGCGAAGTCCACGCCGTGTTGAAAGACGTGCTGCGCGAAGGGCGCCTGTCGTGCCGTCACCGGCGGTGACTGGTTCTGGAGGGCGCACTGCATGGTTTGATCGTTCGGGTTGCAGCGTTCGAGCGCTGCCGGAGGCGAACTCCCGTGACCGCCGCCCCCACAGGCACCAAGTGCCAGCACGACCGCGATCAGGAGCGCCCCAATTGAGGTGCTTCTGAGTATTTTCATGAGCAGATCCTACAACATGCCTTGACGAACCGGTGAACTGGAGCTAAGATGCCCGCCATGCCCGCCTCTAAGCCAACGCCCTCGGGGGCGGCGCAGGTCTCCGTAACCCTTCACAGGGACCACGTGGAGACGCTGCTCAGGATTCTCGCCGACCCCGATACCAACATCTCAGACCTGGAACGCGACCAGATTGTGACCGAGCTCGAAGCGCACGTGTAGATGGTCATCCACCCCGACCTCACCCTCAACACCAAGGGCCGGTTCATCCGGCGGTCCGACAGCTTCTTCGGCGTCGGGCACATCGTGACAACGTGGCGGTGCGGGCCGCTCTCGGTCTCCCGCCAGGTCTGGACTGGCACGTTCAGCTCGCGCATCCCCGAGATCAGGACGGTGGCGAGGGGTTGGTACACCGTCGAACTGGGCGACTTCTTGAAGCTCGGTAGGCACCGGCGGTGGGAGTCGTGAAGGTGCGTGACGAGCACATCCGCATCCTGCGCGCCGCCGTGCGAGGACGCCTCTACCACACCCAGCACGGCCGCTGGCGCATCGCCAACGAGCCGCCGCCCTCCTTCCGTTGCCGCCGGCAGCTCCAACAGTCCGGCTACCTTGACGACCACCACCGCCCAACCGACAAGGGCCTTCAACTGCTACACACCCGAGGGGTGAGCTTGCTCGGATGACCCTGCTTCGCACCACGATCACCTGGGAGTACGACGCCGACCCGGAGAATTACCCGGACCCCGACCCGGCGGCGATGGCCGCCGTGGACGCCCAGGTCGCCCCCGTCGAGGCGGTCGACTTCGCCGACTCGCTCGGCTACGACCCCGTGATGACGGTGGAGCCGGTATGACGACCCCGATCCAGGAAGCCGTCATGAAGGTCGCCGCCCGCAAGTACGTGGACGGCGGCAAGCGGATCAAGAGCACGGAGAGCTTCGCCGAGGGCTGGAACGCGGCGCTCGACTGGCTGCTTCAGCGCACGCACGACGCGCACCTCCGCGTCCAACTGCGGGAGGCGATGTCACCGTGACCATCAAGGACCTCGCGCTGAAAGTGCCACGTCCGTACCGGAAGTGGTACGCTCGTGCCCTGCTCGTCGTCGCGGGACCGTTCCTCGTCATCGCCCAGGCGGCGGTTGACGGGTTCAAGTGGTGCCGTGAGGTGGGCGGCGAGGTCGTGTACCTCTGGAAAGACGCGGGGACGTGGTGAACCCCGAGATCGAAGCCGACATCGAGGCCAACCTGCGCCGGTACCGTGACGCCGCGCTCGCGTTCGCGAACGGCGTTCGCGCCGAGCGGGGCGCCGCCGCCATCTCCGCGCTGCCCACGGGCGTCCGCGAGGAGTCCGACATGTGCCCGCTCGCCTGCGCCCTGCAGGACTGCGGCTCGAAAGTCGAGGTATCGGGCACCGACGCGATCATCGACGGCACCACGTACGAACTGCCCGTCGATGCCGGCGAGTTCGTGGAGTCGTTCGACGCCGGCTGCTATCCCGATCTGGAGGTGAAGGTCTGATGTTGTGGGGAATCCTGCTCTACCTGATGCTCTGCACGCTCATCGGGGTGCTCGCCGGCTCCGGCCTGCTCGGCCTCATCGGCGGCGTCGTCTTTGCGGTCCTGGGACTCGTGGGCGCCTTCGTCAAGCTCACGTATGACGACTGGCAGAAGAGCCGGCGCCGCAAGCAGAACGCGGCCGCCCTGCGGCGGAGGCGGCTGCCGTGAAGTACGGCTTCATACTCCTGCTCGCGGTGCTCGGCCTCGCCGAGCTCGTGATTCGGTGCACCGTGTTCCTGATGTTCCTCGTCCTGACGGTCTTCATCATCGGGTTCATCATGCTCGAAAAATACTCCGTCCAGGTCCAGACCTTCCTCACCCCGACGTGCCTCGTCATCGCGTCGAAGTTGGCGGAAAGCGCGTGATCGAGCGCGGCCCCTACGTCCGACTGAAGGGCGACTACATCCTCCGCCAGTACGCGGACGGGGTGGAGGCGTGGATCGTTGCCACGCCCGAGCCGTTCCACGGGATGCTCCGCAAGTCGTGTCACTGCGGTCGCAAGTTCTGGACCGCCGAAGGGTACCGTGCCCACTTCGCCCTCGTTCACGTACTGGAGGGCTCGTGAACTACCCACTACCCGAGGACACCCCGAGCAAGTATCTCACGTTCAACCGTGATGACCACTACGAGGGTAAGACGACGCGGATCATCATCACAAGTAAGCGGCATCTTGGGGTGCTCGGTGAAGTGAAGTGGTTCGGCCGGTGGAGGTGTTACGCATTCTTCCCCGACGAGCAGACGATCTGGAATGACGAGTGTCTCAATGACGTGAAGGAGTGCATTAGACGTCTTCACGAGGAACGAAACTGGCAGCCATGATCTACACGTTCGACACGGAGTTCCTCGACGCGCCAGCGTACGGCAAGCCCGGGATCGACCTCATCTCCATCGGGCTCGTCTGCGAGGATGGCCGCGAGTTCTATGCCGAGACCCCCCGCCCCGACATGTGGTGGTCGCTGGATGGCTCGCTGGCGTGGCTCCGCGAGAACGTCCGCCCGCACCTGACCGGGCCCGACGCCCAGCTCTCGCACGACGAGCTGGCACGGCAGCTCCAGCTTTGGGTGGCTGACGGCGGGGGTCAGCCCGAGTTCTTCGCTTACGTCGGCGCCTACGACTGGGTGGCGATGATGTCGCTGTTCGGCCCACTCATCGAGAAGCCCGCCGGCTGGCCGATGTCGTACCTGGAGATGAAGCCCGCGATGCGCGGGTGGCAGGAGGAGATGGGCTTCGACCCGCGCTCGGCGCTCGTGGACGCGGGCGAACCCGACCACCACGCGCTCGCCGACGCCCGCCAGAACATGCGCGTTCTCAGAGTCATGGGACTCGTCAAGTGAAGGTCGCCGTCTCGGGCCCCGCCCGCAAGCTCACCGAAGAGGAGTTCGGGATCGTGCGTGGCGAGGTCGCGAAGCTCGAGCCGGGCACCGAGCTGGTGTCGGGCTGCGCGCACGGCGTCGACACCGCTGCCGCCTTCTACGCGCTCGAGCTAGGGCTGCCCGTCGTGCTCGTCGTTCCCGAGGACCAGTTCCACAACTACGCGCTGGCGGGCAACGTCGAGGTGACCGACTCCATCGAAGTGCACGGCTCCTACATGGACCGGAACGACGCGCTTGCCGAGTACGCGGACGAGCTCATCGCGTTCCCGCGTTCGCCCAGCGAGACCGTCCGCTCCGGCACGTGGGCAACGGTCCGACGCTTCCGCAAGCGCGACAAGAACGTTCGGATCGTTCCCTTGACGAACTAGGCCCGAGGGTATAAGGTACGCGACATGGCAAACGACACATACAACTGGCAGGTCACGATCAGCGCCCCCGGCCGCCGGCGTCCGTACGTACGTGTCGTGAAGGCGCCCACGATCAAGCCGGGCGACGCGGTCGCGAAGGTGTTCAAGGCCATCGAAAACGAGAAAGATCACTGGCTCTGGAAAGAGAACGAGCTGACGATCGAGGTTAGGGTGGTGTCATGATCCTGCGCAACTCCGCTCGCTGCCCCAAGTGCGGCGACAACCCAGAGTCGGTCAACCGGCACGACTACAAATCGTGCAAGTGCGGGGCCATCGCCGTGGACGGCGGGTTCGACTACCTGCGCCGTACCTACGAGACCGGCGTCATTCCGGAGAACACCACGATCTCGTATCCCTGCCTCGCAACCAACCGGCAGGGCCGGCGCGGCGTCATCTGCGGCTTCTACCTCGTGTACGGCCCAGACATCCACGGCGAAGCGCGGTACTACGGGACGCGCTTCTACTGGGGCTGGGATCTCGAGACGGCGGAGCCCTGGGAGTGCCCCGAGCTGATCGACCCCGAGAACCTTCAACTGCCGCGAGACTTCTGGCAGGAGCGTCACTACGATTGGATGGACCCCGTAGACGAGGTCCTCGCCGAGGAGGCCGTCGCGGCATGACGCTCGCGTTCCTCCTCGCGCCCAACACGTGGCGGACCATCGGCGAAGTCGCCCTCATCGGCCTGGGCGTCTGGATCGTGATCTGCGCGGTCATTGCCCTTGGGCTCTTCGCGGGTGTGCTGCGGGGGTCGGGTCGGTGAGCGTCTCGGGCGCCAACCTGCGCGCCGTCGTGGAGGCCAAGCAGCATCACGACGCGACCTGCCGCTTCGGCGCGAAGGGTCGCGAGGTCCACATGAACCCCGCCGACGTGGAGCGCTGCGGCTGGGAGGACGGCGACGACATCGCCGGTCTCACGCTCGTGTCGAGCCCGCGCCGGCGCGTCGGCTTCCTCCGCGTCTACTGCGACGCCGAGCTCAACGAGTCCGGCGGTAACGAGGTGACGGTCGCCGTCGGGCGACCGCTCGTGGAGGTGGCGGCGTGACACTCGTGGACTTCACCGACGAGGAGCTGACCGCGCTCGCCGCGCAACTTCGACGTGTCACCGACCCCGGCCGTGAAGTGGATCTGCACTCTGCGTACGGTAAGGCGATGCATGCACTCAACGACCCTAACGCCTTCAAACCGCCGAAGCCTTCGTGGCTGGAGGAGATAGCAGGGCGGATACCCGACGATGTTTACCCTGAGGACGTCATCCTCGTCATGCGAGGTGAGCACGAGGATCGCGAGTACTACGGCAAGCCGGCGCAGTGGGTACTGCTGTTCTGCTCGAGGCACATGCAGCCGTGGCAGTGTCTGGGTCTGCTGCACATCGCGCACGAACAGACCCGTGTCGTGTCAATGGATAGCGTTCACGTGGAGAGATCATGACACCGCAAGTCCAGAAGCGACGGCCCGAGCGTCACAACCCGTCCGGGAATGTCACCGACGCCGACCGTGAACTGCTCGAGTACGTGCTGCTCGAGAACGCGCGAGGCACCGACCTGCACGGCGTCCTGCAAGGCCGGGCCAACCGGCTCTGCAAGATGGGCTACTTGGCACGGCTGCGGATGCACGGAACCTACCGGCTGACGCGGCGCGGGATCGCGGTCGCGGCGAGAAGTGCTTGATGTCGTTCACCAAAGCTGCCTACAAAGTGGCACGCGCCTCTGCTACCGGCCGCGCCGTGCGGACCGGCAAAGTCGGCAGACGCGCGAAGAACATCGCCGTGGGTCGCGCGTTGGGCAGGGCGGGCGTCTGGCGTAGGATGTGGAGGTGAGCAAGGTGGAGTGGAGAGACGAGATCTGCGAGGAGCAGCTCGATCGGATACGGAAGTTCATGCAGTTGCTCGTGCATCCGATGAACACCGCGTCCAAGATCTCGAGCTTCGAGCGTAACCGCGGCGTGACGACGGACGACTGGCTCGCCCGCGACGTGCTACGGGCCGCCGAAGCGACTGCCCTTTCCTGCACCCCCGACCATCCGGAGGTCGTCGCGGCACGTGAAATGCTTGACGACTCCCACCCCGTGGATCCCGTCGTGCTGGCGATCCTGGAAACCTCTGAACACAAGCTGACCATCCTGGACGGCTTCGAGACGGTGTGCGCCGTCTACGCGGAGGACGCCCTGGCGGGCACGGTCCGAGCTCACCTACTGCGCCTCCCCATCTAGGTGGCTGACGCCGCGCCGGACCAGTCGAACGGCGTAGCGGCCAGCGCCGCCGCCCTGGCCGCCCTGGGTCACTTCGGAGGACGACACGGCCGACGAGCCGCCGCGGCGGTCGCCGTCGCGCAGGTCGCGTGGCCGGCGGTGAAGTGGACGCGCACCCGAATGAACCGCCACGACGACTTCACCATCGTCGTCGCCGGGACCGACACGATCTACGGCGACCTGCACGCGTGGGTGCTCGAACGGATCCCCGAGGACGACCGCAAGGCGCTCATCGCGGTGACCGGCGACGGGACCTCGCACCCGTCCATCTCACACGACGGTGATGAAATCGAGCCACGCCGCGTCTCGCTGCGGTGCGACGGCGAGAAGGTGCAGACCGTCACGCTCGACGGGCACCGCGTCAAGGTGCACATCGAGCGCGAGCCGATCCCCGGCGGACGCGAATTCCTCTCCGAAAACTGGCGGCAGCTCCTCGAGAAGGTCACGTTCACCGCCTCCTCGCCCGGCGGGCGCGACGCGGTCGTCCGCATGATCGAGGCGCTCGTGGAGCGCAAGGAATCGAAGGTCGGGCCGCCACCCCTCTACATGCCGCCCCGCTGGGGCGGGGAATGGCGGCGTCGCGCGGACCTGCCGCCCCGCACGCTCGAGTCGGTGGTCCTGCGGAAGGGCCAGCTCGAGCGCATCGTCGCCGACCTGGAACGGTTCCTCGCAGACGAGGACGAGTACAACCGACTGTGCCAGCCCTGGCACCGCGGCTACCTGCTCTACGGCCCACCCGGCACGGGCAAGACGTCGGTGGCGAGGGCCATCGCCAACCACCTCGACATGCCGGTCTACTACCTGCCGCTCGGCGACCTGGATAAGGAAGTCGACCTGACCCAGCTCGTCGGCGGAATCCAGCCGCGGTCGATGCTCCTGATGGAGGACGTGGACGTGTACCACGCCCTCACGACGCGCAGCGACGACAAGCCCGGCGCGAACATCAGCACCATGCTCAACGCACTCGACGGCGTGTGGACGCCGCACGGTCTCGTGACGGTGATGACCACGAACGACCGGAGCAAGCTGGACGAGGCGATCCTTCGGAAGGGTCGCATCGACGTGCACGAGAAGTTTGGCAACCTGACGATCGAGCAGGCGCAACGTCTCGCTGAACGGTTCGGCTGCGGCAGTACGCGACCGTTCGAGAACGGTCGTCGCTTCAAGGGCCGTAGTCCGGCCGACGTGATCCAGATCCTGAGGGAGGAGGTGAACGCATGAAGACCCTACTCAAGCTGGCGCTGCGGATTCTGCTGGACCGGCAGTACCTGGCGCTCGCGCATCGACTCGAGGCGAAGGTACGCGGACGTCTTTCGTGACCGTTCCCTTGACATCCTCCTCAGAACGGTATAGAGTTCTCGGTCAGGTAGCCCAACCACCGAGATAAAGGAGGAACGATGACTGCAGACGTTGAGACCATGATGAGCGTGAGGGAGGTTCCCTGGCACGGCATGGGGACGGTCGTGGACGAGGAGCTCACGGCCGCGAACGCGCTCGTCGCAGCCGGACTGGACTGGGGCGTCAGCAAGGTGCCCATGTTCGTCGGGACCGGCGGCATGACCGAGCCCGAGCCGGGCAAGAAGCAGTTCCGTGCCTACGACGAGGTGGCCGGCTACTACGCCGTCCAGCGCAGCACCGACAAAGCGGTGCTCGGCGTCGTCGGCGCGCCGTACACGCCCCTCCAGAACGCGGAGGCCTTCGCCTTCATGGACGCCCTCGTGGACAGCGGCGACGCCCACTGGGAGACCGCCGGGTCGCTGCGCGGCGGGAAGTGGGTGTTCATGACGATGAAGCTCCCCCGCGAGATCAAGGTCGGCGGCGAGGACCCGGTAGACCTCTACCTGGCCCTCTTCAACAGCCACGACGGCTCGCGGGCGATCACGGGCATGGTGACCCCCGTCCGCATCGTCTGCACCAACACGCTCAACCTCGCGCTCAGTGGGACGAAGCGGAAGTGGACCGTCCGCCACCTCAGCACGATGGACGGCAAGCTCATGGAGGCCCGCCGGCAGCTCGAGCTCACGTTCGAGTACGCGGACGCCTTCGAGACCCAGATGGACGAGCTGGCGCAGCGGTCGTTCACCGACGCGCAGTTCGAGAACCTCGTCTCCCAGCTTCGCGCGACGCCGCAGGTGTCGGAGGGGCTGCTCGAGGCGTGGGCGTCCGGGAAGCACGGCCGGTCGAACCGCTGGGACGCGCTCAACGCGGTCGGCGAGTTCTACGACTGGCTCCGTGAACCCCGCACGGCCAACTCGCAGCTCATGGGCTCCTGGTTCGGCCAGGGCGTCAAGGCGCGCGACAACGCGCTGAAGATCCTGACGGCCGCCTGAGTCCAGTGCAGGTCGGAGCGGTATACGCACTCCCGTCGGTCGTCGCCACGACGCCGGCGGGGCTGCGCATCACCATCGGCTACGGACAGCCCTTCCTCGTGGAGTGCTACCAGCGCAGCTCGTACGTAGTGCGCGCCATCAGCGAGGGACGCCTGCTGGACGCACGCTTCCTCGTGCCCGCCCCGAAACTGCAACCGCGCCCCCGGCGGACCACCCGCCGGCGGGCCCGGTGCCACTAGAATGACCGGCACGTGCCGGAAGACCCCTACCGAAGGAGGTACGCATGGCTGACGGCGTAGTCATCACCGTTCAGAACCTCACGTCCGTCTTGACGGACGCCGAGGCCGAGAAGATCGTCGAGGCGCTGCAGTGGCAGGCGACGGAGCAGTACAACAAGTCCCGCTGGGTGACCGAGAACCTGGCGACGCCGGTGGCGTCCGTCGAGTTCATCGCCAAGGGCGGGACGATCCCGGCGGATAGCTGGCACCTGGAACTGCTCGACACGAGCGACCAGCCCGGCGCCCTCGGGTACCACGAAGATCAGGCGTTCGACAAGGCGGGCGCGCCCACCGGCCCGGCGAAGTCGAGTGGGCGGACGTCGCGCGGTCTCCGTGCTGACGCGCCGGAAATCCCGCTCATGAAGATCTTCGCCAAGACGTCCCAGGAAGATGGAGTCGCCCCGTCCGAAGTGGCGTCCCACGAGATGCTGGAGGCACTCGTGGACCCGCAGGTCGTCAAGACCGTGCGGACGGTGAAGAAGCCCTCCGAAGGGCGCATCTACATCGTGGAGGTCGGCGACCCGGTGCAGGAGACCGGCAAGGCGGCCCCCAACGGCGAGCTCCTCGCGAACTTCGCCGAACCGGCCTACTTCGAACTCGACACCGAGTCGGGTGGGAAGTTCGACTACGAGGGCGTCCTCACGGCCCCCGTGCCGGCGATGTCGCCGGGCGGGTACATGAGCTACGCGACGGAAGCGGAACCCGAAAACTGGCAGCAGCTCCACGGCGCCGCGAAGGCCGCGGAGGAGCCCGCCAGCGAGGAGACCGCCCCGGAGCCCGAGGCCGACGCGGAGCCCGAGGCGGGCATCTTCGTCATCCGCGCCCGCAACCGCGAGAACGGGACCGGCATCACGTTCGGCTCGGCTGGCGGCGAGGGCTGGGCGTCCGCGACCGACGCGGAAGCGGGCGTCGAGGAGCTCCGTCGCGTGGGCGACCCGCGGCTCCTCCCGACGTTCGACACCGAGGTACTCGGGATCACCCCGGCGCAGCTCGCCGAGTGGACCGTCGAGGCGCTGCCGACCGGCTGACGCCCGCAGCCCCCGCCCACGTCCCTTGCGGGGTGTGGGCGGGGGTCTGTTGTTTCCCAAATCCCCTAGTGAAAGGAGGTTTGGTATGGATACCGTCGTGCCGGCAGGATGCCCCTTCACTCACCGAGAGCTACGGATTATCGACCTCATCAGCTCGGGACTCACCTACAAGCAGATCGCGCTCGAGTTCAAACGTTCCACTTCAACCGTGCGGACCCACATTCACAACATGCTCAAGAAGGTCGGCGCCGTGAACAAAGCGCAGCTCGTGGACCTGTGCCACAAACACGGCTGGCTCGGTCACGAGCGTGACCTCAGCGACCGTGAAGCTGTGCTGGTGGAGCGCGAGGAAGCGTGTGACGAATGGCCGGTTGTAACGGCGGCGCAGAAGGCATACCTCGATCAGTTCGACCGCTGGTTGTTAGCCCCCGCCGGCTCACGCGCCGAGGCGCGTGCTCGTGTCAGCATGAAATACATGCTCGGTGGGATGTACCTGGAGAAGGGTCTTGTGATTCCCGAGAAGACGCGGCTGTAGTGACCGCACGTGGGTTGCTTGATCTGGGCCGAGACGGAGCGTTGGCACGCTGTTGTGCCCCGACTTGCGGTTGGGAAGGCGTGCCAACCAGCATCAACGGTGTCGTGTCGACACACTGTCCGAAGTGTGAAGATCCAGATGATTACGACGAGATCGAACGCGAACTCGACCTCGAGTCGATGCCCAGGGTCGGTCGCAACGACCCCTGCCCGTGTGGGAGCGGTAAGAAGTTCAAGCGCTGTCATTTGACATGAACACTTCTCGTGGCCCAGACGGAAGGTTTGCAAGTAAGGGCGACAACATCGGTTATCGTCGTGTTCATTCTCGGATGAACGAGCTGAAGCAGAAGATTGGAAAGTGTGTGACTTGCAACACACCTGGTGATACCGAGTGGAGCTACGTTGGCGACGATCCACGCGGTTGGGAGAACGACCCTACTAAGTACATCGAGGAGTGCCGATCTTGTAACATCTCACGCTCTGATAAGGTTGGTCGATACGATCGTACTAAGGTTGCTGCGCCTGGAATGACAGGACGCAAACACACTGACGAAGCTCGCGCTAAGATGCGTGGTTCGCGATGATAGACGTCTCGAATCGAGACGTTAGGCAGCAACAAACCCTAACCACCTAGCCCCGAGGTGGGTAGACTTTTTGCCGCCCACGGGAGGGGAGGTACGGGAGGGGAGGGCGATCACGGTGCTACACTTGCCAAAACTTGCACGGGCGCACGTCGGCCAGCTACACTGTGAAAGTGAGTGATACCGAGCGCAAGGAGCGAAACCCCGAGCGAGGTCGCATACTGAAGGCCGTCTTCCTGGACGAGCAGCAGAACCCGATCGGACAGGCATCGCAGCAGCTTCCCGAGGACGACTTCCGGTCGCTCTACGGCGCCGACATCCAGGAGCCGCCCTTCCCGCTTGAGCAGCTCGTCTTCCTCTCTGAGCAGCACCCCGTCCACAACGCGGCGCTCGAACAGTACGCCGCAGACGTCGTGGGCGCCGGCTGGACGTGGAAGAACCAAGACGAGAACGAGAACACCGACGAGCGCGAAGCGCTCGACGCGTGGTTCGACAACCTCATCGACGAACGTCGCGACGAGACGATGCACGAGATTCTCGTGTCGACCATCACCGACCAGGCGACGGTGGGGCACGGCGCCATCGAGATCGCGCGAGACCCGAACGGCAAGGTTCGGTTCGTGTACCCCATGCCCGCACACACGGTGCGCTTCGGTCGTGAGGGCGTCCGCGTCGTGCAGATCAGGCAGGGCAAGCGCGTGTGGTTCAAGCGCTGGATGCCAAACGACGAACGCGTGGTGGGCGCGCACAACGGCGTCATCTACGAAAACGCGAAGGCCGCCGGGAACGTCAAGATTGGAAACGAGGTGCTCGTCGTCAAGCGGCCCGCGCGCCGCAGTACGTGGTACGGCATCCCGACCTACATCGCGGCGCTCGGGTGGGTCACCCTCTCGGTGCTGGCCCGCGACGACAACATCTACTACTTCGACAACCGCCGTGAGCCCCGTTGGGCGATCATCCTCTCCAACCTGGATGACGATCCCGACCTGGAAGAGGACATCAAGACCAGCTTCCGCGTTGACTTGAAGCAGCCACACCGGAACATCGTGATCCCCATCGAGGGTCCGGGCGACATCAAGTTCCAGCAGCTCACCGAGCTCACCAAGTCGGACATGTCGTTCGAGAAGCTTCAGAACCGGGCGCAGGAATACATCCTCGCCGCGCACCGGATGCCACCCGAACGGCTCGGCATCTCGCGCGTTGGCCCGCTCGGCGGCTCCGTCACCGTTGACTCCTCGCGGATCTACAAGGAGGCCGTGGTCCAGCCCGGGCAGGCGATGCTCTCGGCGCGCATCCGCCGGTTCATCAAGCACGAGTCTGGGCAGAAGACGATCACGTGGGGTTGGACTCCGGACGCGCTCGACCTCTCCGAGGAAACCTCAGACATGGAGAACGCGACCGCCGGATTCCAGGGCGGGATCCTCAAGTTGAACGAGGCGCGCCGGAAGATCGGCGAGGAGGAGCTCGCCGACGACGATCCGCGCGGCGAGATGTTCATCTCCGAACTCGGGCATGACGTCGAAGAAGGTGAGCTCGGCGATCCCGAGGAAACACCTGACACGGGAACACACCCCACCGTCGAACAGGACTCACTAGGAGGTGAGCTCGATGACGCAGCTGGCAACTGAGCTCACGATGAACGAGATCCACTCGGTCTCGGCACGTCGGCAGAAGAACTGGCGGGGACGTCGCGACCCCTTCGTCACGCAAGCCTGCACCGAACGACTGAACGAGCTCTGGGAGCGGTTCCGCGTCGAGCGAGCGCAGCACCTCTACGGCGACCGCGCGACCATCGCGGCGCGCGCACGGGTCGAACGTGAGCTCGAGCGCCTCATGAGTGACGAGGGGTAGCACGCGGTACCCTCACTACCGTGAGGGATCCACTTCGACACCACCGCGCACACCGTACCGAGAACGCCTTCGGTGACTCCTTCATGGAGCGTCTCGCCGAGAAGGTGGCGTCGGGAATGGGGACGGTCGGGTTTGTCGTACTTGGCACGGGGATCATCGTTGCGTGGATCTTCATCAACGGCGGTGTGCCATACGTTGTTCACACCGTCGCCGCACTCAGTCACGGCGGCCAGTTCGATCCCGAGCCGTGGATTCTCCTCAACCTGATCTTCTCGGGCGTCGCCTTCTACACGGGCGCACTCGTGATCATCGCCGCGAAGGCCGAAGCTAAGAAGAACGCCGCCCGTGAACTTGCCGATGCGAAGCACCGCGAGGAGCTCGCGGCCGAGAACTTGCGTTTGCTCAAGTCAAACACCCAGCTCACCGTTCAGATCCACCGACTTGCGAAGATCATCTGCAAGGCGATGCCCGGCGCCGAGCTTCCCGACGAGACGCGTTAGATGCTCTCGCTACTGTTCGCCGCGCTCGCGATGGCTCTCAAGGACGCGCTCGGAACGATGCTCGTCATTGCCGAGGCGCGCGGCAAGTCCGTGCTCGCTGGGGCGATGGACGCCGGCGGAGACATCGCCACCGTCCTCGTGACGCTGTTCGGGGCGGGGGAAGTCATCACACACGGTTGGACGTGGCACACAGCCGCGGTGCTCGGTGTCATCGCGGTGACATCGTTCTTTGGGACCATTTTCTGGACCCGCGTCGGATCGCGGATTTGTTAGGTACCCACCCGCGAGCGTGAAAGTAGTATCGGATCGTGAGCACACGACTGGACAGCCTTGGCATCGATGAGGTGTCGGGGGTCAATCATCCCGCAACCGGAATCGAGGGTTGGCTCGTCATGAAGAGCGCAGACGGTCAGGTAGACGCAGTTCGCACCGCCGAGGCACAGCTCGGCTCGGTGTACGCCACCTTGGCCGCCGCGACCGTGCTCGACAGCGCCCCAGAAGCCATCGTGAAGGCCCGCGACGAGCTCCGCTCCTTCGTTGAGAAGGAACTGACCCCCGAGCCGTCCGAGCCCACGCTCATCGAGAAGCTTCGTTCCCACTTCCGTGCGGGTGCCGCTCCCGCCGAGCCGGTCGCCAAGGCCGAGCCCACCGAGCCGGCTGCTCCCGCTGAGCCCGCCGCTCCCGCCGAGCCGGTCGCCAAGGCCGAGCCCACCGAGCCGGCTGCTCCCGCTGAGCCCGTGCTCAAGGCCGAGGACGTCGAGGCATTCCGTGAGGCCATCGTTGCACTGAGTGGTCGCATGGAGGGCATCGAGAAGCACCTCGCCGGCAGCGCGCAGGTGGAAGGGCAGGATCCTTCAGCAGTCTCCAAGTCGACCCTGTCTCCGCTGCAGCAGGGCATCGTCGCCGCAGCTCGCGGTAGCCGGGTAACAATCTCCTAGAGGGAATAACACGATCATGGGAATCACAAACGAGGAACTGCTGCAGAAGGCCACTCTGACTACCTCCGCGTTCGGAGGCAGCTCGAACGGCACCGCGCCGCTCACCATCGAGCAGGCCGATCAGTTCATCGAGCTCATGTCGGCTCAGCAGGTCATGCTGAACGACGTGCACGTGGTCAAGAGCCCCTCCAACAAGTGGCAGGAGGCGATCATCGACTTCAGCGCCCGCGTCGCTCGCGGTGGCGCGGAGGCGACCCGCCTGTCCGCGTCGGAACAGGTCGTTCCGACCACGGGGATCGTGGAGATCTCCACCGTTCTGCTTCGTGCCGAGGTCCCCATCTCCGACGAGGTGATGGAGGACAACGTCGCCGGCCAGGGCTTCGCCCAGACCGTCGAGCGCACGCTCGCTTCACGCTTCGGGTTCGACGTCGAGGACCTGATGCTCAACGGTAACACCGAATCGGCCGACCCGTACTACAAACTGATGAACGGGTGGATCGTCGAGGCGCAGGGCGAAAAAGGTCACGTCTTCAACGGCGAACCTGAGGGCCAGGACTACCAGCTGATCTTCAAGTCCCTGCTCAACAAGCTTCCGGACCGCCACAAGAGGAACATCGAGGTCGACGGTCGGTACTACGTGCCGAAGCGCCTCGAAGAGCGGTACCGCGACATCCTCGCTTCCCGCGGTACGCCGCTGGGCGATCTGTCGCTGTCCGGCACGCAGGAGCTCCGCTACCAGGGGATCCTCATCGTCGGCGTTCCCGCCTTCGTGATCACCGAAGAATCGGGTGTCGCCAAGTCTCAGGTCCTACTGGCGAACCGCAACAACCTGTACGCGGGCTTCCGGCGCAGCATCACGCTGGAGACCTGGCGCGACCCGCGCGAGGGCGCGACCTCCTTCATCGTCACCGCTCGTGTCGACGCCAAGGTGGCCGTACCCGACGCGACCGCCATCGCGACCAACGTCGACGTAACCGTCAACTAGGAGGGAGCTGAGATGGCCGTCACATTCGACGTCCGCAAGCTCGCCGCCCGGTACGCCGGCCGTCCTGCGGTCCCTGAGGTCTCCGTCGTCAGCGGCGCGAACGCGAACACCAACATCGCGGTCAAAGACCGGACCGGGCAGAACATCCGCGTCGAGGACATGATCGCGAACGTGGTCGAGTTCACCGCCGGCGTCCCGTCCGACATCACCTCCACGGTGAAGGTCACCTCTGACGGGAACGTGCAGAGCACCGAAAGCACGTCGGGTAACAAGCTCGTCATCTTCTGGTACAAGCGCCGTCCGGGGCTCTGATCCCGATGGCCCCCGGGGTCCTCGTCACAGGGCAGGGAACTTACAGCTACGGCCCGTGGCACTTTCGTCCTGGCTTCACGCCGTGTGACGACGAGAACGTGCTCAACGCCGTGCAGCGTGAAGGTCTGCGTTGGGTTGAAGTTGTAGATCAGCCGGCTGAGGCGCAGTATCCATCGCCCGAGGAGATCGCGCAAGCGGAGGCCAAGAACGAGAGCGCTGCGAGTGGTCCCATGACGAAGGCTGACCTCAAGCGCACCGGTTACGCCTGCCGCGCGCCTGACTGCGGCAAGGTGCTCGCCAACGCTGGCGGCCGCGCCACGCACGAGCGCGTCAAGCATCCTGACTTCGTTCCGCCCGAGGACGGGGGTGACTCGTGAGAAGTCAGGTAGGCCAGGTCACCACGGTAGGCGCCAACGGCGCAGCGACGGGAAGCGTTGCCATCGGCACGCAGCCCTCAGAACTTGTTGCCATCCAGCTCAAGTACGCTGGCGGCGTTCCCGGTACGACCAAGGTCGTCGTGAAGAACGGTCTCCAGACGCTGCTCGAAGTCATATCCGCGACCGAAGAAACCTACTACGTTCGTGTGCAGGCCCACAACTCCAAAGGCGAACACATCGCCGCAGGCGAAGGTCGGTGGAACTCGCCTCTCGTGAACGGTGACATCAAGATCGAAGTCTCACTCTCGAACGCGGTAGCGAACGCAGTTACCGCTATTCTCTTCTTCGAGTCGCCCTAACGGGTAGGCTAACGGTATGGCTGTTACCCTCGCCACCGTTGCTGACGTCAAGCGGGCTCTCCACGTCACCACCGACGACAACGACTCGATCACGACCGAGGCACTAGGGTCGGCACTCGAAACTGCCGAACAGCTTGTAACACGCTGGCTCAAGCAGGACTACACGCAGGCCGGCGGCCTCTCGCCCGGCCCCACGGGGCTCGGCGTGCGCGTGGAACCCGGCCTCGGGAAACTGAACGTCGGCACCTATTACTGGCGGGTGGCAGCGGTGGTGGCGGGGGTTGAAACCGCCGCGTCGAACGAAACACAGGCCGAAGTGGCGCAGAACTCCCGAGCGGTACTTCAGTGGCAGGCCGTGCAGGGCGCGGAACTCTACAAGGCATATCGTGCAACCGTCGTCGGTGGAATGAACACGAGCCCCGCGCTCGTCGCGACCTTCGCACCCGCGACGACCTTCACCGACGTGGGCGAACCCGTGCAGCCCGGTCACGCACAGGGTGCGACGATGCAGTTCTTCGACGTGCGCGAGGACGGGTACGTGCCGGTGCCTCTCTCGGGCTCAACCGTCGTGCAGGTGCGTCTCTTCCGTACGCCGAAGGCGACCGCGTACATTGCGATTCCCGTCCTCGACTGGGAGGTGGAGGGGAGCGGCCGCTTCATCAGGCTTCACCCAACTTTCTTCGACGTGCCTTTCGAGGGGGCCTACTCCGTGCACCTTCCCGAAAACTGGGCCCGTGTGGAGGTGGACTACACCCCCGCCGCGACCGCCATTCCCACGCCAGTTCGCGACGGGGTAGCGATCACCGCCGCAGCGATCTACCAGCGCGGCCCAACTGCCGCGTCGGGTTTCACCGAGGAGCGGATGGGCGACTACATGTACATGAACCGGCCCATGCGCGGCCAGGGCGACATGCAGGAGACCATCCCGGACATGGCGAAGAACCTCATGCGTCCGTACAAGCGTCGCACCCAGCTTGTGCCCTAACCCCAGATCGGGGTAGTGAAGTAGGATCTCTCATAGACCATGGCACGCACCGCGATTCCCGTCACCCAGGTTGACCGCACTGGGACCATCGAAGTTCCCGCGCAGACGACCACCGCAACGGAACACAAGATCGAAAACAACGGCGGGCGCATCCTGCTTGAAGTTGAAAACGCGGAAGTCTCGTCTACCACGATCACCTTCCTGATTCCGCAGCTCCAGGACGGAGTTGCGGCGGAACACGAAGGCAAGCAGATCACCGTTCTGAACGGCAAGAAGGTGCTCTTCGGGCCGTTCCCCGTCGGCATCTACAACCAGGCCGAAGGTGCAGTGTTCTTCAACACCGCGAAACCGCTCAAGGTTCGCGCCTACCAGATCTAGTTATGGCCCGCGTCGAACTTGCTGTCACGACCGTCACGTCCGCTGGCGTCGTGCCTCCCGCCGAACAGGCGGCCTCAGCCGAAAACAACTTCATCCCATACAACGACGGGCGCGTTCACCTAGAAATTCACAACACGGGTGGCGCGGAAGGTACCGTCACGATCCTGCAGCCGGGGGTCGCGGACGGTGTCGGGTATCCGGGCAAGGAAATCAAAGTCGCCGCCGCCGCGACGAAGCTCGTCGGTCCACTTTCACCTGCGGTCTACAACCAGCCCAACGGTCAGGTGTTCGTGAATTCCTCGGCCGTTACAATCAAGTTCCGCACCTACTACGTGTAGGTGCTACCCGCCAGAGCGGCGGGTAGGATCTCTACATGCTGGCACACCTCTTCCCCCACCGGATGGCGGTTTACCGCTACTCGGGGGCGGTTGACCGTTTCGGCCAGCCCGAATCTGGTGTCGTAGACCGGAACGAACCCGGCGTCAAGGGGATGCAACTTCAGGTCCCCGAAGCTGCGTGTCGCCTCACGACGCCGAAAGGCGGGCAGCAGTTCGGCGAGCGCTCGCGTGACGTCTACGTGGTGACCTACACGGTCTTCTGCGCGCCGAACGTGAACGTGCGGGAGGCCGACCGTGTGAAGGTGTTCGATCCCCACACCGAACAGGTTCTTCTTCCCGACGGGAAGATCACGCTGCTGCGACCTTGCTTCGCCATGAACGCAATCCACCACCTCGAGTTGAAGGTCTCGGTGGTCAGGGACGCGATCTATGCCCAGTGACGTCACCATCGAGTGGAACGGGGCTGAGCTTATCAGTCGCGCCCGCGCTGGAACCGCGCGTGGCACCCTCGCCATCGCCGATGCCATCGGTAAGCGCGCCGCGGAGATCGTGGTCTACCGCCCCGACCTGCCCGAACCGCACCTACGCGACTCGATTCACGTCGCACTGATCGACACCATTGGCGAGGGGGAGGCGACGCCCGAGAACATCGTCGGTTCTGACTTCATCGCGATCTGCGAGGTCGGGTCGTGGCTGCCGTACGCCTGCGTCATCGAGTGTGGGCGTCACGAGCCGTATATGGGTCCGGCCACGTCGGAGATCTTCTCGTCGGGCATGTGGCTCGAGCTGATGAAGGGCGCCTTCGTGGAGGTCGGGTTCTGATGCCACTGCAACCCGCAGGACCTCAGGTTCAGAAGGGCACGACGCCCCGCACCCCGCTCTCGCCGGCTGAACTGTTGATGATCATCCTCCTGAACGAGGTCGATCCTCGTATCGTGCGGGGGTCGCCGCCGGTGATCGTTGGCCCCGCGACTAACGAACAGCAACAGGCCGGTGTCGTGTCGGTAACTGACTCGGGACCGTTGCGCGCCGAGCGGTACATTCCCGTCGTCTACCCACGCCTTCAGATCCGTTGCATGGCGCACGCCATCGACGTGTCGGATCGGATCGGGTACCACGTGCACGACATCCTACAGAATCGACACCGCCAGGTTGTCACCGACAGTACCGACACCCAGTGGCTCGTGCACAGAGTTGCGGTGCTCTCGGGGCCGTCGCTTCACTTCGACTCGCAAGCCACGTGGGAGCAGCTCATGTTCGTGGAAATGATGGTCGGACGCGAACCCGTAAGTTCACCCACTACGTAGTTATTTACCGCGCCAGTGAATAAGGGCAGAACGGTAAATAACTCGGATGGACGTGGCCGGAGTCGAACCGGCGTCCCACCGCTCGCCGAGCCGCGTTGGCTCGGAAGGATGGCATTCCCGTCACGCCCGCTTGAATTGTAGCATCTTCATTCTCGCACCGCGGCGCCCGGGGGTAGGATTCCGTTGTGGCCAATACACGCGGAAAGGATGTACCGAAGGCCGATGACGCTCAGGACGCAGACAAGCAGGAGCCCGAGACAGTGAGGCTTCGTTACCTGGGCCCCTCGCACGAGTTCATCGACACCCCGACCGGAGTCACGTTCACCCGTGACGGTCAGGCTCGGGAGGTCCCCGTCGAGGATGCCACACGTCTGCAGCGTCAACCACACGAGACCTTCGACAGGGAGTAGAACATGGGCGTCGCCACCGCACCCTTCCAAATCATCGCGGGTCCCGCGTTCGTCTTCGTCGCGGCCACCGGCACGGCATTCCCCGTGGTCAACGCTGGCTCGGCGGAATCCATTCCTTCGTGGACCTTCCTCGGTCGCACTTCGGGCGGCGTCGCGGTCAAGCACTCGCAGACGCTCAACCTGATCTCCACCGACCAGAACACCGGCCCCGTCAAGGCGATCCGCCACGCGGAGGGGTTGGACATCGAATTCTCGCTCATCGACCTGTCGCTGGAACGCTTCGCCGAAGCGCTCAACAGCGCGACGGTGACCGCGGAAGCTGGGCCGCCCGCGATCAAGAAGATGAACATCCACATGGGCCGCAACGTCGCGCAGTTCGCGATGGTGGTCCGCGGGGACTCCCCGTACGGCGCGTTCAACCTTCAGTACCAGGTGCCGATCGTCGTGCAGACGCAGCAGCCTCAGATCGACTTCAAGGAGGAGGCGCCGGCCATGTTCCACTGCACGTGGTCCGCGCTCGAGAACACCGCTGCCGCGACCGAGGCAGAACGCTTCGGCCAGATCGTAGCTCAGACCAGCTAGTCCCTCAGACAGAAGGAGGTGGGCATGGCTTCGGCGCAGCCCCTCAAGGAAGACCTGGAGGAACTTGCAGTACTGGCCCACGCCGCACGAGGCGAGGTCAAGAAGCTCGGCGCGCAGACGCGGCGCACCGCCAAGTCGCTTGCACGGCTCGATGACGTGTTGAAACGTCACGGCATCGGTCTGCAGGTACAGATCGACATCAACACAGCCCCAGGAGGCACAGAAGATGACTGATACACCCGTTGAGCCGCAGGCCGCGCAGACGCCTGACTACGTGATCGAGCTCACCACCGAGGTCGAGCCCGCAAAGACGTTCACCGTGGACGGCGAGGAGTACAAGCTCCTCGGGTTCGAGCACCTGAGCGCCGACGCTGAGGCGAAGCTGATGGGCAACCTGGCTCGTTTCGAGCGTACCCAGCTCCAGCTCCAGCTCACGAACGACGACAAGGAGGCAACCACGCTCGCGAAACGCCTCCGTACCCGCAGGATCACGCTCCTGACAGAACTTACTACCCTGCCCACCGAGGTGGCAGAGAGGCTGCCGCTGCCCTCGCAGGTGAAGCTCGTCAGGGTCGCCCAGGAACTGGTGACCCCCGGTGCCGGCGAAGACGGAGAGTGACAAGACCGCACGACGTAAGGAGATCGAGGGCGCGTACCCCGCGCTCTCGTTTCACTACGGGCTGAGCTTCACCGAACTGGCGCGCATGCCACGCGCCATCATGCGCATCTACATCGACGCGCTGCCGGAACTGATCGCGACGCAGCAGCTCCGCTTCATCGAGGCGATCTCGTACCCCCACCTCTCCGAGGACAGTGACCGCGACGCCATCGTGCGCCGCCTTCGCCGTCACATCGGGGAGGGCGACCCCGCCGTACCCACGCCTCAGACGATGGACGAGGCCAAGAACATGGCGATGGCCGCTGGCATCAGCTTCACCGTCGTAGACAAAGATGGTCAAGAGGTGACGCCCGATGCGTAGGGGCGTCATCTACGGACTGTGCGACCCCGACACGCTCGAGCTGCGGTACGTTGGGAAGACCACGCGCGATCCTGCGGTCCGGTTGAAAGGGCACCTGATGGATTCGCGGCGAGGGCCAACTCACCTCCATCGCTGGATCCGCCAGCTTGGACGGCGGGGGTTGAAGCCGTCGCTGCTCGTACTCGAGCGCACGTCGAGTGAGAAGGTCGTGCTCGATGAGGCTGAGCGACGCTGGATCCGCGAGATGCGGGGGGCGGGTGCACGACTCTGCAATCTGACGGACGGCGGGGATGGATTCTCAGCCGGTCATGAGGTAAGCGCAGTGACGCGGGAGAAAATCTCAAAGGTGATGCGTGGTAAGAAAAAGTCACCTGAGCATCGAGCGAGGATTGCCGCGACTCTAACTGGTCGAAAGCGCGGTCCTCTTTCAGAGGAGACGAAGCGAAAGGTAGGGGCTGCCATCAAGGCTGGTGGCTTCAAACATCGTCCTAGCTGTACCTGTCAGTTCTGCTTGAATCATCGTCCTCGAAAGAAAGAGGAGGTGATCTAACACCGTGCCAGAGTTGGGGAAGATGTCGGTCCTCATTGCCGGGGACGCCGCGCCACTCGACGCAGAGATTCTGAAGGCAGAGCGCCGCGTCGCGCAGGGCGCGGACCGGATGAAGTCGAGCCTTGCGGGCGTCGACTCGATGTTCGTGAGCATCGCGGACTCAGCCGACAAGATGACCACGAGCATCACCGCCGGCTTCGAGCGGGTCACCACCATCAGTGGCAGACTCCGTGAGCAGCAGGGTCTCGTCGCGTCCGCCTACGACCGCACCGCAGAGTCCGCGAAGGCCGCCGGCGACGCGGGCGTCCGTGCCGGTGAGGAGGCGACCGCCGGGGCACGCGACACCGCTGCGGCGCAGAAGGATGTGCAAGCGCAGTACGAGCGAACGGGCGCGGCCGCACGTGCGTCAGCTGACGTGCAGGCGCGCGGCGCAGCCGCCGCAGCCGCCAGCGCCTCGAGCGCGGGCCGCGCCGCAGAGAGTGCGGCGAAGCGAGGCGAGCTAGCGTTCGGCGCGAGCGCCTCCGCAATGACCAAGTGGGGCGGACGAATCTCACTCGGCCTCGCCGGCGGTATCGTCGGCGCCACGGCCCTCGCCGTCAAGTTCCAGAGCCTGACCACCCTCCTGAACACCCAGGCGGGCGCCAGCGTCAAGCACGTCGAACAGCTCTCGCAGGGCATGCTCAAGATGTCGTATGAGGTGGGGCAGACGCCGAACCACCTCGCCGAAGCGATGTACCACGTCGTGTCGGCGATGAACAAGGTTCTGCCCCCAACCCAGCAGGTCTCGAAGGAGCTCGAAGTGCTGCGGGCCGCAGCCAAGGGCGCCGCCATCGGGCACGCGAACCTGGACGAAACCACCTACGCGCTCTCGTCTGCGATGATGTCGCTGGGTGCGGCGAACCATCACGCGTCAACGATGATGGGGTCGCTGAACGCCATCGTCGGCGTCGGCGACATGCGGATGCAGGAATTCGTCACCTCGCTTCGATCTGGGGTGATCCCCTCCGCCACCAACTTCGGGGTGTCGCTCAACTCGATGGGCGCCGCCCTCGCGTACCTGACCGACCGCGGCATGCCCGCCGTCGTCGCTGCCACGCGACTGCGCATGGCGATGACGATGATGGGTGCCCCGACAAAGCAGGCCGCAGGGCAGCTCGAAGCCCTCGGCATGTCGGCGGGCACGATCCACACTTCGACCACCGCGATGTCGGAAGCGCTCGAAAAGGCCGGTCTCCGCGTCACGACACTCGCCAAAGACATGCGCCAGCCGGACGGGATTCAGGTCGCACTCACCGACCTGGAGAACCACATGAAGGCCGCCGGCATGAACGCGGAATCCATGGGCGCCCTGCTCGCGCGGGCGTTCGGTGGGGCGCGGTCTGGCTCGGCGGTGATGACGCTCATCCAGCACACGGACCAGCTCAAGCAGACCTTCGAGGCCGTCAACAAGCAGCAGCACGCGTTCGGCCACGACTGGACGCGGACGCAGGAGACGCTGCAGTTCCAGTTCAAGCAGCTCGTCGCGGGTGCCGAGTCGCTCGGGGTGACCGTTGGGACGATGCTCATCCCACCCACCGAGAAACTGATCGGCGACCTGAAGCAGACCGCCGAATGGTTCGGTCACAACCACTCGGCGCTGCGCGCGCTCGAGATCGCAGTGGGCACGTTCGCCGCGGTAACGATCGGCTCCTACTTCACGTCGAAGATCAAGGAGGCCATCTCGATGATGAAGGAGTTTGGCTCCGTCGCCGCCGCGACCGGTAAGTGGATGATGGGTGGACCGTCACGCGTGGGCTCCGCAGCCGGCGGCGCCACGGCCGGCGTCGGCAGCGTCGGCGGGGCGGCCGCCAAAGCTGAGACGATGTTCGGGATCGGCGGGGCGCGCTCGGGCTTCGGCCTGCCGGGGTCGATGGCGAACCCGATCATCACCGCCGTCATGGACGGCCAGACCGCGGGACTTGGCTCGAACGCCGCCGGCGCCGGACGCTCCATCGAGCGTACCGCCGCGGGCGAGACCGTCAGCCAGGGCGGCGTAATCCTGCCGCCAGGCGTTCGCTCCACGGAGGCCACCATCGCGGGTGACGCCGGTGGCGTCGCAGGCGATACCGTAGCGGCGGGCGGCATCCTCGCCGCGCTGAAGGGCGGGCTTCCGAAGATCCTGGGGTCACTCGGGCGCGGTCTCGGGTTGGCTGGACTTGGTGTGCTCGGGGCGCAGGCGGCGGGTTCCATCGTGGGCGGCAAAGCTGGCGGGATCGTAAGCGGGGTGGGCCAGGGCGCGGCGGCGGGCGCGGGCATCGGCACGATGATCGAGCCCGGCATCGGCACCGCCATCGGCGCAGGGGTCGGCGCAGCGGGCGGCGCACTCATGTCGGTTCCGGGGTTGACGGGCGGGATTGGCAAAGCGTTCGGCGCGGTCAGCGACGAGATCAAACATCTCTTCGGACCGCAGCTCAAGGAACTGGGCCGCGCGGCCAGCGAAGTCTTCGGCGACATCGGGAAGGAAGTCGGCAAGCTGAGTCCCGTCTTCAAGCAGTTTGGGAAGGTGGCGGGCGAAGCGTTCCACGCCTTCATCTCGGTCGCTGGCACAGTCTTCAAAGCGCTCTTCACGGTGTTCGATACCGTGCTCGTAAAGACCCACTTCATCCAGAACATCTTCAAGTCGGTGTTCAGTGGCATCGCCGACATCATCAAGGGCTGGATCAAGGTCATGACCGGCGCCTTCGACATCATCGACGGGCTCTTCACCGGTAACTGGTCGAAGCTCTGGAAAGGCGTCAAGGAGGTGTTCAGCGGCGCGTGGGATGCCATCGTCGGCAACCTGAAGATCATCGGCGCCCCGTTCATCGCAGCCTTCAAGTCGTTCATCGAACCGGCCGCGCACATCTTCGTCACCTTCGTCGAAGACATCGTTAGTGAAGCAGCCAAGCTCCCGGGCGAACTGGTGAAACTCGTCAAGGAAGCGGCGACCGGCCTCACCGGCCTGGCGACGACGTTCTTCAATGACGCGTGGAAGCTCGGTCAGCAGGTGATCACCGGTCTCATCAAAGGCGTCACGAGCCTGCCCGGCGACCTCGTGAAAGCCGCCAAGGGCCTCGGCGAAACGATCATCAACGAAGCCGGTAACTTCCTCGGGATCAAATCGCCGTCGAAGCAGATGGAAAAGATGGGCGGCTCGGTCGTGGAAGGGTTCATCCACGGCATCGAACGCGCCCACCTCGAGTCCAAACTGAAGACGGTGTTCACCGGCGCGCTCGAGGGCGAGCTCGGCCGCCTCAAGACTGAATTCACTCAGTTTGAACGCGCCAGCAAGGTGTTCGGCGAAGGGGTTGCCCAGACCTTCGCGAACATGGCGACGGCGACGGGCGAAGGTCTCGAAGAGATGATGACCAACGTCAACGCGGCCTACAAGGCGCTCGGCTCGAAGACGCAGATCAGTTTCACGCTCTCGAAGGGCAAGGAAGGTGGCGGCAAGAAGGGTCACGCTGTCGGTGGGTTCGTCGGTCAGCAGGGTGAACGCGGCCGCGACACGGAGGTCATCGCGGTTGGCAGGGGCGAGGCGATCATCAACCACCACCAGATTCCTTACGTGCAGATGGGTCTCAAGGCCATCGGCATGCAGGGCGGCCTTCCCGAGCTCTACCAGCGCGTCACGACGCCGCACTCGGCGCCCGCCAAGTTCGCGCAGGGCGGCATAACTGGCGGCCCCGCGGAGCTCGCGGCGATGATCGCGGAGGCGAACAAGATCAACGCACAGCACTTCCCCTACGCCTGGGGCGGCGGGCACGGCACCGCCGGCGTCCCGTCTGTCGGCTCGGCGTCCAGCTCCGGCGGCCCACCGCAGCTCGGGTACGACTGCTCCGGCTCCGTGTCAGCGGTACTGCACGCGGGTCACCTACTCGGTCGGCCCGAGGTGTCGGGAGAACTCATGAACTGGGGCCTCCCCGGCCCCGGCGCAGTGACGGTCTACGCGAACCCGATCCACACCTTCATGTCCATCGACGGACGGTTCTTCGGGACGCACGGCGCCGACGGCGCCGGTTGGTACGCGGGCTCCGCGCTCCCTGGCTTCGTCCAGCGTCACGCGCCGGGCATCGGTCCGGGTAGTGGGTCCTTCGGCGTAAGCACCCCGACCGTCGCGGGCGGCCCGGCGGCGCTCAACAAGCTGGCGAACACGGCCCTCGGCGGCGTCGGCAAGAGCGCGAACGAAGCGCTCCAGAAGCTCATCTCCGAAGCTGGCGGCAAGGGTGGCGGGGGCGACTGGGGCACCATGCCCCACGGCAACATCATGAAGATCGCGGAATTCGCGTCCAAGGCGGACGGGGTACCGTGGGAACCGAACCTGGTGCGCACCCTCCTCTCGAAGGAGAGCGGCGGCGGACAGAACCTCGCGCCCCACAACTTCGGCGGCGAACTCGACCCCGCTGGTCCGTTCCAGGTCATCAGCTCCACCTTCAACTCGTTCGCGAAGCCCGGCCATCACAACCGGATGAACCCCGTGGACAACGCGCTCGCCGCGTTCGCGTACATCAAATCGCGGTACGGCACGATGCAGCGCCTAGCCCAGATGACCGGACTGCTCGGTGGCGGGTACAAGGGGTATGCCGGCGGGGGTCAGGCCGGTAGGGGAAAGACCGCACATGGCTCCCCCACGCACCAGGCAGCCATCTCACGCTCGAAGCAGCACCTCTCGAAGGGTAAGGGCAAGAACAAGTCAGGTGGTCACAGAAGCAAACCAAACACGTCTGTGAGGGCGCTGACGTCCCCGTTTAGCACCTACCCCGACGTGGAACACCTGCCCGAAGTCGCGTCGGGGCTTGAAAGCCAGCTCTCGATCCTCGATCAGCAGTACAGCTTGCTCGGCCAGATCGAGCAGGACCCGCACGGCGCGTTCATCCTGCCAGAAGACATGTCCTACCTGACGCCCACGTTCCCGCCGAACCTGCAGGTCGGGTGGGACACGATGCACGCGAAGCGGGTCAACGAAGAAGCTATCGCGGGCGCCGGCGAAGCGACACCGGAGATGACCCTACAGGGCCAGCTTCTGGACTGGATCACCTCGCAGGACACGCATCACCTCCTGACTGGGCCCGACATCGGCATCCTCAGCTCCACAATCATCGACGGCGAGCCACTCCACTCGGGGATGAACATCCTGCAGGCACAGTTCCTGAACCGGCAGTTCGAGGAAGGGTTCTTCAAGACCGAGGTGAAGACGTTCCAGAAGGCGATGAAGCGCATCTCCCTGGCGATCAGCGAACGTGAAAATCGCAAGAGCCTCGTGGAAGTGGTCATCGGGAGGGCACTCAGCAGGAAGAAGAAAATCGAAAAGCAGCTCGAACACCTGGCGATCGTTGCCGCGCGTCGTCGCGTCAGCAAAGCCAAGCACAAACTGTCCGCGTCCGAGGCGAAAGCGATGCGAGACGAGCTCATCTTCGACGCTGAGACGCACAAGGAAGCCGTCTCGGAAGCGATCATGTTCGAGAAACAGAAGCCCTCCAAGCAGCAGGACAAGGCGCTCCTGCACTCGCTGGAGGACGAATCGCACCGTATCTCCGGCGACATCCACCAGCTTCGGAGCCCGTCTACCTCGGTGTCATCCTCTAGGGAAGCCGTCACGACGGCCTACGAAAAACTGCTCGACACCCAACTGAAACAGTCGCTCAAACCGATCGACAGCGAGCTCACCACGCTCGGCGGAAGCACGACACGTGTCGGCACGGGCGGTGAGATCGGGAAGATCATCAAAGACATCCACGGTCTGTCCGAGGGCGCCGCCAAGTTCGACGGTGCGATCCTGCAGATCAACACCCAGAGCTTGCCGAGCCTCGCGCTCGACTTCCGCAACATCCAGGACGCCAGCGAAGCGCCCATCGCGCCCACGCTTCCGAAGTCTACGACCGGGGGCACCGAAAGCGAAAGGGAATCGCTGCTCAAGCCCGCGCTCGAAGAAAAGCTCCGTCTCGTAGAGCAAGAAAACCTCGTGCTCAAGGCGCAGGCGCCGGTCTTCAAAGAAATGGTGGGGGCGTTCGAGGCCGGCACGACCTACGTACCCCGCACCGGACAGGCGCTCGTCCACGAGGGAGAGGCGATCATTCCGAGGTCGCTCAACCCGTTCGTCGGGGGCAGCATGGGCGCGGGTGGGACGCCCGAGATTCACCTGCACGGTGACTTGGCCGACTTTACGACACGGGTAGAGTCAGTAGTTGATGGTAAGAAGCGCGACATCACGACCTACGTGAACAAGTCACTCGCGCGTAACGCGCAGTCCAGAAGGCTGTTGCCCGTATGACAATCCTCGCCGAGCGCATCACCATCAACCCCTACACGGAGTCGAACGAAAACGAACCGCTCGAGCTGAGCGCGTGGCGCGGCGGGCAGGGCGTCTTCCTCGACGGCGCGACGTACGAGCCCGCGCCCGAGGACGTCCACCTCGCCAAGTCGGTTGACACCGAGGGCGCGACCGCGTTCGGGCGCAGCGTGCCCGAGCGGCCGAGTCCCGTCATCAAGGTGCGGGTCATCGAGCCCACCGACCCCGAAGCGACCAACTACGTGTGGAACCCGCAGGTTGCAGAACCTCCGAACTCGACGGGCGGGTCGATCTTTGGCACCGGCGCGGTGACGGTCGTGCAGGAAGAAGTGCACGACCTCAACGGCTTCGACTTCGCCGTCCTCGCGGCGTCGAACGGTGTCGCTGCGGGGCAGGGAGTCATCTGGGGTGGTCCTGGCTTCAACGGTGAAGGCAACGTCGGGACAACTGACAGCTTCCCGCTCCCGAAGACGAACGCGCCCTACACCGCCGGCGCCTGGATGAAGGGGGCGGCCGGAGGTGAGATGGTCAACCTCGCCGTCATCGAACTGTTCAACCTCGTGCAGAACCCCTCCTTCGAGCACGACACGCTGGGCGCAGAACCGTTCGGGTGGGCGCACGCCAGCACCGGCACGTTCACGTTCGAAGAATTCAAGGTGCGCGCCGAACACGGCGTGTCGGGGCTGAACTCACTCCACGCCAAGGGCATAGCGGGCGCGGGCTCCACGTTCACCGCCGAAACGTTCACCGCGCCGTGCACCCCCTTCTCGACCTACTCGGCGCAGGTCACCGTCTCAAACAACGTCGGAAGCTTGACCAACCTCAAGGTTCAGTTGAGCATCCAGTTCCTGCGCAGTGGCAAAGTGGAAGCGACCGTCTCAGGGTCCAAGGTCACCCTGAGTGGCACGGGTTCCCCCGCCCAGACCCTGACGCTCGAAAACGTCGTGCCGGCGTTCAGGTTCTACAACGAAGTTCGCCTCGTCCTCACGTACTTCAACGAAGAAGCCGCCTCGCACGTGATGGACATGAACATCGACAACGCGCTGCTCTGCCACGGTCCGCTCCCCGTTCCCGGCCCCGTCGCGAACTACGTCCTCAACCCGAGCTTCGAGTACGACACGACCGGTGGCTCACCTGCACTCTGGAGCGCGCTCTACGCGAACGTACCGGCCTCCAAAGTTGTCGAAGGCACGGGCGGCATCGTCGGGAACAAGTGCCTCAAGATCGTCACGAACTCCACGGCCGTCAACGAAGGTAACGGCGTCAGCTGCACCACCGCGAAACCGAAAGTGGGCGACACCTTCCGAGGGTCCATCTGGCTGAAGGGTAACGCGGGTGGCGAGAAAGTCAGCCTCATCGTCGGGACGGGTGCCGGCGCGGTCGCGTCTTCGTCGCTCACGCTTACCACGACCTGGACCCGCTATGAACTGACCTTCACCGTGACCACCGTTGAACAGGAAGCGCAGAACCGGGTGATCATCGCGGTGCGGACGAACGGCACGGAAACTTGGACGTGGTTCACGGACGGCGCGATGATCGCGCGGTCCTCCGGCGCGGTGCCGTACGTTGACGGCGACTCGCAGGGGTTCGTGTGGGAAGGCGTGGCGGGACAGAGTGTTACCATCCCGACCCCTTACTTCGACGGCGACTCGCTCGAACCGTCGGCGGTGACGAACTACGTCAGCAACCCCTCGTTCGAGTACGACACCGTCGGCGGCGTCCCCGCGACGTGGAGCACCACGCTTCCGGGGTGGTTCCTGAACGCGGGCGCCACACTGACGGTGAGGGGCACGAGCTTCGGAGGGAACCAGAGTGGCGTCCAGCACCTCGAAGTTGTCACTACCAACGCGCTCGCGTTTGAGGGAACGGTGTTCAACATGGGCCTGCTGCCGGCGGGGGTGTACACCTTCTCGGTCTACCTAAAGGGCAACGCGGGCGGCGAGAAAATCCAGCTCTGCGCAGGGCAGGGGAACGCCACGAACACGATCACCGCGTTCACCCTCACCAACGGGTACGTGCGCTACACCACGACCTTCACCACCGATGGCACCAAAGTCTGCTACTGTGGCGTCCGCACCGCGACCGCTGCCGCGGTGACGATGTTCATGGACGCAGCGCAGGTCACCGCCGGTGAACCGGCGACTCCGCCTGAATACGCTGACGGCGACATCACGGGCAACCAGTGGTCTGGCGTGCGGGGTCAGAGTGAGTCGCTCGTGGACGGCGGGTCCGCGTATGAATGGCTCGAAGCGCCGGGCAGGTCGTTCAGTTGGAAGGGTGCGAAGGTGCTGGAAACGCTCTCCACGACCTGGCGTTGGTACACCGTTAGCCGCAACTGGGGCACCGGACCGCGCGGCGCGGTGATCTCGTATAACTCCAACGCCACGACGCAGTCGTGGTTCACGACGGGCGCCGCGCTCGTGCAGCTCCCCGAACTTGCTGAGTACTTCGACGGGACGTGGCCTGGCTGTCACTGGGAAGGTCCGCCGAACGTCTCATCCTCGTTCCGCCCCGGCCCGGGCGGCCCGCGCCGCGACGCGATCATGGCCGACATCGAGCGAACGGTGGCTGCGGTTAGCCGCAACCACTCCGGCACCCTACGGCGCACACTCGTCGGCGGCCACCAGATCACCTTCGACCTACTCAACGCCCAACTCACCTGGGACGAGCAGCAGTTCGCGGCTGGGGGAGTGGCAGCTGGCACGATCCGGTTCACCTCGCAGCCGTACGGCCGCTCGCCGGAGTTCGCCCCACACGTGGACGAACTGACCTTCGGGCGGCCCCAGGACTACTTCATGCAGAAGGGGTTGTTCACCGACTTCGCGTTCACGAATCACCTCAGGGTCACGGCGAAAACCGGTGAAGAACACGTCGCGGTCTACAAGGCCAGCCGCTACCCGTACTTCGCCGCCGAGGTCGAGACCCAGTGGGAAGTCGGGTCCGTGGTCAGCGGCACCAAGTACGGGTGCATCCTCGCGTGGCAGAACGAAAGCAACTACATCGAGGGCTACCTCACCGACAACGGCACGAACTCCACGCTCAAGATCGACGCGGTGATCGAAGGCGTGCGCCAGAAAATCAGGGAAACCAACCTCGCAGCGCGCGTCACCGTCGGGCAGAAGTTCACCCTCCGTTTCGTGAGTGAGAACAACGCGCTCCTGCTCGTCTACTTCCCCGCCTGGCAGGAAGAAAACGCGTGGAAAGAAAACCCGACCGCGGCGGCGTACTCCGAAGAAGCGGGCGTCCTCAACTGGAACGTCTTCATGCCCACGCTCTGCGGGTGGTCGCTCAACGCAAACGGGTCCAGCACCTTCACGATGCAACGATTCAAGGTCTCGCCGTACGTCTTTCAGGGACGTGAAGAACTCGGCGCGGTCGAAGCGTTCATCACAGGGGTACCCGGCACGGCGCCCGCGCTCGGCCGCGTGGTCGTGACCGAGGAAACCGGCAACAGCCAGTGGTGGTGGTCCTGGGGCCAGCAACTGGTCGAAGTGCCACAAGAATGGCTTTTCAGGTCACTCTGGCTCGGCGGGAAAGGCTTGCTCCAGACCGAACTGTTCGGAGCGCTGGCTGACGGAAGCACGAGCCGCTTCGTCGAACTGAACTTCTCACCGCCGACCGGCGCGAGCGGCGCGAAACAGCGCTTCAACTACGTGAACGAAGTCAAGATCACGGAGAAGCCCGTCGCAATCGGCGCTGGCACGCTGCCGCCCGGCACGTACCAGATCTTCATCCGCGCGTTTGAACCCACCACCAACCACGCGAAGGCGACGATCAACATCGACTGGGGACCGGGTGACGGCCGAGCCCACACCAGCAACGAAGCGGTCCAGCTGCCGGGACGCGGCGACTACTACCTGCTCAACCTCGGCCAGGTCACGATCCCGGAAAAGGTGCCCGGCTGGGGCGGCCACGCCGCGAGTGGACACGGCACGATCACCCTCCTCGCCGGGGGTACGTACACCGCGGCGGGCCCGAACACGCTCGCGGGCCACGACGTCGTTTACTTCGACGGCGCCGGCATCGCGATTCCGGTGTCTGAGGGCGGGGGCCGGGCAGAAGGAATCGTCGCACTCTCCCCCGACGTGAACGTGTACACCTTCGAGGACTTCCACCAGGACACCAACAAAGCGCTGCTGAACGGGCTCGTGCCCTCCATCAACGGGCAGAACGTGATCCCCGGCGGGAAATGGGAAACCTCAGGCGCCACGACCGACTTCGAAGTTAGCAAGTCAGGTGAAGAAGCGAACCTCGTCAGGGCGGTGGGCACCGATGCCGGTAAATACCGGTTCGGCAAGATGGTCAGCACGTACCTCGAAAAACTGGGGATCGTCCAGTGCGACATCGGGATCTTCTCGCCCGCCGGTACCGGCATCAAGATGGGGGTCATGTTCGACTGGACCTCGGAAGAAAACTGGATCGGATTCGTGTACAACTCCACGACCGAACAGTGGGAAATCATCCAGCACACCGCGCTGAAAGAAACGGTGCTTGCCGCGCAGAAAAGCGGCGTGGCCGGCGTGGCGTCGCCGATGAACGAACTTTGCACCGTGCGTGCAATCATCGACTCCGGCAAGCGGGCGTACCTGTGGGCGTGGCCCACCCTCTCGGGCTACCAAGGGCAGAGCGTCGTCTGCAAGGGGCTCGTCACGTCGGAACGCTCGGGCGTGCCCGGCATCTTGGAGAGCTGCTCGTCCACGAAACCGCGCAGCTACCAGAACTGGTGGGTGGGGCCGTTTGCGTCTGACGCCGCGATCCTCGGGGGCAGCTCGCTCGAGCTCGCGAGCAACCGGGTGTCGCGCGCAAGCTCCGTCGAAGTGCAGCCCGTCTCACGGTACGAAGGCGACTACCTGCGCGTGCCCGTCCTCACGAAAGCACGACAAGCTTCTCGCATCGTGATGAAGATGTGTCGGAACGATCCCACGACCCAGCCCGATGCGGGCACCCACGACGAGATCCGAATGCAGCTCAGCGTGACCCCGCGGTGGGCGAACATCCCCGAAACCTAGGAGACCGCGATGGCTAGCATGAGTCGCTACCTCGAGAAGAACCTGCTCGAACACGTCACCAACAAGAAAGCATTCACCTCGCCGAAAGCCTTCCTGGCGCTTTGCACCGTCGTCCCGACAAGTGCCAGCACGGGCAGCACGATCAGCGAGGCCACCTACACCGGCTACGCCCGCGTGGAAGTTCCAGCGGCCTCGTGGAACGCGGCGGTGGAAGGTGCACCCTCCACCATCAAGAACTCCGCGATCGTCAAATTCGCAGCCTGCACGGCGGGCAGCTCGACGATCGTAGCGGTGGCGCTCTGCGACGCGCTGACCCTGGGCAACATGCTCCTCTGGACGGCGGTGACGTCTTTCAGCATCAGCACGGTGAGCACTCCGGCGGAATGCGCCGTCGAAGCGCTCGAAATCAACTTCACCTAGTCTGGAGCTGAGCCGTGGCGCTCGTAGAAGAAGTCCCGCTACTCGATAACCTCAAACACGCCGAAACGACGTGGTTGGAAAAAGGTAACTGGGCGAAGATGACCTTCGCAGGCACGGCCTGCTCAGACTCGGAAAGCGGCGCCAGCTTCTCGAGCTTCGGTACTACCTCGGGCTCCTTCTGGAGCCTCAAAGAATTCACCGGCAACCAGGCCGTCTCATTCGTTCGGTCGCTCGGCGGCGACATCTCGGAACGGTTCTGGAGCCTCTGGATGTGCTTCGCGAACGCGACCCACAATGGGTACCGCGCGCAGTTCATCGACCAGACGACGGTGACCGAAGGCAAGGTGAAGATCTTCAAGGTCGTGGGCGGAGTCGAAACGCTGCTCATCGAATCCGCGGGGTTCACGCTCGAAGCGGGCGACCGCTTCGGGTTCCAGAAGATCGGCACCACGCTGAGCGCCTGGCGGCAGGCGAAAGGTACCGGCGCCTGGACGAAACTCACCGAAGTTGTCAACGCTGAATTCACGAAAGGCAACGTCGGGCTCGACGGCTCCGGCTCCGATCCGAACTTCACGGAATTCGCAGCCGGCGTCGAAGGTACCCGCAACTTCACAGCCTCGTTCTCGGGGACGTCGGGCGGCAGCGGCCTACTGCACGCGCCCCACCTAGTCTCGCCGGCGTTCAGTGGCGCCTCTGGCATGAGTGTCAGCAACATCTTCACGACCTCCGTCAAGGTCGAACGGCCCTCGCCCACGGTCACCGTCCGCTCGCGTGTGGATCCTCGCAAGCTGGCCCTCGCGATCACGGGGTCGACGGGCGCGGTGCACCGTTGGGGCGCCGACGAGGCCGAAGCCGAAAACGTGCCGATGGGCCTCAACTTCACCACGCAGATCCCGGGCGGGTTCGGGACGCTGAACTGCTCGCTCAACCGGCGACCCGACCTGAGCTACAGCGACCTGCAGATGTTCGCCCCCGTGCGGCTCTACGGTGGCGGGGGCTGGGTCACCGCCTTCGACGGCTACCTCTCCTCCACCCCGAGTGACCGCTCGACCAGCTACACGATCTCGCCGCAGGTCGTCGGGTGGTCCGCGTCCATGAAGGACGACAACAGCTTCCAGATGATCTACGTCGACCGGGACTTGACGAAATGGCACTCGGAAAGCGCGTCCTACAAGATCACGCTCATCAACGGCGGGTACAAGCCCGAAGGGTTCTCCTCCGCACCCGACACCGCCAACGGTCTGCCGTCGCTCATGCTTCAGATCAGCGACACGAACGCGGCGGGCAACCGTCCCCTCGCGCTCGCCGAATACGACGCCGGTGCCGGCAACCTCGTCGGGTCGATCTACCGTTCGTGGACCGCCACCGTCGCTGACGGGTCGGCGGGTGGCTGGAACTTCGAGACGCGGTCAAACGCGACGGACAGCGGAGCGACGGGCGAAGAAATTCACATGGCCGGTGCGTCGGGCGCCGCGCTCTGGACGCCCGGGGTGGCACGCCGCTACATCCAGTTCCTCTACTGGGCGCAGAACTTCGAAGCGGGCGGCCTGACGGGCAGCGGCAAAACGTACATCGGGCGCGCCGAGAACGTGGCGGTCTACGGGCCGCACGGCCTCACGCGGCAGGGCACGGAACCCGGCGGGTTCCACGGCCACCAGATCATCGAAGATATCATCAAACGCGCCGCGCCGAAGCTCACCGCAAACGGCATCTGGCAAGACTCCTTCATCATCCCTCAGATGGCGTTCGCGACGCCGACGACCGCGGACGCGGCGGTGGCGGAAGTGAACACGTACTACTTCTTTGACTCGGGGGTCTACGAGAACCGCAACTTCTTCTGGCGCCCACCCGGTACGGGACGGCAGTGGAACCTCCGGGTGAAGGACGGCGTCACCCCGACGGACCAGGGCAACAAGATCGAGACCGCGTTCAACGGCGTGATCGTGCAGTACACCGACGTGGCGGGCGTCCAGCAGACGGTGGGGCCACCCGGCTCGGGCGCGCCGGTCACCTCCACGGCGCTGCAAGACCTGTCGAGCTCGAACCCCTGCAACGCGTTCGGGCGGAAGCGGTGGGCGCTCCTGCAGATGAGTAGCGTGACGACCTCGGTGGGCGCGGTTGAAACGGGCAAGATCTTCCTCGAAGTGAACAACAACCGGCCCACCGCCGGCACCGCGACGGTGACGGGTTGGGCGACCGACAGTAACGGCAACGAATGGCCGTCGTGGATGATCCGTGGGGGCGACACCATCGTCTTCACCGACGCGTCGAATCCTACCCCGCACTACGTGCTCAGCACGAGCTACGACCACGAAAGTCTCACGTTGACCGCGGCGCTGGACGCCCCGCCGAACCGCCTCGAATGGCTGCTCAACCGACTGCAGGTCGTGATCGCGCCCCTTGGTATCGGGTAAGCTATCACCGTATGACGTCGAAGATTCCGAAGCGGCATGATGAATGAGGCGACGGTGGCGGCCGCTCCTCCGGGACGCCTTCTTGATCGGGCTGGCGCTGGCTATCCTGTACGATCAGGTCGTCATCGCAAGGGAGGCGCAAGCGATCCTCATCTTCTTGGTGCTCTTCCTCTTCGGGTCGGTACCCGCCCTGCGGGGCGACAGCAAACCGGGCGAGTACGGGACGTTCGCGCGGTTCGTGATGTTCATGCTCGGGGTCGCAGTTCCCGAGAAGGAGCTAGAGGAAGAGGAGTCAGACACACACTCGGACACCGATGGCCCAACCTCGTCGGGCTCACCGTCATCTGCGCGTTCGGGGCACTCGCCGCCGAAGCACTAGCAGCGGTGCACTGATGCCCTACCCCGTTCACCACCAGACGAGGTTCCGACTCTTCCTCATCTTCGCGCTCGTCGTGTCGATGGGTCTCAGCGGTATCGCGTGGACGAAGAGCGAAGAACGAAGCGGACACACCTGTCAGGTCATCTCCGTCGTGGCAGCGATCGGCGCCGACACCGTCGCGCACAACGTTCAAGCTAACAAGGTGATCCTCCCCCGCATCGACTTTCCCGGGCTGAGCCACGCCGAACTGGTGAAGCTCTCTGCGGAGAACACCGCACGTGAACAGCGTAATCAGCGCAAGCTTGAAGCCGTAGCTAAGGCCACCTGTTGAGGTTCAGGACCTTCATCATCTTCGCAGTTGCGATCCTCGCGCTGCTCGGCGGTTACACGTTCGCCAAGCTCGAAGGTCAGACGGCGTCAAACCACCAGCAGATCGTCCAGCACAGCGAAGACAACTGCAAGCTCAAGCTCTACGACCTAGCGTCGGGGTACGAGCAGCAAGCACGGCTCCGACGGACCAACCCACGTGAGGCGGCCGTCCTCGCTGGCGCGTTGCGGGTCGTCCTGTCGATCCCATCCGCGAAGAACTGCGTCCCAGCGGTGCGGTTCGCGCTCGAACACTCCCACGGACACGGGCGCATCACTCGGTTGACGCCCGCGGTCGAACGTGAACTCGTCAGGCTGGCGGGCAGCACACCTCCCGCCGAAGGTCGTAGCCATCCGCCGCACGCAGGTCGGGGTGTGGGCGGGGGCCGCCGTCCAGCGCCGCGTCAGACACCTACGCCGTCACCGCCGCGTGAAGCTCCACCGAGTGTGACCGTGACGGTGCCTGTACCCACGCCCGCACCCGCCGAACCGCTCCGCGGTCACGGCAAAGCCAAAGCTCCGGTGCCGACACCTCCGCCGAAGGTCGAAGAACCGTCCATTACGACACCGTCCGTCGAAGTACCGCCCATCACGGTCGAAACTCCCGCCGTCAAGACGCCCTGCGTGCAGGTTGGGCCGGTCGCGGCCAACTGCAAGAAAGAAAACTAGGAGTCCATCAGATGAGCGCCATTCTCGGCGCTTCTCAGACACTCCGAGCTACTCGCTGGGGGAAACCCCTTCGGACTTGTTCATGGGCGCGAGAATGTCGTCTGTGCGCACTCTGACGGCACGCCCTCCCATGCTGTAACCGGAGATAGCCCCGCTCTTCACGAGGGGCCACGCCTCGTCGCTCCAGACGACACCCATAAACGCGGTGTTAGCTGGGAGGCAAGCCTTTCGGACGCCCTGCCCCGGAACGGTCAGCTCGACCTCGACCGGGTACGGCCAGACGACCTGCTCGACCACCTCGCCGATCACGTTGTCGGGGTCGTGCTGCTTGCGGATCCGGCGGTCGCCGGCCCGCGCGAAGTTCCAGATCGACTTCTGGAGGGTGGGCGCGGTGGCGAACTCGTCGTGCGCGTCCTTCTCCATCGGCGTGTACAACGGTCCGAACGTGTAGCGCTGCTCCTCGTCGGACTTCGTGAAGGCGATGGCGGCGGGCACCTCGTCCTCACCCGCGACCTCGGGGTCCGAGGCTGCGAGCGTGCGCATCTTCGTGAGCTCGGCCTCCACGTTCTCGAGTCGCTCCTCCAGCGTCTTCTTGACCCCGGCCTGTTTCTCGGCGGCGCTGCGCTGGCCGGCGGGTAGGTCGACGCCACCTCGTGCGCCTTTGAGGGCACCGCGCGCGGCGGCTTCGCCCTTGGGCACGGCGGTCAGCTTGCCGTCGATGATCGTGGCGAACGGCAGTTTGTACGACCCGAGATTTTTCGGGTCCCCACTCACGGCCATGAAGCCGCGGGCGTAAGCTTTCTGTTTCGCTGCGTCGTCGAGGTTGCCGCCCACGGCGGCGAGCATCTTCTTCCGCGCGTCGGCGCCGTCCCACGGCGTGTCGGGGTCGGCCTTGGGTAGACCGCTCTTCTCGATGGCGTCCTCAGCCTCCTCAGCGGCGAGCCGCTTGGCTAGCCGGGACTGGGGCGAAGAAATGCGCATCAGAGTGATTCTACTTCATTCCTCGTGGGCTGGGATGACACGCCCGTGTCCATCAGCGAAGAACACTTCGATGTAGATCCGTCGCCCGTACCAGTTCGGCTGAAACCGTACGGCCTCGGGAAACCGCTCCTTCATCTGGCGGATCGCGTCCTCAAACGCGTCGTACGGGATGTCGTGCGCGCGGCGGGCCACCCGTCCACTGTACCACTACCACGTAACGATTTTGTGCGCTTTGCCCTTGCGGGGTGCGCCGTGGACCTCGTCGTACCCGATGGCGAGGGACATGACCGAGTCCTGGATCACGTTGTCATCGGGCACCTGGTAGCCGCGCAGCTCGGAGTCGAGCTGCGGCCACGTGATGGCGCTGTAGTGGAGCGATGCTTTTTGGAACGCGATCTCGAGGTTCGAGATGATGCGCGCCTTCGACGGTACGGTTGTGGCGAACTTCGCGTCCTCGACCACCTTCTCGGGGAGGTCCAGGTTCTCGAGAACCGCCTCCCCTGGCCCGTTCTTCTCCACCTGCAGGCGCGAGCGCGGGTGCTGGCCGTACTCTGCCCACTGGAGTTCGATGCGCTTCTGCGTCAACGGGTAGGGCACGCCGCGTAGGCGCACGTAGTCCACGACTTGATGTGGGTTCGCGGCGAGGTCGATGACCGTCCCGACGGCCGCGTCCTTGTGGCGCCCGATGTCCCAGGCGACGGAGTACCAGTGGCCGAACTCCGCGACCTCAGCCCCGATCCCCCGGCAGCACAGGTCGAGGTGTTCGCGGCCAAACGTGAACTCGCCGCCGCCGTAGAGCGCGTCCTCCCAGGTGGTCGCGTACTCCTGGTGGAAGGCGGTGTCGGTCATGCCCTTCTTCTTCTCCGCGAGCCACTCCGCGTCGCGCCCCTTCCGGGTGAGGGCTCCCACGAAGAAGGCGACGCACTTCGTGTCGCCCGCCATCGACATCCGCCAGAACTGCGCGGGGTAGTTGTTTGGCCCCATGCCGGTCGTGATGATGTGGCAGGTCTTCGCCATCGACGGCTCGATGGCCTGCCACACCCGTTCGGGGTTCCCCATGCGGGCCCACTCGTCCACGTGCCCGTGCGTGGCGGTGTCCTCAACCGCGGTGTCCTCGTCGGCGGGGTAGGCGACCGCGCGGCGGGTGTCGTTCGGGCCGGCGTACAGCTCGAGTTCCGTCGTGGTCGTCTTCATCGGGAGCTGCATCCAGTCGGGCAGACGCTTGAGCCCGAAGGCGACGTTCTTCAGGAGCTGCTGCGCGGCCTTCTCTCGGCGGGAGAAGAGGTGCGCGCGGCCGTTCACGTCACGGAAGCGGATCACCCACGCGTCGAACGCGCAGCCCAGCGTCGTGAACCCGAGCTTGCGGGCCTTGAGCGCGAAGATGAAGTCGCGCGAAGCCATGCACTGAACGAACGCCTCCTGACCCTCCCAGAGGTCCTCGCCGAGCTTCTGCACCTGCCCGGTCTCGCCGTTGACGAAGTACCAGTACCGCAGGAACTCGCGGAAGCTGGTGGCGCACTTGACGACGGTGTTCAGCTTCTCCTTGTCGGCCTGAACCGTCTTGAAGTACTTCGGGTCAATCGGGATCGTGAGCTCGGCCACGAGCTAGCCCGCCGTGATGTACCGCTGCGCGTCCTCATCAACCACGTCCGCGTCGGTCACGTCCTCGACCACCTGCCCGGCCTCGCCCAAATTCACCGTGATGCTGGCGAAGGGCACGGCGCTGCCGCCACCCTCGCCCCCACCCTTGACCTGCTTCGGCGAGATGATCGGGTTGGACGCGGACATGATCGTCTCCGCCGCGCGCTGGATGACGTGCCAGTCGGGGCTGCCGTCGTCCTTTTCTGCTGCGAGCGCCTTGGTCAGCGCGGCGACGGCGAGGTCCGCCGCGTCGAGCAGGCTGCGGGTGACCTTGCGGATCGTGTCGCGCAGCTCGGTCATGCCGAGCTCGCGCAGTCGCTCGACCTCCTCCTTGTAGGCGTCTTCCCGCCGCCACTTCGCGACGACCTTCGCGTGGAAGCCCGTCGCCCTGACGATCTCCTTAGCTTCGAACCCCTGGGCGTCTAGGAGGGCAGCGACCCGCTGGTCCGCGGTCAGCGCGGTGGCGTCTTCGGGCACGGGCTCATCCCTGCGCGGCGGCCTTACCCGACGCGAGGTCGGCGTAGTGCTCCGGAGCCTCCCACACCATCCCGGGCAGGAGCGCCTCGGGGACGTCGGCGTAGATCGGGGTGAAGTTCGTGATCCCGAACTTGCGGTGGGCCGAGAGCCGCCACTGCTGCGGACGTGAGACGACCTTCTGGCCCGCCTGGATGTAAGTGCTGGTGGCGGGCAGGGCGCCGTTGGCGACGATCCAGCCCCGACCGTGCGGGAGGATCGCGGGCCGGTGGCCGTGCCCGAGCAGGATCAGGTCCGCCCCGCCGAGCATGGCGTTGTACTTCGGGCCGAGGTTCGAGACGCCGTACCACGGGATGCCGCCGTAGCCGCCGGTGCTCCACTTGAAGGACGATCCGTGCTCGAAGACGACCCGCTGCTCCGCGATCTCCTTGAAGCCGAAGAAGGTCGTCCAGTTCCGGATCTTGAGGCGACCCGTCTCGATGTCGTTCGCGAGGACGCGTTCCAGGAACGCGCCGGCGAGCCACGAGAAGGTGTCGACGTACGAGAGCTCGCCGAGTCCGGCGTCGCCGGCCTTGGAGGTGCCGCGGTCGTGGTTCCCGCCGACGAGGTCCACCTCGACCTCGGGGAAGATGGTGAGCTCCTGGCGGATCTGCCAGGCGAGCAGGTCGAAGCCCTCCACCATCTGGACGGTCACGACGTCCTCGATTTTGCGGTGCTGCGAGGGCCGCATGTTGGAGCCCTCCACCAGGTCGCCGAGGAAGATGTGGTGCAGGCGCTGCGTGTTGCGGCCCGACGCTTCGATGGCGTGGATCCGCTCGGTCGCCCGCCAGATCTGCGCGACCTGCGCGCGAGCCGTGGCGACGTCCTGCTCGTAGATGCCGCCGGTCTCCTCCATCGTCGTCTTCTGGCCGATGTGCCAGTCGCCGGTGACCAGAATGTCCTCGTGAACCGGGAGCGATTTGTCGGCGGGGGTCGGAGCGGCGAGCTCGGCAGGCTCGTAGGACGTCAGCGCGTCGCTGAGCACCTGCTCGTAGCGGCGCATCCGGTGCTCACCGGACAGGATCTTGCGGAGCTCCCGCTTGTTCGCCCGCTCGATGTCGCGGGCCTGCTCGTCGGCGACGACCTCATCCAGCGAACGGGGCGGCTGCCGCTTGGAGTCGTTGCTCGCCTTCTGGGCGCACGCCGGTGTGTGGTACACCTTGCGTGGGTTCTCGGTGTCGAACTCCTCCTCACACCCGTCCCGCTTGCAGGTGCGGTGGTAGATGGTTTTCTCTCGTTTGGACTGTTTCGACATCCGCTACCTCGATCTTACCCGCTTGGGGACGGCGCCACCAGGCCACTTCTTGTAGGCCAGGGTGCAGTTGTAATAGAACTCACGCGGCCCGATCTGCTCGAGCGGTGACGCGGGATCGCCGTCCAGCGCACGCCGTACGAACGATGAGATCCATCGTCCTGACGTGACGGGGCAGCACTTGCCGATCCAGGCGCTTGCCTGGTTGACGGAGTTGGTAGGCCAGGTCCAGTCGTCAGGGTAGCCCATCAGACGCGAGCACTCGCGCGCTGAGAGGAGACGAGGCTCGGCCCAGTGGACGAACCCGTGGATACCCCCGCCCGTCAGCACGTACCCCGGTCGGTCCGGGCGCACCTTGACGGGCCAGCTCCAGCCCTTGTAGCCGGGCTTGCCGGTCCCTTCGAAGTTCTCCACGAAGCTTTTTTCGAGCGTCGGAGGACGGAGGCCCGCGGCGAGCAGCGCTTCGGGCAGGCTCTGACCTGGCTTCCAGACGTCCCACACCTCTTTGATGACGGAGGCGGAGCGGCCGTGGTCGATGGTCACGTGCGCGTCGAAGTTGCCAGACGACGAGCGAAGTGGGGTGGCGTACGGCGAGAGGTCGGGCCTGCCGTCGGGTAGCGTGTCGTGCGTGGGGTACGGCTGCGGCTCCCACTGGAGTGTGCCGCCGATCAGATCCTCGATGGCGTCCGCGTAGGTGACGACCTTCCGTTCCTGAGGCTGGTCCACGCCGAACGGGATCCGGTGGAAGACGACGTAGAAGCGGTGCCGCATCTGCGCGTTGCCCACGGACGCGCCCGACATCAGGACGTGAGACAGGCTGTAGTGCGAGCCGGAGGTCTCGTTGAGCATGTCGCGCAGGTACTGCATGAGCCCGCGGCCCTGCGTGTAGGCGCCCTGCACGCTCTCGAAGCTGACGATCTGAGGGCCGGGACGCCCGTCGGAGCCGGTGCACTGACCGGCGTACTTGACGAGCTCCTTCATGCAGTTGTTGATGCTGGACTCGGGACCGCGCGCGTTGGATCCCTTCGCGCTGTTCAGTAGCGAGAAGCCCGAGCACGGCGGCGTGCCGCAGATGTAGGCGACGCCCTCCTGAGGCGTCCAGGCTTCGACCGGGTCGCCGGTCTCCTGCGCCCACCCGTCGCCGACGAGGTGCCGGTTCGCGTCGATGGCGGCGTCGCCGAAGCCGCCGGGCAGCGACACGCGGTGCTTCAACTCGAAGCCCGCCTGCACCGTGCCAAGCGTCCAGGCGCCGGCGAGACCTTGCACGTCAACGAACGGATGAGTCATGATATGGAAACCCCCACGAGAAGAATGCACCCACCGCTGTGGCCGCCGGGAAACGGGCCGCCCTCACAACACATGGTCTTGGGGTCGCCCATACCTACATCACAATCTACCCCGTAGAACTCAGCGAGTGTTTGCCGCGGCTTGACCGTCAGTTCTCCACGCTCGATGGCACCAAGCACGGCGAAGAGCCGCTCTTGCTGGAGACGGTCGGTCGCGATGTAGTTGTCCATCGGCGTCTTGTACGCGGGTGTCTTGCCGTCGTACCAGACCCCGTTACCGTCGCTGTCGCGGCAGACGTCGCTGGTGCGCGCCAGTTCGGGGTTGCGGACGCAGAAGCAGCAAGGTCGCTCACCCGACGGATGCCCAGGATACGGAATCCCACTCGCGGAGTGCGCGCAGCCGCTGCACGGGCGCTCGGATGCCGCGAGCTTCACGCCATCACCTGCGGGTGCGCCGCGGCGAAGTCGTCGCCGTGACCCTCGTACCCGAGGGCCTGCCGCTGTGCGTTCACGCGCTGCTTTTTCGCGAAGAGCGCGTCGAGTTCTTGGTCATCGACTCCTGCAACGTTCAGCAAATTGGCCACAAAGTGCAGGAGATCGACGCCCTCGCCGATGTACTCTTGAAGATCCGCGATCTCGCCGGCGCGCGAGCGCTCGGTCTGCCAGTTCTTCCAGCCGTTGACGTGGTGGAGCATCTCCATCGCCTCGTCTACGACCGCAAGGACGTTCATCCGAACGTACTCGACGCGGTCCTCACCAGTCAACTCGTGCGGGTCGACAGCGAAGGCTTCGACTTGAAGCCTCCGCTGCCGTGCGAGCAGGTCGCGCATGGCGGCCTAGAAGGGGGTGCCCGTCGGAGCGCCGCCTGCGGGGGGTGGCGGCGGAGGGGGAGCCGCGGCGGGGTTCGGGGGCGGGGGTGGGGTCTGCTGTGCGGTCGCAGCGGGAGCCGCAGGCGGGGGAGCTTGCTGCTGCACCGGCGCGGCGGGTGGCGGCGGCGCCTGCTCCTGCACCGGCGGAGGTGCCTGCTGCTGAACTGCGGGAGCAGCTGGCGGCTGGGCGACCTGCGGAGCGACCGGAGCGGCCTGCTGCGCGGCGGCCTGCGGCGCGCCCGGCTGTGACGGAAGCGAGACCAGCATGACCCCGCCAATGGGGAACTGGTTGCGGTCGTTGCCCTGCCACTGGCGCTTCTGGACCTTCATCTTGACGACGCGCCCGATGAGCGCTTTGGCGATGTCGTCCAGCCCGCCAGCGGACTGCATGATGAAGGCTTCCTCGATCCCGAAGCCCTTGAGGTTGCGGAAGAAGATCGACCGCGAGTTCTCGGTGAGGGTGAGCTGGCCGGCCATGACGGTCTTGCCAGCGTAGGGACCGCCGATTACCCGGTAGACGGGCATCAGCGCGTTCTTGTCCTGGCCGCGAACGGCGCAGCGGATCACCTCGAGCGTGTACTCGCCCTCCTCCAGGACGGTCACCTCGTCTTCCTTCTGGTACTGCTTGAATGCGTCTTGCAGGTTTACCGTTGTCATCCGGTGAGCTCCTTGAATAGTTGTGACAGGTTCGGATTCTGGATCACCGGACCGCCTAGACGATCGGTTCCGTCCTTTGCTACGATGGTCTGCGTTGGCTGCACGAGCAGGTTCCTTGTAGGTTGACCCTCAACTTCGTGCGTCACGTAAAGGTAGCCGACCGTGTCCATGTAGTAGGGCAGGGTCCGGCGAAGCGCGCCCTGAAGAAGTGGTTCGTACCGACCGGTGTCGCTGACCTGCGTGCCAACCGTAAAGATCGCGCAGTCGAGTGGATTGCTGTCAACGATCGTCAGGTCGCGGTACGACCGTACGAGTGCCTCAAGTCTACGAAGGACAACCCCCCAGTCTTGTGTCTGGAGCTGCTCCATGCCGGCGACCTGGTCGATGAGACGCTTCTGCGCCTCCATCAACGAGTCGAGCGCGACGGAGACGAACGGGTGCTGGCCCGACTGCAACCACTGGAACACCTGGGACAGGTCATCGAACTTCGAGATGACGACGATGCAGATGTCCCACGACCCGTCGGCGACGGGCGGCTGCTCCGTGTACGGGTTCCACACGACCTTGCGGCCGGGAAGGTACCGCGCCCTACCCTCGGCGTCGAGGATGAGAAGCGGCGTGGGGCCGGTACCTGCGAGTCGGCTCTTACCGACGCCGGCGTCCCCGTGGATCAGAATGGAGAGAGTCGGTCTCAACTTGACGAACTCTACCCGTCGGTTGTGGCAACATCGGCAGCATTCGTCAGAATGCTAAGAAAGCGTGTACGTCTTCACTCTGGAGCGTCAGCATACCGCTCAAGAGGATTACCTACAACGTAATCTGCTGCGATGAGAGCCTCATAGTCAGAGCCATCGTTGAGAAGTGGGCACAAATGAAAGAACTCACAATCCCATCGGCAGTCCCTCGTAGGGTTCGGGTACACCACCTCATGGTGCTGCTTCCCTTCCGCGAGTTCGCGTTCCGCCTGCAAGATCTCTTCCGCGATTCGTTGCACGTGCAACCAATGTACACGGAGCTCGTGCACGTTGTGGTTGACCTCCTCGCGACCGTAGAACGGTGGCTTCGCGCGAGCGGTTCGCTTGACCTTGCGCAGCATGTTGTAGAGCACGCCCTGCGCAGCCTCGCTCTCGCGACCTTCCTCACGCAACGCGAGGAACTCAACGAGATGCTCGGTCAAGAGCTGGGTGTCGATTTGCAACAGCGTGAGCGGTGTTGACAGGTCGCCCACCGTCTTGTGCTCTAGGGCCAACCGAATGTCGGCACGCTCCTCGTGGACCACGCGGGCGTCGAGCTTCGCGAGCAGGTTCACGCCGTCGATCAGTGGGGCTTCGCGCCGACCCTCGCTCGCAACCACGCGGAACCCGATGTCGCAACCTTCTTCCTCGAGCCACTGCAGGTAACCTTCCAGCATGGCTTGACAGAGGTCGGCCTCCTTGGCGATGTCGGTGGCGTGCATGGGAAACTTCGCGAGGTCCATGTCGACCGTTTCACGCAGCTTGGCGAGTGGGTCGCCGCGTTTGTCTACGCCGTACAGGGCCTCCAGGCACTCGTGTACGCGGCTGCCGATGCTGAGTGGCTTGTTGAACTCGACGTCCGCGCGGCGCAGGCCGCGGTAGTGGCTAAGCCACCAGTGCCGCTTGCACCGGCGCCAGAGCTTCATCTCACTGTTGGTGAGGAGCTTCGTCATGAGCGCTTGATCGGGAGTGCGCGACTGTCGCGTCTGACCACGAGCGCCCACCAGCAGAGCGCCGTGCAGGCCGTCGTCACCGCCGACCACGCAAAGCCCATCCACACGTAGTTCGCGAGGAACGCCGACAGGACGATGGCCGTCGGGAGCGACGACGAGAGCGGCATCTGTGTCCGCTTGACGACGGCGGGTACGAGCGAAACCGCGAAGATGCCCGACCCGACCGCGAAGATGAGGTCGTGGACGTTCACGACCCGCCGCGGTTTCCGCGCCGAGTGCGCTTGCTGCTCTCAGACTTGTGGCCGTCGCCGTTGAAGGTCCACTTGAAGCAGAAGTTCGCGGCCTTGTGGAAGACCACGACGCCCTCGGGACGCTTGAACCCAGGTGCGGCGACGGACCCACTCTGCGAGAGGGCGAGGCCGATCTCTTCGACGGTGGGCGAGTGGAAGTTGTCGAGTTCGCCGAGCACCGGCACGACGCCACAGCACGCGGGGCGCTCCTCGCTCCAGCGGGAGGTGTTGAAGAGGGAGAAGCGGCGCTCGTGGAGGTCGTAGGCGCGGTTGATCCCCACGCCCCACCACTCGCCGAAGTGCACGCCCGGGCCGAGCTCCGCGAGCTCCGTTGCGTGTTGCGAAACCCACAACGCGAACCCGTAGTTGTCGTCGCCGGGAACGATGATCCGCGTCCGCGACTGCGCGTAGACGAGGTACGAGTCTATCTCGCCCTCCTCCGGGTAGGGACGCGCGAGGGTGACGAGAGTTCCAAGCGGGTGTGTGCCCTCCTGCACCTTGTCCAGCTTTTCTACCCCTACCGCCGCGTTCGTGCCGTCGATCTTCTCGGTGATCGTGAGGCCACGGTGGAGGCGGGGGATTTTCGGAAAGCCTTGAAACTCAGGAGCCATGGATCGCAGCCTCGGTTAGTGGGTGGACGGCGCCTGGCACACGGTCGCCGTAGTGGGTGTCGTCTTCGTCGGCGACGAGGGTCAAGATACGCGACCCGCCGTCGTGTGGACGGCGGGACAGGGTGCGCTTCGAGTCCGCCATCTCGAGCTTGTGCAAGAGGGTGAGCAGGTTTCGACGGGAGACGTGAACCGTCACCTCGTCGTCTGTCACCGTCATTCTCACGTCAGCTCCACTCCCTCGGCGAGGATTTCCTGCAGCGCTGCGTATCCGGCGGTATCGGTCGCCGAGTCGCGGTGGTACCCCTCCGCCATGCGCATCTGCTTGAGGATGACCATCATCGCGCACACGTCGTTGACCGTCAGGTCAACCTTCAAGCGGTCGCCCAGGTAGGCGGTCCACCCCTTCGCGATGCGCTCGAAGTTCTTGATCGGGGGGCCGTAGTGCTGCAACCGCTCACCGCGGATGAGCTTGTACGCCTCGCTCAGGATGTCGCTTCCGTCTGGACTGCTTGTTTGATCCACTCCGTCACCTCCTTCCAGTCATTGAATGTTCGTAGGTTGGGACGTACTGCATCCTCAGGGAGGATACCCACGTCCGAGTTCCACGTCCGGCACGGGACCCAGACGGTTGCGTCGCTGGCGTCTGCGATCTCGCGGGCGTTTTCGGCGCGGTCCTCGATGAAGGCGATGCAGTCGGTCGCGTACTGCGACTTCTCCTCGCCGGATGCGTGGATGACGGCGTGGGGGTTGAGCTTGTGGTAGGCGAGCCAGCGCAGCGTGACGTGCGCCACGTCGAGTGGGCGGTGGGTAACGTACACGATCCGCACGTCCTGTTCCAAACGGCGCATGGCCTTGATCGCGCCGGGGTACGGAGGCGCCGCCTCGAAGACCTGTCGGCGGCCGGGGCCCCAGATCCACTCCCACGCCTCGTGACCAACGAGCTCCGCGGTGTGATTCCAATACTGTGCGTCATCCGCTACGGTTACGTCCACGCCGCGCAACTTCAACAGCGTCCGTGCCGCGAGGTCGAATGGGTACAGGACTCCGTCGATGTCGACGCCGACCTTCGGCTTCCGCGAGCGACGGTGCGCGTTGTGTGCGACCGGACCTACTTGGTAAGCCATCTGCGAAGCACCTCCTCATCGCGGCAGATTTCCTCGAGACGTTCCTCCTTGTCCTCGCCGACGAGGAGGACGTGCTCCTCGATGGTGTTGACGGCGACGATGTCGGTACGCTGGACCTCACGGGTCTGCCCCTTGCGGTAGACTCGGTCCTCGGCCTGCCTGTTCTTCACCAACGAGAACGACCTCTGCAGGAAGACGACGTGCCGCGCGGCTGTCAGGGTCAACCCCTCGCCGCCGGCGCCGAGCGTGGCGAGAATGACCCTGAGGTTGCCCGCCTGGAAGTCTTGGACGGATCGCTGACGCTCGAAGTCCTGCTGCGCGCCGGTGATCAGGCCGAACGGAACCTTGTGCTTCTCGAGGCGCTTGGCCGCGAGTTCGATGAGCTGCCGCGACTCGGCGAAGACGACGACCTGTTCTTCGGGTCCGACGTCCTCCAAGAACTCATCGAGCGCGTCGAGCTTCGCGCTCGGCTCGGAGAGCTTCATGTCCACCCCGTTCTCGACCTCTCCGTACGCGGCCGCGAGCTGAATGAGTCGCGTCATGCGTGTCAGCGGGTTGGTGGCCATCAGGACGCCGGAGTCAAGCTCGGCGAGAAGCTCCTTGCGAAGTTGTTCATAGGCCTTGCGCTGCTTCGGCACCAGTTCGACGTGACGCACCTGCGGAGGTAGCTTGTCGAGCAGGTCGGGCACGACGATCTTCGTCGGACGCCGGAGGAAGCGCGGATCGAGGATTCGCAGGAACTCGTCGCGGTTCTCGCCGCGGATCCCCGTCACTTGCATGAACCCGAAGTTGCTCCACGACTGCAACGCGTAGCGGTCCACGAACTGCGTGCGTGACGGCCACTCGCGGGGTTCGAGCATGTGCATGATTGCCCAGGTGTCCTCGGGCGAGTTCGCGAGCGGGGTGCCGGTCAGCGCGAAGCGGAACTCGCACTTCCGCGCGATGGCCCACGCGGCGCGGGTCTGCTTCGATTTAGGGTCCTTCGCGCGGTGCGCCTCGTCAGCGACGAACGAACGGAGCGGCATGAGGTTGAGCTCCTTGTCCGTTTTCTCGTCTTCGCTGAGGCGGATGAACCCGTAGCCCGCGAGGCGGGTGTGGCTGCGGAGCCCCTCCCAGTTGAACACGTACACGTCGGCGGGCTCGGCGAGGAGCTTGCGGCGCGCGGCGGCGCCACCGCGAATGACGGTCACCTTGCGATGTGGCGCCCAGAGGTCGAACTCCTCCCACCACGTGGCCTTCATCGAGTTCGGGCAGACAACGACCGCCGGGTACGGGTCCTTCCCTTCGGCGGCGAGCATCTCGAGCGCGATGATCGTCTGCACCGTCTTGCCGGAACCCATTCCGTCACAGAGCGCTGCGCGGCGCGCGGTGGCGAGAAACCGCACGCCGGCGCGCTGCCGCGGCTCAAGATCCCAATCCGCCTCCACGAGTTTCCCGCGGAACGTGTCGCCAGTTTTCGGAAGCGTGGCGGGCACTACGCCCGCGGGCAGCTCAGCGTCCTCAGCTTCGCGCAGGACGAGACACGGCGACACGCGGCCGTCGAGCTCGCCCTGCGCCCACGTGACGAGCTGCTCCCCGATCTGAAGTAGGTCGCCGAACACGCCGCGAAGCTGCATGCACGCGGCCCACGACAACGGACACCACCACACTTTCGTGGCGTCGTCCCACTTCGCGCCGGGCACCTGCTTCACAAGTTCACGTTCGCGATACTCGGAGTGGATGACGATCCGGTCGTCGCCCCAACGCTCTACATACGGCACGTCGCGTCTCCTAGGACGGTGGACGGCGAGGGCTTGGGCACGGATCGGACCATACTCAGCTCGCGCCGCCGCTCGCGGAATCCAGACGGTGTCGAAGCTCGGTGAGGTCGATGTAGCCGTGCTTGCAGAGCCAGGTCATCAGGTGCCGCGAGGCATCGCGCGGGTGATCTACACCGCGCGTCCACCACTTCCACGCCTTGAGCTTTTCGTCGGTCGCGAAGCTCTTCGCGTCGGAGGGCGTCTGCGTCTCAAAGGGAACGTTGTACACGCGCGAGAGGTACCGCATGACCCCGATCATCTCGATGGACACGAGACCGTCCTGACTCTTCTTGGCGGTCGCTGTCGAGATGATGAACGACTCTGACACGAGCTGGTTGAGGTCGCCGTCATTGAGGGCGTTGTGCACCGTAACGAGCGCTTGCTCCGCTGGCTCAGCCCACGCCCACCACGCCCCGTCATTCCAGAGCGCGAGGCCCGTGTTGCCGCCCGGATCTATCGCGAGGACGCGCACGCTGCTCCTGGCATAAGACGACCCTTCGCATCACGGGGACGCGCGTTCTGTGTCGCAGCTTGTCGTGCTCGATACTCTGGATCCTCGTATCGTTTTCGCATCAACGCAGAGTGGCGTGCTCGCTGCTCTGCATTCCATCGCTTACCACGATTCCACGTGTGACCCTTGTTATGAAAACTGTTGTGGCATCCGCGGTGTGAGGCCTTCAAGTTCGCTGGATCGTTATTCTCGGGGTCTTCATCCTTGTGATGAATGTTGACGTCATCGAAAGTGACGGGCTTATGACAGAAGAAGCACTCGTACGGTCCCGGACCGTTGTGGGCGAAGAAGATGTGGACGTAACTGCGGCGGTTCTTGCTCAATTCTCAGCCCAGCCGTACTTGTGGCCCCAGCACTTCGTGCGCTCTACATCCACCGTGATCGGGCACTCGAAGAGCTTGGTCTCAGGCATCACGCGGCGCACGACCTCCTCGACTTCATCGAGCTGGTCGTCTGGGACCTCAAACATGATCTCGTCGTGGACTGGAAGGCGGATGAACTCGCCGAGCCCCGCCGCGTCGAGCTCCACGAGCTTCAACTTGAGCAGGTCGGCGGTCGCCGAACACTGGACCTTGTAGTTGACCCCGACGTATGACTTGTTGTGCTCGACGGGGAGCCGGCGGCCGAGGATCGTCTCGACGTACCCGCACTTACTCTCGCCGTTGAACTGCGTGCTGAGCACTTCGCGGATCGTTGCGTTTGTGAATTCCGGGATGCCCGGGAAGAGCTGGTTGTACCGCATGACAAACTGGTCGATAACGGCAACCGGCACGCCAGCGGTGAGCGCGATCTTCGCGTTGCCGGCGCCGTAGACCCGCGCGAACTGCGTGTTCTTCGACACCTGCCGCTCGGGCTTGGTGACTTCCTCGGTCGTCTTCTGGTACGCCTGCGAGGCGACCCACCGGTGCAGGTCCTCGCCGCGCATGAACGCCTCGATCATCGACGTCTCGTGCGCGAAGCTCGCCAGCACCCGAAGCTCGGCCTGCTCGTAATCCGCGAGGATCAGCGTCTGGCCCTCACGCGAGATGAATGCGTCGCGGATCGTGCGACCACGGGGCAGCGTCTGGAGTGCGGGCTCGGTCACTGACATGCGCGCAGTTCGCGCGCCGAGCGGCTTGACCGACGGGTGCAGGATTCCGTCCACGTTCATCGAGAGCATGTTGTCGAGGTACGACGACACGAGTCGTGACTTGGTCCGCCACTCGCGGAGCGGCTTGACGATGTCGGGGAAGGACGGCTCCACCTCGGCGAGTGCTTCGTCGTCCACGGAGATGGCGCCCGACTTGGTCTTGTGGGTGAGTACGGCGCCGCGTTCCTGCAACATCTTCACGACCTGCGCGTCCTTGGACGGTTCGCACGGGATCTGCGCCGAGAGCTGCTCCAGCTCGAGCAAAAGCTCGACACGCTTCTCTTCGACGTACGGCATGTCGATCCGAACGCCGGTCAGCCCCGCGTCGCGAAGTACGTGGATGCACGCCATCTCGACCTCGTACACCTTGCGGAAGGGCTCGACCTTGGGCCAGATGGCCGCGGCGAGGTGCGCGGTCAGGACGGTGTCGAGCGCGGAGTAGAGCCAGTAGGAGGGATGGTCAACGGGGACTGTCGCCCAGTCCCATTTCCCGTGGCGGAAGGCTTCGCTCAGCGCGTCCTTACCGATCCACGCGCGTCGGTCCACGTACCGCGCGGCCGCGCTCTTGAGGCCGATGCTGGTGCGCGGGTCGAGGAGGTGACACATGACCATCGTGTCGTGGCACCACTCCTGCGGGATGTGAACGCCCTCCCGCTTGAGGAACTTCGTGTCGAAGATGGCGTTGTGGAAAACGATCCGGCCCTTATACCGGGGCAGGAGGTCCTTGATCGCGCCGCGGTAGTCCTCCCACGGAATCGCCCACCCCTGGTCGAGGTCACCGAACTGCATGAGGCGGACCTTGTCACGTCCGCAGTTCAGGCCGGTCGTCTCGATGTCGGCGCCGAGCCACTCGCGCCGTTGGCCGAGCCACGCGCGGAAGTTGTCGAGGTCGTCCAGCGTCTCGACGAACGTAAGCTGGACGTCCGCGAGGTCGCCCATTACCCTACGCAGCAGTAGTGCAGGTGCCCGTCGTGGACGCGGTAGAGGATACCGGTGGCGCGCTGCACGCGCTCGCGGATCTCGTCGGTCACGCAGGACTCCTGCATGTGCGTCGTGTAGAACTTGCCGAGCCAGCTACCGTCGGGACCGATCACGTAGAACTTGTGCGGCCAACCGTACTTCCAATCCGTGTTCTGGAGACGCACGCCTTCGTTGAGCAAGGTGACGAGGTCCTCAGGGTGGATGCCGCCGCAGTACGTGCAACACCTACATGTCTCGCGACCCGCCTCGGTGCGCATCTTCCACTCGCCGTGAACGTTAGGCTTGCACACGACTCACACGCACGTGGGGCCGGAGCTGCTCGCGGTACCAGTGCTCCAAGAAGCCCTCGCCGATTACCGACTCCAGGTTCCAGATCCGGCGCGCGTTCTCTTGCAGTTCCGCGACGGACGACGCTTTCAGGCCGCGTGGACGCGGATCGGGCGCCGAGCGTGACTCGGGCTGGTGAAGCTCCTCGGCAGCGGGGAAGTCGCGCTCGTACATGTGCAGCGAGGTGGCGTGGTGGTAGTAGGGGCCAGCCTTGACTTTCAAGATCCGTGCCACCGAGAGTTGGAGCTGGGTGAACTGGAAGAAGTCGTATCCGACACCCCACCACACGTCGTTACTGCGCATCGTGGTGCAGAGCGAGAGCTTCCCGTCGCGGATCACGAAGTGCAGCACGAGGGTGCAGGGCAGGTCACGAGGCACCGACCCGATCCCGTCGTGGAGTGGATCCCAGATGACCGCGATGGCCTGGCGGGTGTCGGGGTCCTGCTTGAGGCGCTCGACCACGTGCTCGAGCTGGGTCCGGATACGTGGACCGTAGGCGCCGGAGAGCACGCCGCCGTCGAAGAAGCGTTCGAAGTTCTTGGTGATCGACGCCATCATCTCGGGGTCGCTGAACCCGCCGATGAGCTGAAGCGCCTCGGCCGCGCCGATCGCGAGGTTCGGTTTCCTCCCAATCCCGACGGGCATCGCGTCACTCGGGTCGTGCAGTGTGACCGTCGCGTTCAGGAGCTCGAGCGTCGGCATCCCGCGCGGCGCGACGGGCTTGCCGTGCTGCTGGATTGCTTCCACGAGGGTGATGTAGCCGCCCCGCAGGTCTGCGATTTCGATGTTCACGATGTTGCCTCCAAGATGAGCCCCGCGTAGTAGCCACGACCGCGCCGGCGCTCAAAGCGGCGCACGTACTGCGGGTGGGGCACCTGCGCGTGCTCGACACCGAGGTCTGACGCGACGTGGTGCGCCTTCTCGCCGAGGGTCACGACCCGAGGGTAGCCCATCAACGCGTGAAGCCGAGGCAGGTCCTCGACGGCGCCGTCTGGCCGCCGCGAGTTCACGACCGCGACGTGCCTCCACCGGTCGCCGATCCCCAACTCATCGAAGAGGAAGTGGCCCGACGTGCCGCCGAACGGCACGAACGGGAGCGGCCAGTCAGCACGGCGGCCGGGACCGAGGTTACCCTGGTCCCCCACGAGGAGGGTGTGTGGGCGGGGGTTGCCGATCCACTCGTAGGTGACCTGCGTGATCAGCGCGGCGCGCATCTGGTCGAGCATCCCCTGGGCCAGGATGTCGAGGATCTGCAGTTCACGGTCGGGTGATGAGTGGCAGAAGGGAAACTGGGGCAGGACCGATTCGGAGAGCGCCACGCGGAAGTGTGCGTTTGCGTCCACGATCTGCTCGCCCTGGATTGGCTCGTCGTCAGCCGCGCAAGCGTCGATCAGCTCCTGCAGGTCGCGTTTCGCGTGGACGAGTACGGCGCCGCGCGACAGCAGGAAGAGCTCGATCCAACGCCGCGTCGGCTCGTCAAGCTCTGACCCCCGCCCGAACACGCTCGGCCAAACGCTCTCACCCAGGTGGCCGCGGTCGAGGACCACGTTCCCGGGTGCGCACGGGTCGTACGCGAGGAGCGGCTCGACGTACTCGAAGAGTGGGTGCTTCTCGGGCTTGCTGAAGTGGAGCAACGCCGTTGGCTTGTTTTTCATCGCGATGAAGCCCGCGAGCGTTGACTTTCCGGTACGGTCAAGTCCCTCGATGATGATCAGCATGGTGCGGGTTCCGGTCGGGAGCAAATTGGCTCGGTCTTGTCCAGCGCGGCTGCGCGCAGCGCGGCGCTGGTGATCGGGGTCATTCGCTCGTCGTGGAGAAGCTCGCGCAGCCGTAGGAGTGCGACCTTCTGCGCGTGCTGAACGGAGCGCTGGCTGACCTCGAGAATCTCCGCCACGTCCGCGCGCTTGCGAACCGGGCCGTCGAAGCCAAAGCGAAGTTCAAGGACGCGCCGTTCCAACTCACCGAGCTTACCGAGCGCGTCACGCACCCGACGGTCCTGAACCACGATCTCGTCGGGTCGCACCGCGTTTGGGTCGGCGAGGATCTCGTGCGCGGAGAGCGAGTCGTCCAGTAGTGAGTCGAGCGACGCTGAGATGCGTCCCGCGTCGAGCGCCTCCTGCACCTCATCGACCGTGCACTTCGCGATCACCGCGAGCTCCTCGTGCGACGTGTCGGGAAACTCCATCAGGTGGTTTTCGAGAGTCAGGCGCCGCGCAGTGACGTGACCGGGTGTGCGGATCGTCTGCCCTGTGTTCTGCACGGCGCGTTGGACGAAGTGGGTGACCCACCAACTCGCGTAGGTGGAGAAGCGGTTGCCCTTGCTCGGGTCAAACTTGGTGGCGGCGCGGTGGAGTCCAAGCATCCCCTCTTGCACGAGGTCCTCGAGCGGGAGCCCGCGGTTCCGCCAGTGCTTCGCGATGGAGATCGCGAGGCGGATGTTGTGTTCCACGAGCTTCTGTTCGGCGCGCTTGTCGCCCTTGTCACGACGTTCCGCTAGCTCGACCTCTTGGGTGGCGGTGAGGAGCGGTAGCTTGGAGGCCTGGGTGAAGAAACGGGAGAGTCCCGAGGAGTGATCTTCGCTCATTCGACTGGGGTCTCCATCTCGGTCGACTCTAGCTCCGGAGCTACGTGCAAGCCGGCAACCAACGTGGCACGGATGGGCCGGTCACTGAACGGAGCTTTCACGCGTTCGTCGGTCAGTACGTACCGGTCCGCGAAGTAGGAGCGCATGGCCCGCGAGCGACCAGCCAACTCCACGTCCACGCGGTTCATGTTCACCCACGACGTCAACGGGCGGAAGCGGATGAACGTGCCGCGCCCCTGTACGTCGGGCCAAACGAGCGGGAGTCCTTCTGCGTCGCGTAGTGCTAGCCCCTCCATTACGAACGCCTCGTACTCGTTCTCGCGGTCGTCGTCGGCCTGCTCGAGCTGCGTCAGGTCGAGCTCACCGAGGTCGGGAATGACCTGCGCGTCGCGGTCTGAGACGTACCGGGCGAACTGCTGCAACGTCATCCACCCGGCATCCAGCACCGCGCGGTTATACTCGGGCCGCGTCAGCGCGGTGGACGGCATCGGCGGGAGGTTGTCGGCGGTGACGAGCCAGTCGTAATACCAGCGCGCGAAGCGTTGCAACGGCTGGCCGACGAGCGCCTTGAGCGCGTCGTAGTTCTGCGAGTTGTGACGCATTCGGAGCGCGACCATGCGCTCGGCCTCGCGGTCGAGGTGGAAGGAATCCTCGCCGGCGATGAGGATTGGCGACGAGAGCTTGAACTCCACGACCGACAGGTCGGCGCGACCGCGCGTGGTGACGCCACCCTCGTAGATGCTGGTGACGACCGACTGGATCGCTCCGCGTGCGTCCTCACGAGACTGAAGGCTCCACTCGTCCACGAACACGGGCACGGTCGTGGTGAGTGCGAGCATTCGGATGAGTGCGAACTGCGTGATGGAGGCGAGGCTCGCGGAGAGTGTCGACCCGAAGAGCTGCGTGGCGAGGCGCGCGGTGGTCGTCTTGCCTGATCCCGAGCTACCGCCGAGGAAGAGGAGGGGAAACTGCTCGACCTCGTTACGTCGTGTCGCGGCGACGAGCCAGGCCAGTAGCGGCGAGGTGATGGAGCGGTCGGTGAGCGCGAGGAACGCGCTGATCCACCCCCAGTCGTAGGGTCCGTCATCTTCGAGATGAACGTGGCCGACCGCCTCGCCTGACCCGACGTACTTCCACGGGAGCCGGCCGATGCTGTTCGTGGGGGTCACGACGGTGCGGCCCGCGTACTTGTACCGCTCGGGCGCGTCGTGCACTCCAACACGCGATGTCTGGAACACCTCCGGCAGCACCGACGACCGGGCGAGGAGGTACGACGCCATCTGCTGCACGTCGGGATCAGACGCGGTGCAGTCAAGTGCGCGGGTGGCGGCCCACGTCCGAAGCTTGCTCGCCGAGTGGAGGTCGGCGAGGGTAATCACGTCGGACGTCGGTTGTTCATTACGGACAACATTGACCTCGAGCGCCGGCATCACCGACTCGTCCATCGCTTCGAGTCGAGCTACCGGCTCGAGATACCAACTGCAGAGCGGCTTCGGCTGCTGGGTCGTGATGCGTTCAAAGCGCCCGTTCGCCACGAGCACCTGGCCGTTCGTAAGCGAGGGTCGCTGCGCGTGCTGGAGCAGGTCCAAGATGGCGGGCCGCGCCGAACGTAGGTCGTGGGTGCGGGGAAGCCGGCAGACGCGGACGTCGCGGCCGTTGAGCGCCTCCAGCCAAGTACGCGTCGCCGACACGCCCGCGTCGTCGGCGTCGAACGCGAGGAAGTAGATGTCGGCCTCCAGTTGTGCCCACTCGTCGCGGAACTTTCCGGCCCCCGCCGGCAGCCCCAGTACGTCCACGGGCGGGTTCTGGATCGTGGCGAACGCAGCGTCTGACTCGCCCTCGGTCAGGAGGACGAACCGGGTGTGCCGCTGCACCCACGCGCCGTAGAGCGCGGGAAACGCGCTGCCGGGGAAGCTCCACCGTCGCCCGTCGAACGCCCGCACCTTCGCGCCGGTCAGGCGACCGAGCGCGTCGTAGTGCGGCATGATCGTGTTGCCAGCGTGGTCGATGCCCCACCGCCACCGTTCGCGGACGTAGCGGTCCACCGCGCGGCGGTACTCGAGGTCACGTCGCTCGTCAACGAGGCCCAGGACGACGCACATCCAGCCCTCCGATTCGGGGCTCGACGCGCGTGCCAGTCCGTCGGCGACAAACCGTTCACACGCCTCCTGCTCGAACTCCACCTTCGCGGCGCGCGTGACCATCGACGCGTACCCTTCGGGGAGCTCTTCGCGCAACTGCTCCGCACGGAGTAGCGAGTCGGTGAACGAGAGCCCCTCCGCGCGGCGGAGCAGGTCGTACACGTCGCCCTGGACTCCGCAGGGAAAGCACCCGAACTTCTCCACCCCGCGGTCGTCCGTCCAGATCCGAAACGACGGCGTGTGATCATCGTGCCAGATGCAGATCGCCTCGTGCTGCTCGTTGAGCTGGATGCCCAACTGTTCGCAGACAAACGCGATCGGAAGTTCTTGGCGGAGGAGGTCCTTGTCGAGGAACGGTACTGACATCTAAGGGAGGTTCCTCGCCACGAGAGTTACCCTATCAAACACAGGCCGATACTGCGGCGCCCGTCAGCCGCAGTATCGGGGTTGGCACTAGGACGGGCTGCCGTTTATCTACCTGCGAGCCGGTACTGCGGGAGCCGCTTCCGTTTTACGGTGCAGCTCGTTGGCGACCTGGAAGACCGCCGCGACCGCCGTGCCCGCCACCGAAACGACGATGCCCGCGGTCGTGTTGTTGATGATCCCGAAGCCCACGACGATGGACGTCACCGTCGTAACGAGCGACAGAATCGCTGCCTGCAGCGATGAAACTGGCATCTGGAGTAACTCCTTGGTTCGTTTGGAGATGCTAGCCCACTGATCCTACCCAGGGCTCGGACGGCAGTTCACGAGCGGCCAGCCAACTCCTAGGCCGTGTCGAATCCACCGCTGCTCCAGGTGAAGCGCGTCGTCGCGTGTAACTGTTTCAGCGAGACCAAAGATGTGGGGCTTTACCTTCATCTTCTGGATGTGCGCGGGAGCGTTGCGGCATTTACGTCGCCCTCCTCGTCGTGCGTCTCGGACGTGCTCGCCCAAGCGGGTATTGAGGGAGCGTGACGTGATCCCGACGTAGAACGGCTTCATCCCCGGCTCGGCGAGTGCGTAAACCACGTACACGAAGCGGAAGCTTATACCATCGCAGGTCGCGGCCGCGGACGTCTGCCGTCGGATCACTTGACGACGTGTTAGAGTAGGCGACCGTAGTGATTCCCAACCTAGGAAAGGAAGCATCACAGTGACCAAGAAGCGAGCAACACGCATGAGCCGCATCAAGAAGGGTCTCATGCTCACCCCGTACGAAGGCGACTGGTTCCGCGGCCACACCGAGGTCCTCGGCTTCACGACCCGTCAGGGCCGGAAGCTCGTTCGCCTCCGTCACCCCGGCGGTCGCATCACGCTCTCCGCCCCCGAGTCGGTGAGCAAGCACTACCGGTTCGCCTAGGCCGGAGGCCCAAACGTCACCCGGCTTCGGTCGGGTGACGGGTTGACAAAAACACCCCCTTAGTGATACGATGACCGCGTGAGCGACTACCAACGAAAGCGAGTGATCGCGGCTGAGGACGCGATCTGGAGCTCGTCGCTCAACACTGTTCTCGACATCGAACACGTCACGTCACTGGTGGACGAGGCGTGTCGCACCTACGACCTGGCGGAGCTACGCGTCACCGCGGTCGCCGCGAACCGCCGCCTCGTGCTTCGCGAGGGCGAGCTGCTCGTCCCGCCATGGGGCGCACGACCGTTGGGCGTTGCCCACGCCGTTGCCCACCTGCTCGTCAACCCGATCTTCCCGTCACACGGCGCGGAGTTCGCCGCGTGCGTACTCGAAGTGTTGCACCGTCTTGTTTCACCCGGACTTGCGGAGCTGCTCCAACAGCAGTTCGACACCCACCACGTCCACTACGAGACGTCCGTCCGCCAACGTCGAACGCGGCGAGCGGCGGTCTACGCCGCAAACAACGAAAGCGGAGTGCTGGTGGAGCTACTTCTTGCCGATCCGCCAGAGCGGGTGTTCGGCGAGCTCATCTCGGTGGAGGGTAGCCACGTGACGGTAGGCGAGCACGTCGTGGAGTTGGCCCGAGGCCGCTACCTGAACGTGGTGCGCGCGTGAGCCGCGTGGAGGACATGTGGGAGGAATACGAGAGCGGCAAGTTGTCGCTCCGCGCGGTGGGTGCTAACCACGGGATCAGTGGCGAGCGCGTCCGTCAACTTCTCACCGAAAGCGGGTATGTAACGCGGAGCCGGGGCGAGGCGCGCCAGCTTCGACGGCAACGGATGCGCGACACCGCCGAGCTCGTGCGTGAAGAGCTCCACAACGAACACGTGGAAGAGGGGCACTCCGTACGTGAGATCGCACGCACCCGGCACTTGACGGTCGAGGCCGTCAAGGAAGCCCTGTTCGGCTAGGGTTCTTCGCCTTCTTCGGGCAGCCCGAACGCGGCGAGGCTGTCGCTGACGGTGTAGATCCACACGCAGCGACAGCGGTCCCCGCCCTCGCAGTCTTCGTTGGGCGGCGACATGTCGTAGTATTCGATGGACCCGACCTGCACGGCGGTGCCGTTGTCGGAGGCGCACTCGTCGCAGGTGTTCTCATCCATGACGGACGTGTAGATCGCCTGTGCGATCTGCCCCGCGTTCGTTTCGGCGGCGTCGCTGCGCCCCGAGTTGATCGCGTAGGCGGCGGTCAGGAGCGCGCCGTTGCGGAGCGCCGATTCGGCGGCGGCGAGCGCAGCGGCGTAGAGCCGGTTGTGACGTTCTTCCGCGGTGGGTTCGAGTTCTTCTTCGTCACCTTCTTCGTCCTTGCGAACCTTCGACTGCGAGAAGCTGTCGCACACCTGGTCGGGACGGACCTTGTACTCGCCGTACCCCCAGCACTTTCCTTCATCGAACATGAGGCAGACTTGACAGCGGTCGTGACCCGTGGCATCTCTGAGTTTCGGCGGGGGCTGCGGCTTGTCCTTGCGGACGAGAGGACGCCGCGACGCCTCAGCTGCCGCTGCCGAGACGGCGGCACGCGCGATGTTTCGTGCCACAACACCGGCTGCGCTCGTGACGTGTGCGCGACGTTGCGTCACATCTTCCGGAGCTACGGGCCGCAGTCCAGTGCCGGCGCGGTGGTGCTGGTTCCGAAGCTCAAGTAGTACCGTGTCGCGCCCCACCTCGTAAAGCCGATCCGTCTCACCAGCCAGCGCACGCGTGAGCCCGTTACCATCCGACACCGGCGGCGCCGCCTCAGCTCCTGGGCCGAGTGCGGAGCGCACCGCTTTGCGCGCGAGCTCCTGGAGGTGGGGTTGCGCTGCGGACTCGAACCGTTCGCGCGCGGTGTCGAACGCCTGCTTGAGGTGACCTTGCTCGAGCAAGGTCTCCCACTGGTGTACGTCGCCACGCGCCTTCTGAAACCGCGCCACGACGCCGTGGGTGGGGCAGCGGCCGTTTTCGTTGAGCTTCTGCCCGCAGATCGGGCAGGTTGTCCGCGCGCGTCGGCGCCGACCCGAGCTACCTTGCCGGATCGTGAGCGGCGCCTCACCGGGACCGTTGAAGTCACGCGAGGTGAGCGGCGAGGTCGGGGTCGCTTGCCCATCACCCGAGACACGCATCCCAGCGGATTCGTCGCCCTTGGAGACGCCCGAGAACTTCATCTCGTGTCGTTCGCCACCGATCATGACGGTTGGCCCGTCGACCTTGAAGCTTGCCGCAGGGACGCTCTCTAGCCCTTCTGCCTCATCCTCGTCGTACGCAAGCGTGATGTGTGGAGTGAACCCGTGATCGTCGGCGACCGGTAGCCCGGCCGCGCGCAGTCGTGAGTGAAGCTCAGCACGCGCCTCGTTGAGGTGTGGGCAGTCCACGCTCGCGTAGGTGCAACCTCCCTCATCGAAGTGCCCCACGCCACCCACCCTCGCGTCGAGCGGGGGCGTCGCCTTCGCCCAGTCGTTCACGATGTGGACGAGCTGCGCTCGCTGACCCGTGTCGAGCTCGTGTGCGCTACCCAGGTATGAGAGGGTAACGTGCAGGTCGTCGGCGGGCTCGCCGCCGTCCCGCGCGAGTGCGTCGCGGGTCGTCCCGTCGGGGTAGAGCGCGACCATCACGCCCTCGTGGTCCGCCTCCTTGATGACCTTTCCGTTCACCTTGGGTTTGTGCATCCGAAACGCGCGCAGTCGGTACGGCTGCCGCCCCTCGATGCGACCGCGCCGGCCCTTGAGCTTCCTTTCGTGCGCTGGCTTCTTCGTTTTTCCCACCTTCACGAGCACCCGTGGATGCGTCCGGGTGACTCCGCCGGTGTGACGGACCGTCACGTGCTTTCCCGAGCTCTGCACCACGTGGCCGCTACCCGCGTGCTTGACGTGCACGAGTGTGCCGGGTAGCAGGTCGGCGACCTGGTGTGGGTGGCGCGCTGCGCGGCCTACCTGTTTAGCGGTGAACGTGAACTTGCCGTGTACCGCTCGGGGATGAATGGTCTCATTCCACCCCGCCTTGGCGAGCGGTCGCGATCCAGAGGGCGGAAGCACGTTCAGATCCTATCCCTCGGTCCGGTAGGCCATGAAGGTGACGGGCACGGGTGTGGTGAATTCAACCGAGTGGCCGTACACATCCGGGTCGAAGCGGCCGAGACTCAGGGTGCTTTCGGCGGGCACCGTGACGTGGCGGACGAACGCTACGCCGTCAAGTTCGCGCATGAGGTGGAATGACACCACAACCGGCGAGGCTGTTGCATTACGAAGTCGGACAACGACCCGACCGTCATTGCCGGGAACGACGTTGACGTTAGATGTGCTCGCGGTCTGTTCTTCAGGGAGCGGCAGGCCAGATGATTTCACCGCAGCGACGGTGAATTTCGTCTGGAGAAGCAGTTCGCTGAAGAGCGGAATCAGCACGCACTATGCCATCCCGCAACGAATCATCTGGCAAGAGAAGAACGTCTGAGCGGCGGCGCCGTTGGTGAATGCCACCCGCATCCACCGCGTGGAAGGTCGGTACTGGATTTCACCGAAGAATTCACACCCTTCCGCCTGAGCCAGTTTCACAGACTTGATCTTCTTGAACGTGGCGTTGTCGCGCGAGTTTTCTAGGAAGAGGGTGCCGGTAACGTTTGCTGTCGCACTGACGCGGATCTCACCCGCACCGATAGACGAGTTGTTGAAGTTCGTAGCGGTTGCGGTCGTAAGCAGGTCAATTGACGCGGGCACCGCCATCGACGCGTTTTCGGCGAGGGTCGTGGAACTGATGTCCGTCCACTGACCGGGGGTGAAGACGGAGCCGATCGTGTTTGCGCCCGCGGCGCAAACCGCTCCCATGACCGTCTCGTAGTTACCTCCACCCTGTGCAAGCGTAACTTCAACTGTGCCGGACGTGATGGCCGTACAGTGCGCACGAAGGTGTGTAACTCCCGCCGGCACAGGTGCCTCCCACCCAATCAGCGAGTTAGTGTTCAGCGAAAGTGGCGTTGTGGTAACAGCGCCGGACCCGACATTACCCCCGAAGAGGGGCATCCACGATACACCACCGTTGAACGACGCTTCCATCACAACCGTTGCCGAACCGTACGTACCGTGGAACCACGCGGTAATCATGGTCAGTCCGTCTACGGATTCCTGAACGACTTCGGAGGCACTACCTGACGTAGCTGTCAGTGTGCCCGAAACGGTTACGTCATTCGGCTTCGCTGCGATCTGCGCGAGCACCCCTGCGACGATTTCTTGGAAGCCAATTTTCTGCCCGCCAGGAAGCGTGACGGTCTGTTCGGCCATGATTACTTCCCGACGAGATCGAGCTTCTTGACGAGCGCGTCAGCCTGGGCACGGTGGCCGATGGCCGAGAAGCCGAGCTGCTTGAGCGCGCGCTGAAGCGAGAGCACCTGCGCGGGATCGGGGTCGCCGGCCTTGAGTGCGTCGAGCGCGGTCGCAGTCGTCTGGTTCCCGTGTCGCTGGACGGCGCGGGAGATGAGCTGGAGCTCGGTGGCGGTGGGTGGCCCGCCGTTGACGGGCGAGCTGGACGCGGGCTCAACCGGAGGAAGACCGTCGGTCGTGGGAAGCGAGTCGTTGTAGGGCGTCAAGGGGGCTCCGTCGTCTGGGCTTTTCACGTCGGGCCGCACCGAGTCGGCGCCAACAGCGACGGCATCTTTCCCGCCGTAGTAGGGATCGTTCTTGTGGACGCCCTCGCCGCCCTGACCCGAGCCCACGTCCACCGGACCGGCAATGGCGGGCGACGGGGTCGGCTGGCGGTCGGACCCGCCGGGGGAGCGCGTGAGCGCTGTAAGTGGGTACTGGACCGTGGCGCCGTTGATGTCGGCGATGACCTGGCCCTGCTTGACCTGGGTGACGACGGCTTGGAGCGCGGACCCGCCGACGCCCCTGAAGTTCACGAGATCTCCGGGGCCGATCACGTCGTCCCCGCCGGCTGTGCCGTCCTTGTCGTTCACGCCGAGCATCGGCTCCTGGTAGACCCACTGGAGCGACACCGGCTCGCTGTCGGGCTCGGTGCTGCCGGTCGGGGTCTGGACGAGCGCCCACACCCGCTGAAGTCCGTCGGCGTCGAAGCCGTTACCGAGCGGCTTCTCGAGGGGCGGCGCTTCGGCGACGTAGGTACCGGGCTGGTTGGCGGGGGGATTTGCGGTGCCGTCGCCGACGGTGGAGCCGACGCTGCCGGGCGTCGGCGTCGAGTCGGGGAAGTCAGACTCCAGCATGGCCTTGCGGATCGAGCGCGAGGCGGCGCCGGCTGCGCGGAGCGAGGTGGCGACGCGGGGACCGACGGCCGGGTGGCCGGCAGCTCGCTGAAGCTTGGAGGGTGGAAGTGACGCGGCGGCGTGACGGAAGGCGGGTGCGCCGTATCGCTGGTGGAGCGCGTCAAGCTTGGTGGGGTCGACCGCGTCGATGGCCTCGCCGAGGTCCACGGGGTCAATGCTCTTCGGGTCTTCGCGGCTCCCGAGGTCGACCTGCGAGGGGATCGGCTGGCCGCCGTAGCGGGCCCTAGCCTGGTCCATGCTCTTCTGAAAGGCCTCGGTGAGTGACGTCACGATCGGATTGTACTCTCGGTCGACCCCGGCGAGCTAGAATCGATGTAGATGGCAACCGAGACTTCAAGAGGGAGAGCATGAGCGCCGCGTCCACCTATCCGACGACCGTTGATGCGCTACCGACTGCGTCGGTGGACAACCCCGACGTCTCCATAGCCGTCACGAAGGTCGAGGAAGTCGAGAAGCCGAAGTACACCGAACAGAAACCAGCCTTCGCTGCGGAAATTACGCCGGATCCGCGCAACGGCGAGGTGATCAACGTCGGCACCCTGACCGGCGCGATCGAAGTGAAGAACCCGCCCGCTGCCGCCAAGCTCGTGGGCCGGCAGATCAAGCTCAAGTTCACCCAGGACGGCACGGGCACCCGCGCCGTCACGTTCGGGACGGAATACAAGGTCTCCGCGACCGCCGTCTCCACCACCGCTTCCAAGGTCTCGACCGTCGTGGTCGAGTGGGACGGCGCGGCCTGGACTCAGGTCGGCGGCGTCGCCGGGATGTAGCACCTCCTTCTCCGGGCCGTTGGTCCGCGCGGGATCAGATCTCGCTACCTCTAGGGCGCCTTCACCGGCGCCCTAGCTATATCCAGGACCAGTTGTCGCGCCAGTCCACGAACCGATTGGGCGGCGGCGTCATGCGCATCGCTACCGCGAGTCGCATCAGCGCCTCGCCGACCTCCCGTAGCGAGTTCGCGCGGGCGGTCCAGCGCATGCTGCGTGCTGCTCGCATGAGGGCGTCACGCATCTCAACTTTCTGCTGCACAACACGTTGCTCATGTCGGTCGACCGCGCTCCCGATCTGCACGTACCCCCGCCGGCAGCCCCAGATCGCGTAGGGTCCCTTCACCGCGGTAGCCGCCGCATCTCGCCGGGCAGCTCGTAGTTCTCCTCGAAGCCACGCCGCGCGTAGAACTTGACGAGCTGCTCGAAGTCGAGTGCCTTCGGGCGCGGTTCCTCGAGCAGTTCGCCTTCGCTTAGGTCGGGGCTCACGTGCAGCCAGAGGGTGACTCCCTCGGCGTCGGCGTCAGCGCAGACGCGGTCGAGTAGCAGGCCCGCGATCCCCTGGCCGCGGTGCGGCGAGAGGACGCTAACACGCGTGATCCACCACTGGGTGGCGTTGTTGGGCGCGGGGTGGAGCGAGACGATGGAGCGGGTGGCGTTGTCGGCGTAGTGGTGCTTCACCCGCGGATCGTACTACATCTACCGTCGAAAGAGCGGCGCGATGACGATTGCCGGCAGGGGAGAGCCGTAGGGCTTCTTGACGAGCACGGCGAAGTCGTCCAGCTCCACGGCGACGGGGAGCTCCACCTCGCGGGCCGCCTTCTTCAGTTCGTCGCGAACCTTGTGGAGCTCCTGGTCGAGTTGGATCTTGCGAACCGCGAGCTTCGCGATCGCGACCTCGGGGGAGTCACTCTTGGACCGAGTCGATGAAGCCATGCTTGAGCGCCTCCTGTGCCGAGAGATACCAGTCCTTCCGCGTCCACCGCGTCTTCACCTGTCGTGCCGAGAACTCGCTCCGCTCGGCGAGGATCCCAAGAAGCTGCGACTGGAGTCGACCGACGAGCTTGGACTCGTCGCCGATCTGCGCGCCCTTACCCGCCGCGACGGTGGAGACTTCATGGATCATGAGCCACGAGTTCGGGGTCATGACGCGGCGCGAGCCCGCCTGCAGGACGACCGCGCCCATCGAGAAGATCTGCCCGATGCCGAGCGTGGTGACGTCGTGACCCTCGCTCACGAGCCATCGGATGTAGTCGAAGAGCGCCAGCCCGTCGAACACGCTGCCGCCAGGGGAGTTGAGGGCGAGGGTGATGGGGCTGCCTGGCTCCTTGCGGTGCCATTCGCCGAGTGTCTCGATGCACTCGCCGACGGAGCACGACTCGATCTCAGCGACGAACGTGAAGACCTTGGCCTCGTCGGCGCTGGCGCGTTCGTCGGCGTTGTCGCGCTCGAGCGCCTCAGCTGAGGCAGTGGCCTGGCGCGCGAGCGCGAGCAGGAGGTCGTGCTGCGCCTGATCTGCGGAGATGTGTGCACTACCCGACATTAGCTTCCTCTCCATCTCCGAGTTCCAGTACCTTGATGATACCCTCCGCCACTTCGTCCTGCAGCTCGGTGACCCCGATGCGCCACGCCTTCGCGTCATCGCGGACGTCCTCGAGCAGCGCACGCAGTGCGCCGCCCTCGGTGGGTGAGAGCTGGATGAAGTGGTGCTCCTTGACGTGACCTCCGTTCATTTCGCGAGGTCCTCCATCCAGGCGACCGCTACCGCGGCGACCTGGGTGAGCTCGACATACAAGTTGCGGTCGTTCCCCTCCACGACGTCCTTCGCCACCTCGCCGAACTCCTCGGCGAGGATCGCAAGCCAGCGGTCGGGCTCGTGGTGCTGGTGGCCCCACTTCGCCTCCTGGCGCTCGCGCTCGAGCGACACCTGCGCGAGCGCGCGGTTCGTGTTGTGGCTCAGGCCCACTAGCGCGCGGGCTCCGGCATTGGCACGGGCTTCCGTACGGGCTCGCGCACCGGACCGGGATCTTCTTTGGGCGAACGTACCGGCGGCAACACCTCGGGTACGGGCTCTGTCACGGGATCGATGATGATCGGAGGTTCCTTTGCTGGCTTGCCGATTTTCATCCGCGGCATCATCGTACACATGCTTCCACGCCGTAGACGGAACTCAACACGCGCGCGATTCGCTGCGCCTCCTCCACGCCCGCGATGCCCGGGTGAACGTGTAGCTCGTAGGGATACGCGTACTCGGCACGCCAGCCGTGCTCGTGCGGGATCACGAGTCCCCAGAGCGATACCTGACCGGTGACGGTCAGGACGCTGAGCGACCCTGAGACGGCGTCTGGCGGCTCCTCTCGGCCCGCGTGTAGTCCACACGTGCAGTCGAGTTCGGGAGCGAGGTGGGCCGCTTCCTCGCGTCGCTCGCTACCCAGGCAGACCGCCTCGGCGCGCTGCCGCGCCGGCCAGAGGTAGACGGGGAAGGAGGGCGAGCGGAGCAGCGTGTCACCGTCGCGGTCGACGTACCACGTGCGCCACCCTACGATCGGATCGGCGGACCGGCGGGGCACGGTGGCCCCGCCGGCACTGGGCCGGATCCCGTGACGAGCGGTGTCGGTGCCCAACCTAGATAGCTCGTCTGAGAGGCTTGTCACTGCCGCAACCCAAGTCGCGTCTCGATGGTGCTGAGTCCGCGTTCCGCGGCGATGTACCGCGACTCGAGGTCGAGCTGCGCCGCGCGCAGCCAGTCGTAAGTCTCGGGGCTTTCATCCACGGCCCTGACCCGCGCCGCCAAGTCCTCCGGCGTGGCGGGCCGTAGCCACTCGGCCAGCGCACGAAGGTTCGGCTCGGTCTCCCAGGCGCCGGCTTCGAGCTGCTTGCGGGTCGGGATGATGTGGCCCTGCCCGTCGTACTCGGGGTGCATGAAGCAGATGGTCCCGACGCGGAAGGACTCGTGTGCCTTCATGGTCGGCCAGCGTGAGCCGCTACCGGGCGTCATGAAGGTGGACCGGACGGACCCGACGAGCTTCCCGACCTCGGAGTGGTGGCAGGGCTGCGGCAGCTCGATGCGGGCAATCTCGGCGCCCTTCGGCAGCCACTTCCCGATGATCCACGACGGTTTCAGGGGGACGACCCAGTCGCGCACGAGCGACGGCCGGTCGAGCGCGACGTTCGACCGGCTTTCGTTGATGAGGATCCCGAAGCTCTCGCGCTCTCCGTGGTCGAGCTCGGGTCCCCAGCCGTCGGGGATCGCGATGACCTCGAGTCCCGTGTACTCGTAGTGGTGGGGTGCGAGCCAGACGCCACCCTCGGGTACCCACTCCGCGTCGAACCCCAGCTCGGCGGGGTTTCGCGTGTCGCCCCAACGCTCGTGCTTTGCCTTGCGGGTCTGGTTGAACTGCGAGACGATGGGGTGGCGTGGGGGCCACTTGAGCTCGCGGCACTTGAGGTAGTTGCGGACGTCCGACTGGACCCACACCTCCTCGCGGCCGATCGGATCCTCGTCGCGCCACGCGTTGATGTTCAGCGTGATCGGCGCAACGTAGTTCATGAAGGAGTCTTGCGGCTCAGTGAGTTCACCCCGATTCTCAACGCGCGGGATCGGGACGTTCGAGGTCCCCATCTGACCGGCCCACATGAGCACCTGGACGTTCGCCCCGTCCTCCAAGAAGTACGGCCGCAGGATCGCGGTCAGGTCTTCCCAGGGGTTCACCGACCCGTCGAAGTGGCGGACACCCTTGACGTAACGGTTGCGGGTCCGCATCTTCGGGAGCTCGGGCAGCACGATGTTCGGCGGGAGCTCCTGCCCCTTCGCGACTGCGTAGCGTCCGCCGACAACGAACTCCACGTCGGGATGCCGTGCGGCGAGGAGGTAGAGGAGGTGGCTGGGCTCTTGATCCCCTCCGACAGGTCCCCACTTCGCGGGATCGAGGATTACACTGCGCCCGATCTTACCATATATGACACGCTTCGGTCTCTCAGGCATGTGACTTCCTCAGGCGTGCCGCGCTCAGAGCTTCGCGATGCGCACGACTCTTTGGTTTGCCACGAAGTCCCGCAGAGATTCTTGCACGATGCTGAGGAGAAAGCGTGCGTCCCCGGTGCCATCGTCCTCCTCGTGCGCAGCCCTCGCGGTTGCAGTTTGCGATTGTTGCAGCGCGCAGCTTCTCCCGCGTCTCAGCGGTTGGCACCCACCCTAGTGTTCCTGCATCACCACCCGCTGTCAGGTTGGTGAGCCGGAACGGAGTGTTGCGGCGGTACCACGAGATCCAGAAGCGCTCGGCCTCATCAAGCTCAGCCTTTGTGGCGCAGTGCTCCAACGTGAACCACTCTGGGGCACGCCCCAACCTTCGTATCCAGAGCGAGACGTGGTGGTTACGTGTTCGTGAAGATCGGACGTGACTACGAAGCCGGTCCTTCATTCGCCGCACCGTCTGTCCTACATACCGAACCTCGCCAGTGGTGGGCTCACAGAGTGCGTAAACGATTCCGGCGGGCACCTCGACATAGTATCCGCAGCTCGTCGTAGAAGCGGCGCGGCCCGGACAGAGATGGGGATCTGTCCGGGCCGCTTGGGGGAGGAGGAAACAGCAGCCTATCAGGTACGCAGGAGCTTCGTCAACTCGAGCGCGCCGCGCCGTGAGATCACGACACCGCCGCTGTAACCGCCTCGTGACGCAGAGGTGGGTCCGCGGAAGCTGTACTCGGGATTCGCGGCCCGCCAGCCGAGGGTTGTGTTGATCGCCTCGCAGGCTTCCTCGGCGTCGAGCTTGAGCTGCACTTGGTTATCGACGGACACGGTCTTCCTCCTGGAGTCGCGCGATCTCCTCGTCCAGTTCCATGACGCGAAGCTCGCGAAGCGTGGACCGCTCGGCGGCGCGCTCATCTTCGAGACGACCGAGCAGCCCGCGGTAGTGGGTGTGCGCTGCGTCGTGGTCAGTGGTGCACATGGTGGGCTTCCTTCTCGAAGTTGTGGAGGTGGATGCGGTGCTTGTGGTGCTTCACCGGAGGCAGGAGCGAGACGACCGCCTTCGGGACGTAGGAGTTCATGGCGTCGTGTTCCCACTGCGCCCACGTGATTGACGTGGTGAAGCCCCACGTCACGACGCTCGGCCCCTCGGGCGTGTACCCGTCGAGCACCATCATGTGGACACCTTCCTTGTCCGGTTCGGTCGCCCCGACGAATTCACCTCGGTGAAGGGTGACGACGACGAGTGCCTCCTTGTACTTGGCGATGGCTTCTTCCGTCGCCTGGCGGGTCGTGGGTGTTTCGGCGAAGAGCACGCGGTGGTGGTCGAAGCCGTGCGACGCCCACCAGCCGAAGAGGTTTTCGGTGCTCAGCCCGCCGTGTTGCGAGCCACCCGCTTCGTAGAAGTCGAGTCGGACTTCTTGGTCGGGCGGAGGCGGACCCCCGAACTGGATGACGGACCAGTCCGCGGCGGACGCGACGGTGCAGTCGCCGATGTAGGTGTTCCCGTACACGAGGTATTCGTGTTCGGGCGGTTCGATGCTGGTGGGGAGGGCGACGGCGGGGGTCGCCGCTGCCAGTAGAAGGGTGACAAGTGCGGTGAGTATGTATGTGTATCGGTTCATGGTGCAACCGTATCACACTTCTCAACGTTTGTCAACTGTTCGCGATGCGCGCGATCACCGTACAGTGGCACGGGTCCGGCCAGCACCAGCACGCGAGGTCTCGACCGCGCAGCGCGCGGATCATAGCAAGCAGCTCGGGGTTCGCCCAGACGTGCGCTTCGTAGGCAGCGATGACCGCTTCCTTCTCGTCGGGCGTGTCACACGAGAACGGGTTGCCAAGTGGGGTCTGTCGATCACACCGTACGACGCCCGGCGGGAGCGGGCCGTCGTGCATGTTGTGGATCGTTACGCCGTACGCCTCGCCAGCCACCGCAAGTTGTACATCGCGAGCTCGATGAAGAACTTGAACGTCATCGGCGGCCGTGCTCCTCTGCTGCACGGCGCTGGCGGGCGTCGAGCCGCGCGCCGTGGCGCAACCGGCGTGACTCCCAGGCACCCTCGAGATCGAAGTGGAGCCAGATCACGAGTGACAGCATACTACCCAGGAAGGACGCGAGCACCGCGAGTACGAACGTGATCACAATGGCAAACCAAGTCGCTGGCCCAGCTCGTGTAGAACCTTGTGAGCGAGCGCGCGGCGCGTGTGGGTGACAAGACCTTCGACGTCTGCCCACGACTCGATTAGCTCGCGCGGCAGCGTCTGCACGTAATCAATGAGCTGATCATCAAGCTGCACACGCATCTCAAAGTCCTCGCAGTCACGTCCGAACCCGTGGTTCGGAGCGCGGATCTCGTGCGGCGTACCGAGCAGGTGCCAGCCCGCCTCCTGCAAGCCTTTGATGATCTCACCAGCGACGAGCGTGGCGCTCGAGCTGCGGAGTCCATGCTGTTCGAGCACGGCACGCAACACACGGTCGGGTTGCGTTTGATGAATCACCAGTCCACTGTAGCTCCTTCAGTGCCCACGGCTGGGAACGACCCAGCTCTCCCAATCAGCGGTGGCCGACGGCGGATCCTATCGCGCTCGTGGGCTGTTTGCTGATTCTACTGCGGGTCAAGGACTCGAACCTCGATCTCGCGGACCAGAGCCGCGCGTGCTGCCGTTTGCACCAACCCGCATCGTCCGCCAGATTGTAGCGGACTACGCGCCGCGAGGCAAACTGCCGCGACCCCCGCCCACACCCCGCGACGTGGAGGTGTTGGCCTGGCGTCCGGCGGCGTGCCCAGCGGAGTTCGCTTCGCGGTTACCTTCGCGGCTGGACGAGCGGCCAGAGCGGAGCCTCCCGTACTGCGCCGCGATGAACGAGTCGATCTGCTCGCCCTTGTCACGGAGGACGAGGGCGACGGACGGTCCGGTCTCGGTCTCCTCGGCGCGGGCCGCGGCTTCCGCGGCTTCGACGGCCTCGCCGAGCTTGCGGTTGACGCCGCTGCCGAAGCCGTGGAGGAACTCGCGACGTGCGCGCCACTGCCGGCCCTTGCTCTCGAACTGGTACTCGTCCTGGTGTTCGGCCCACCAGCGGGTGAGCGCGGCGAGCGCCTGGATCTGGAGCGACGAGTTGAGTTGCTCGACGCGGCGGACGTCCTCCTCAAGTCCCACGATGAAGACGGTCGTCCGGTTTCCCGCTTTCATGAAGAGCGGCTTGCACGCGCCGCGCTGCGCGATGTAGGCGCAGAGCTCGGAGAGCGGTCCGGCCCACTGGGTCGAGTAGTGGATCTTGAGCTCGATGACCTTCGACGGGTCCTCGCCGCGTCCAGCAGCGCGGATCATCGCTTCATCGATGGACCACTTCGTCATCAGCTCCTGAGCCTTCGAGAAGAAGACCTCGGCCTCCTCGGGCGTGACACCCGCGTCTTCGGCCTTGGCGAGCAGCTTGGCAATCTTGTCGGCGTAGGTGTTCTGTTCGGCGGTCACGGTTCCTCCTTCAGTCGGTGTTTGAACTTCACCGTGACAATGTAACAGGTCGCCGTCAGTTCGTCAAGGGACGACCTGCAAGATCTCATCCAGCGCGCGGACCGCTTCTTTCGAGAGCTCGAAGCCGTCGGGCAGTTCACCCACGCCGTCGGGGGTGAGCGCGTTGAGGGGCTCCCAGTTCTCCTGGCCGTTCAACTTGCGGCAGACGATCGCCACGGGCACCTCGTCGCTCTCGTTCGTGAGCGCCGCGACGACCGCGTCGTCCGAGGAGGTGATGAGGTGGGGAATGAGCATGGACGGAAGCTTAGCACGTGCGCGTGGGCTTCGTCAACCCGTGTCGTGGTGCTGCCGCGGAACCCAGTTGAGAAGTGATACGTTGCGAACTTCGCGGAAAAACCGCACCGCGCGACACGAACGGTCGCGCTATCCGGCCTGGCTGGCTTCGCCCCGGGCGACCCGTATGAAGGAGACAGAGGCATTCGCCTACTTGCACTCATCATTACGTCCCTCACGCTAAACCTGAGCCCGATGGTTCACCACCATCACGTACATCACCCGCACCACCGGCGCTCACACCCACACCTCGTCGGTCCGACGATCCGCGGGTACGCGACCTACTACAGCCCCAGCGAATGTGACTCCACCGGCGGTGGCTACGAAACCGCCGATGGGAATCACGTCTACTGGGGCGAGGTGGCGAGCGACGCGCTGCCGATGCGCACACACATCTGGGTGTGGCCCGCGATCCGCGGCAAGCACGAATTCACCGTAGAGGACACGTTCGGTTCGGGGCAGCCCATCGAACACATCGACGTCTGGCTGCCCTGCGGCGAGACGATCGGAAACCCGCCGATTCACTTCCGCATCGTTCGGAGGTGACGCCTCACCTCGGGTGTGGTGCGGTACGCATTTGACATACAATGCGGAAGCTGTTATGGTGTAACGGTATCGCAGTCCACCCGAAGGAAAGGAGGTGAAGTGTCATGAAGAAAGAACGTGTCACGCTGACCTCGACGCGAGGCGCTTCTCTCACGGTCGCCACAGGCGAACCTGTGCGACCTGCAGAGCTCGCGCAGCGCTCGGGTCTGAAGGTGGCCGCGGTCCGTTACCTGCTTCGGCGAGAGCATGCCCGGCAGAACGGCGACGGGACCTACACGCTGATTGCGGGTAGGCGCCCTTCGGGCCGCAAGCGTCGTACCATGTCCAACGCGCGCCGCGCTAGGGCAGGCACTCGCTAGTCACACGAACCAGAGCCGGCGGTCGAACTGCGCGTTCGGTCGTCGGTTCGTTCGTAGCTGGGCGAGACCACGTACTTCACGTCTCGCCCTCCTCTCGCTCGTTCTCCGGCCAACGGAGGGGTACCCGAGGGTTTCCCTACGAGTAGACCCGGTGCGCTGGAGGAACGGGCGGAGACGCCGGCCCCGGCGGAGGTGGTCCGGGCGGGCCGGGCTTCCCGCACCACGTGAGTGGCGGCGACTCGCCGTCGAAGTACTCGAATGAGGGGTTACGCAGCGGATCATTGCCGTCGCCCGGCTGGACGCCGTAGTGCTCCGCCAGGTCGGCGGGCAGCATCGTGCTGGCGGCACGGGGGAAGATCGCGTCGGTGCGCTCGAGCGCGGTCGCGACGAACCCGGAGCAGATCATGCGGTTGCCGGTCGTGAACGCGACGGTCGCTCCGGTCAGGAGCTGCAGGCCGAGCGACACAATCTCGAGGTAGTCGTACCGCGTGTGGCGGTGGGCCATCGTCACGCCATACCGACGCACCCGCTCGCGGTCGCGGTCGTCCAGATCGGTCATCACGTAGTGGTACTCGACGCCCGCGTATCGGTCGATGTTGTCCACGACGAGGCCCGGCGCGAGCGCCTCGACCAGCGTGCCCGCGTCATCAACGACGAGCGCGGCGTGGGTCCAGTGCGCATACGGACGACGTTCTCCCCTAAACCGGATGCGCTGCCCGATGGCGATCATCATCGACGGGAAGGCACGGCGGTGGGTCAGGATGAAGTCGCCTGGCTGCGTGACGAGGCGCTCTTCGTTGGGACCGTAGCGACGGACAGTGGCGTCGTTCACGGAGAAGATCCTACACGCAGCTCGGCCACACGTAGGGTAGGTCGTCGGGCACGCCGGGGAACAGCGGCCCGTAGTGCGCGGGATCCTTGCGCACCAGGTTGGACTGGTGCGACAGGTGGAAGTCAGGGTCGCCGAACCACGACGGGTCCGGCGGAAACTCGAGCGGCGATGATGAGCCATTCCACGGGAAACGCTCGGCGAACTCCGCGATCTTGTCGAAGCAGGTGTCGCTGTAGCCACGCTCGCCCCACTCGATGCAGATCTGCAGTCCATACCGGATCAGCGCCGGCTCGAATCCCCGCCACATCAGCACCGCCGGATGTTTCTCCCAGGCGCCGCCCTCACCAATCAGACATTTCAAGATCTGCAGGACCTCGACACGCTGCTTTCCGAGCCGCTGACGGTCGAGCACCTTGGCGGACTCGATGTAGTCGGGATAGGGTAGAAACGTCTGCATCAGACCTACTTGTAGTGCTCCGTGTAGAACGCCCAGTCGGCTACTGCAGCGAGGTCGCACTCCTTGAGATCGCGACCGTCCTCACGTTCGAGCGCGAGCCAGCCCGCGATGGCGTCGTGGCCCGTCTTCCCGACGGCCTCCGCCACCTTCTTGTACGGTTTGCGGCCAGTCCGATGGAAGATGTGATACCGCTGTCCCTTCATCAGACCGTCGCCTGCAGTCGACCGGCATCGAGGTCAGGTCGCCGCGCCGGCGGGGTGAGCAGCCTCGCGTCCTCGATCCCAGCGCCGCACTTGGTGCAGATCGGCCCGACGTTCATGTACGGGCACTCACCGCAGAGCCAGGGGTGCGGGTAGACCTCGTCGTGACACGACTGGTAGAGGAGCTCGTTCCGTAGCGCGTCCGCGACCTCGGGGTCACCGAGCACGGACAGAACGGCGGCGAGCTGCCGCAGGGTGCGCACCCTCACGACGGCACCGCGTTGCGCTTCGACGTGAGGTGGAAGAAACCGCACTTGGGGCACTCGTAGAACCGCACCGGCGGTCGCCCCTTCTGCTGCCACTCGCGGGGCACCGAGCGGTACTCCTCGAGCGCGGCTTCGGCCGCGTCGCGTGTCAGGTACGCGAACTTACCCGTCTCGCAGAACTGCATGCGACGCGGCCGTGCCATCAGTGGTGCTTCGCGATCACTTGGAGAACGTACCAGCCGTATCCGGCGAGGCCCAGGATCAGCGTCGCCGCCGTCACGTAGACGAACGACGCCGCCGTGGTGGGCGCGATGCTGTGGGACGCTTCGCCGTTGTACCGCGCGGCGTAGCCCGGCACGAGCTGGTGGTAGAACCGGAGCGGCTTGCCGTACCAGTGCCGCCTCTTGACGAACCACAGCTGCGACCGGTCGTAGATGCCGCGCACCGCGTAGCGCCCGAAGAAGGACGCAGACAGGATCCCGATGATCTTGGCCGGCAGGAATTCCGTGACGGTGTTGCGGATCGTGGCGAGGGTCGATTCGTGGGCCGCGCCTTCGGTCGTGACGTGGTGCAGGAGCGGCGAGAACACGTGGACGAGCAGTTCGCCCACGAAGAACCCGGGCACCGCGAGCACGAACGCGAGCGCCACGGCCCCCGCCACACGCCCCACGTTCTGCCGTGGGTAGTCCTTCGCCTTGCCCTTGTAGTGGTTCCACGCGAACGCGTGCCCGATGAGGCCGCCGTAGAAGCCCTCGAGAACCGCGCGGTACGTGTGCCGCTGGGCGCTGTCGGGGACGAGCGCGTGCCAGAGCTGGGTCTGCGTGATGACGTGAACGCCTTCGACGTGGATGCCTAGGTGCCCGATCCCGACGTGCGTCTCGAGCAGCACGTAGTAGAGCGCCGCGATGGTCGGCACGCCGATGAGCGCGCCGGCGAGGACGCCGATGCCCGTGGTCAGCGCGGCATTCCGCGCCCACCGGAGCGGGTGCTTCGTCGGCCGCGCGAGCGGGGTGGGGAGCGTGGCGGCCGCGCTCACCGGTCCTGCTCCACGCACTTCGTGAGATCCGCCACGAGCTTTGACTTCCTGATGAAGTCGTGCGTGGCGGCGTGTAGGACGCAGCGCTCTAGCGCGGCCGAGTGGCCGGGCGGGGCGATGCACCGCATGATCGCGTGGGGGTTGCCCTTGCTGAGGCAACCCTGCACGATCTGTTCGGCGGCGTGGGCGTCCTGCTTCGCCTGCGGCGTCGAGGCGAGGTGCGACCCGCCGCACCCAGCTGCGAGCAGCAGGGCAACGGCGCTGAGTACTGCGAGGAGCTTCTTCACGTGGTCTCCTTCGGTTGGTGGTCGGGGTAGGGCGCGCTGAGCGGCCCGAAGGGGTAGTGCGGGAGACCGAGCTCGTCCTCGGCTTCCCGCACGCGCTTCAACTTCTGCTGACGGGCGTGGATCTTGTTGGCGGCGTTCGACATGACCGCGCTCTCCGCGAGCATGATCACGGTCATGATCACCGAGAACGCGATCGGCGCCCACTGCGTCATGACTTCGACGGCCCCTGCGGAGGTCCGCCCTTACGGCTCGTGCGTGCGACACGCGCCTCGGCCTCGACGTCGATCAGACGGTCGTCGTCGATCCAGAGCCCGTCCTCGCGTTTCCCGTCCGGGCCGACCTTCGGGTGGAGCAGCACCTGGTCGCAACCCGAGATGAAGCTCGAGAAGCCGGTGCAGACACCCTCGAACCCGGTGATCCGGTCGCGGTACAGCTTCCCAAACTTGATCTCGGGGGCCGTGCCGGACGGGATTTTCCCGGCCTTGCGTGTCGTCTTTGCGGGTGACCTTGCGGCCATGTTACCTCCTTCGGTTGTGGATGGATCAGAACGGGATGTCTTCGTCTTCGTGGAGGTGCGCCTCGCCGGGCTTGGCACCTTCGGCCGCCCACGCCAGCAGCCAGGCGAGGTTCACGACCGCCACCGGCTTGTCGTCGCGGGTGATCACGACGTTGAACTCGCCGCAGGCGCGCTGCGGGTCGGAACACGACCCCATCGCGTTGTCGAGGTGGTTGCCCTGCACGTAGGCGTTCACGTCCTGCTCGTCGGGCTCGTGCCAGTCGAGCCGGCAGCCCAGGTCGGCGCGGAGCTGCTCGAGCGCGGCGGCCGACTGGATGATCTGCACACCGGCCGCGCCGCGGTTCTCGCGTGGCACGCCGTCGATCTCTTCCACGCCTTCGATGGTCAACGTCAACTCGTCCACGCGGGCGTCGAGCATGGCGATGATGGCCTCGGGTGCGGCGATGGACCGCGCCATGCCAATGAGGCCTTCAACGCTCTCACGTCGCTGGTGCAAGTCCCTGATGTGGTCCTCGAGATGCATGCTTCCTCCTTCCGTTGTGATTGGGCGGGCTCTACCCTATCAACTTCTCAATGAATGTCAAGGGCGCAAGGACAAGTTGTGCAGCCAGCCGCGGTAGAGGTTCTGCAGCTCGCGGTACCGCCGCAGCTTGGTGAGGCGGCCGTGCCGCCGCCGGCGTGGTTGCTTCATGGGTGTTGCTCCTCATCGACGTAGATTTGCGGTTGCACTACCCCGTTCCGCTCGCGTCGTCCAACATCCATGATGATTGCAACACCAGTGGACAGGCGCACGACAGCAGGCACCTCAGGGTCGTACCGTTCGAGCTCCTCGATCAGTTCGCGTACGATCATCGCCGCTTCCTCCGCGTGTGTTGGATGGCAAAGGTGATCCGGTCGGGTCCCTCAAACTTCATGGCCGCGTCGTAGATGAAGTTGCGGATCGACGTGCGGCGCAGGAACTTTTCGAGCGCGTGGTTCCCGTCGTCCGCTTCGATCATCGCTTCCCTCCACTCGTCGGTGTCGTGGTTCTTCACGCTCACCCAGTACATGCGTGGCTGCGCCTTCACGCGAGCACCCCCTGCTCAGGTGGCTGGCGCGCGACGACCCGACCCTCGCCGTCAAGCTGGACGAGCAGGCGTTCGTGGAAGTCGTCCTCGCAGTGCGAGCACCAGATGTCACCGGTCTGCTCGGGCGGACCTTCACGCGTCATTTCACGTGACCCTTCGGAGTGCTCGGTCCGCGCGCCGTCGTTGACGGTGAAGCGCACGCGCTGGTAGCCGTAGTGGTCCTCACGGTACTCGCGCTCGAGTCCGTCGTCACGGTTGCAGTAGGGGCAGGCGAGGGTGTTCACCAGCCCCTCCACCATGCCAGCAGGTTCCACCACCGCGGTCGCAGTGCGCAGGGGCCGGAGTGCCACATCTCGCGCGAGCACCACCAGCCGCGCTTCATGTGGTACGTGCAGTACTCGATCACGATGGCACCCTTCGTATCTGCGACACCTCAATGTCCTTCCAAGGGCTTGCAGGTACACGTTCAGCAGTGTGTGCGACGCTTGAGAGTCGTGATCTGGCCTCAGTGTAATCACGAGCCTCACACTCAACCGTACCGTAGTTCGTGCCGAACCATGAATCACGAACTGTCGCTTGCCACTTCACGCCGCCACCATCCGCTTCACTTCGCGCCAGGGCGCCGTGACGATCTGGCCGTCCTCGCGTTCGAGCAGCACCTGCCACCCGTGCTGCGGGACGGTGCACTGCACGCCGCGGATCGTGTAGATGAGGCGGCCACGGACGCGCTTCACCTTGCGGTGCAGGTTCTTCTCAAGCCAGCCGGAGGGGAGGTGGCGGCGGGTCACGACGACCTCGGTCGCTTCGCGATGTGGTTGGCTTCGAGGTCTTCCGCCTCCTCACGCAGCCGCTCGGCGCGGTCCTCGACCTCGATCCCGTTGAGCTCCCAGAGCAGCATCGGATCGTTGAGCGCCAGGACCGCTGGGCGCAGTTCGTCGGGGTCCGCGCAACACTTGAGCGGGTCGTCACCGTGCGCAAACGCCGCGATGACGTCCTTCGTGGCGGAGTCGTTAGTGCCGTAGGCCTCCCGGTGGGCGTCCACGAGACGCTGACGGTCGGCGCCGTACGCCTCCACGAGTACCGCGCCACCGGGCGCGCGTTTGACGAGAACAGTCATGATACCTCCCTTGCGAACGTGATGAGTTGGTCGGTGTGGGCACGGGTCAGGCCGACCTTCGGGTCGGGTTCCACGATCAGGTAGGTTGGGGCGGTGACCTCGTGGCGCGTCAGTTCCCACGCCGCGTCGTCATCGATGAACGCCCACGGCCGGTCGCCGGCGTAGCGTTCGAGCGCGGGCAGCTTGTCGCCGGAGATGCCGCTCATCCGGCGCGTCGCCCACTGCACGCGGTCGCGCGTGCCGGGCAGGCCGAGCACCTCGGCGAAGCTAGGCTCGGCGTCCTCTTCCCAGGTCGTACACCAGACGACCTCGAAGTGCTCGTGCAGCTCGAGCAGGCACTCGCGCAGCCAGGGTTGAAAGCGGATCGCGTAGCCCTTGCGCTCCACGGTCTCCACGTCGAGCGTGCGGTCGACCGCGTTGATCACACCGTCCACGTCGAGGAACAGGAGGGGCTTCACGAGACCTCCTCGACGGTATCGACCTCGATGGTGAAGGCCTGGTAGTCGACCTGCTCAACTCGCTCGGGTCGATCCCAGTTTCGGAGGAGCGTCGTCTTGTCCTTGAAGAGGTCTTCGGCGGCCTCCTGGCTCTCAGCTTGGACGCGGTACGTGCCGGTTACGTCCTCGTGTGTGTGGACGATAAAGGTCTTCACGTCCGTGCCTCCAGCGCCGCGTGTAGGACGCGCACCATCGACTGGCGGATGGCCGTCATGTACTTCGTACGGACACCGATGTCGAGCGTCCGAATGAGCTGCGGCGCCGTACACAAGCCGGTCTCCTCCGCGATGTCCAGTGCGCAGGTCACCATCTTGTCGCTGACGGGCAGCGCTGCCACACGGTCGTCACGTTCGCACGTGATCAGCACCGCGTCGGCGTCGGTCAGGTCCAGCCCGTCGGCGACGTTGCGGAGTAGGCTGGCGATGTCGCCGCCGTCAGAGGTGTGCGTGTAGATCGGTCCGCCCTGCGGCGCACGCACGGTGACATACCAGGTGGGCGCGTCATGCAGCGTCGGGTTGACGACGTGGATGTCGGCGTCGACCCGCTCCCCGCACCGCGTGCAGGTGTCGCCGTGCGGTCCGCCGCGCTTGGCGACGTGACGATCTTCGGAGGTCACGGCAGGTGCCACCTTCCGTCCGCGCCCTTCGTGCAGCCGAACTCGAGCAGGGCGCGCGTGCGAGCGCGGGTCTCGCGGCCGTTCAGGTGGTTCATCTTCGCCCGGCAGGTGTTGCGCGCTCGACCGTACGGTCCCATTTCCGTCCACTCGCGGGGCGACACGCACCCAAGCGCTCGGTTGAGGAGCGTGGGTGTTGGGATCCGCCCGTTCTCGAGGAAGCGACGGGCGGACTCGTACACGCGTTGCTCGCGGCTCATCCCTCGACCTCCACCGCGCTGATGTCTTGGATCTCGGGCTCGCCCACCTCGTCGCGGAGGTAGCGGTCGAACTCAAGCCCGAAGCGGCGCACGGCGGGCGAGATGAGATCTCGCGGGTCTTCCGTGAGCGTGTTGAACGCCGTCGTGGAGACGCACCCACAGTCGTACTCCTCGCTGTACCAGCCATTGAGCGCGATGCGCTCGATGGTCAGCGCGGTCTCCGTCAGCGCCCGACGCTCGGCGTCCGTCAGGCTGGGTGTCTCGGTGATCGCGCGGTCCACCAGCGCGATCACCCGGTCGCGTGTGATCGTCTTCACAGCCCGTCCACCTCCCAGTCATACGGGCGGGCGTGCGCCTGCAGGTGCAGGAAGATCGCCAGCCCAAGGCCGAGCAGGCAGACGACCTCGGGTAGCCCGGTCAGGATCACGACGCCAGCCTGAACAGCTCGACCGCCGCACCTACGTCGCCGCTGGCCGCCTGCTTCTCGAGCGAGTCGAGTGCGATCTGTCGGAGGCGCTGGTTCTCCTCGCGCTCCGCGTTGATCTCGGCCTGGGTGCGCTCGCGCTCCGCGTCAGCGCGACGCCGAGCCTTCAGTGCCGCCTTGAGCGTCCGCGCGTCGAAGCGCTGAGCCAGGTCGGTAACCTGTGTGGGTGGTGTTGAATCACAACATCTGTCCTCGTGCATGTGAAGCTCCTTTCCGTTGACTGTACAAATGATGAACTTGGGAATGTCGGAGAGCGGCGCCCACGTGTAGGCGCGGAAGCTGTCGTCGCGGGTCACTCGCTCGAGCGAGAGAACGAGCTCCCCCTCCTTGCGGTACCTCGGATGAGGATGGTGCCGCAACCCCTGCACGACGTAGACGGTGTCGCCTTTGCGTCGGCGCACGAAGTGGCCTTGTACGGCGGCAACCCACTGCTCGGGTGTCATGTCGCGTGTGAGCGTGGGGTTCACCTCGGGCCTCCGTTCATGAACCTGAGCACGATGACGTAGAGGGCCACGACGGCGAGGGTGCCGGGCAGGATCTTCCACGGTTCTTCGAGCGCGAAGATGCTAGCGAAGATGACGCCGTACTCGGAGAACACCGCGATGAAAAAGAGGATGAGGCGCTTGTGGATGATCATCGCTGGCCCACCTCGCGAAGGTACTCGCGGGTCAGTTCGAGGCTGAGCGCGCGGCGCTCGACGGAGGAGGGCAGCTCGATGATCGGCTTGCCGGCCTCGACCGCCCACTCCCACTCACGGAACACGCCGGACGAGATGGCACCGTCGGGCAGCGCGCGGAACGCGAACACGTCGGTCGTCTCCACAAGTGGGCGGAAGACTTCCTCCATCGCGCGGCGCTTACCCATGCCCGCATCCGCGTAACCACGAACCGCGAGGGTGATCTCCTGGGTGTTCGGGTTCACGACCTTGAAGCCAAGTTGCGCGAGCAGGGTAAGGTCGCGTGTCTCCTGGTGCGTGTCGTAGAGTGACATGCAGTGCGCGTAGTAGACGGTCTTCATCGCCATCTCCCTCGCCACCATCGCACGGTTTTCAGGATCGGTCGGTCGAAGATGACCTCCGCGCAGAGCACGCCCACGCAGATCCAGAAGATGAGGTGCCAGACGAGGATCGCGTGGTGGATGGAGTGAAGCACGTTGGCGATGATCATGTGCGCACCCACCGCTCGTGCAGGGTTTCCCAACCGTGGGAGGCGAGGACCTGGTTCACTTCGGCTTCGATTTCACACAGCTTGTACCCGTGCTCGAAGGAACTGACCTCATCGGCCTCCCAGGTGAACGAGATCACGACGGGCGCGCGGCGCAGAGACGAGTGGGTCGCCTCGCCGATGCCGGTCAGGAAGCTCAGGACGGAGTTGATGTCCTCGACCGTCACGTGACTCGGGACGGCGATGTTGGCTTTGTACGTACGGACGCTCACGACGACCTCCGCAGGTACCAGCAGAACTGACAGAAGAACCGCGGGCCGCTGTTGAACAGGTAGCGGAAGAAGGCCGGACGTCCGCACGCGCAGGTGCCGTGGGAGACGCGTGATGCACGCGTCGTCATGACGAGTACCCGCGGTTGTGGAAGTCCTCATAGAGCCAGCGCAGGTCGCGCTTGACGAGACCGCGCGGGCCGACACGCAGGTACCGACCGTCGGCGCCGCCGAGCGGCGTGACGTTGACCTTGTCGCCCTTGTCCACGAGTACGACGAGCGGCAGGTCGGTCGTCCAGTCTTTCCACTGTTTCGTGAGCGTGACGACCTCGCCGGGGTTGAAGTACTCGCGCGACTCGTAAGGGACGCCGAGCGAGTTGCCCGCCGCGACGTTCTCGTCGGTCGCGGGCAGGAGCAGGTGGGCGGGAAAGTTGATCCCGCGTCCGCCGTCCTCGGCCTCGCAACGGATGTTCTTCGGGTTGAGCTTGCGGACCACGTACACGCGGCCGAGACACTGCGGCGGTACGCCGTCCACGTTCGCGGGGGTGACGCGGTCACCGAGCTTGAAGGGAGCAATCTTAGCGGGTCCGGGTGCTTCGGGCATGGTGAGTTCCTCCTTTGGGTGACCCTCCATATAGCGAAAAACTGTCCGCGTAAGATGGAGGGTAGGTTACGTGATGGTGGCGATCTTTGCAGGTTCTGCGAGATTTGTCAAGGGAGTCCGCGAAAGTCGTCGGCGTTGAGGATCAGCGAGATCTGTTCGGTCGTGAATGTGCGGCCGACCGTCGTGAGCAGCCGCTGCACTGCGTGCACACGCGCGTGGTGGAGCGGGTCGGTGTTGTAGCGGATGGCGGCCTGCTCGGTGCGGAGTCCGGGAGTTGGAGAGGTGGGGAGCAGAGATGGAGGGTACATGAATGGAGGGTAGGATGTCGCTTAGCGATGTGGAGGGTAGATGGGCAGGTCACCGTAGATTCCGAGTGACGTACGGTACTGGGTCTCGAAGACGAGCACGCCGCCGTCTTCAATGGCGAGCGGCGAGGTGTGCGCGTGGAAGAACATCACGTCGCCATCGACGTCGCGGAAGCCGTCAAGCCCGCCCGGTTCGGCGAGGATCCGCAGGTAGCCGTCGTCCTCGTAGTCGCAGGTGAGCACGACGCCGCGTATGGTGGTGCGGGCGGGCGTCACCAGGATGACCCGCGTGTCGGGCGCGTAGGGGTACGAGACAGACGCCGCTTCGCGTTCTGCGTTACGTAGTCGTGCCGCCGCTGCGAGCACAAACGGGTGGTCGGCGAGGTCGGGCATGCGCGAACTGTAGCCGACCGCCGCTCGTCTGTCAAGGGCAATTGTGCCGGTGCGCCGCGTTGCACGGCTCCCGCTGGTCTTACGGGCGTTCAGCCTCTACCGCTCCGCGCCCTCTGGGGCGCCAACACCGGCGTCCGTAGTCTACCGCTGCGCGGTCGTGATGGCGGGCGCCGGTACCGTCGCGCAGCCGCCGCGCATGACCGGCCGCAGCTCGCAGAGCCAGTGCGGCGCGCCGTTGGGCGGTGCGGTCAGGGGGAGCGTGACGCGCGTCGCGCGAGCGTATGCGGGGAGGGTGCGGGTGCGGGGTGGACGGCCGGGGCGGTCGTGGACGTGGAGCAGTAGGTAGTGCAGCGCCGCGGGGTGCTCGACGTCCCAGGTCAGGAGGGCTCCCGTGGCGGTCGGCTCGGCGTGCATGTTTATGACGGCGGGAACCACTGAGCGGATCCTACCGCCGCAGCAGGTCACGCGTGGTGGAGGGTTACCGCCGCGCGCGTAGGGTTATGACGTCTGCGCCGCGGCGGTCACAGGGTTATGAGGTCGGGGTCGCGCACAGGGTTATGACGTTGGGGGTCGCGTGCAGGGTTATGATTGCGAGCGCGTGCGAGCGTCAGTCTCCGCGGAGATCGTTAGTCGCACGCGCTCGCTGGCTACATGGCAAGCAGCCGCCGCGAGCGTTCACGACACGAGGTGTCACGAGTGTCGCGGCGAGGACTACCGTACTACGGCGGCCGGTCGCTGTCAAGGGCCGGGAGGAAAGTTTACCTGGTGTTCGGGGCTAAGCAAACAGAAGATAAACTTTCAGTTTTGCCCTTGACTTTTCTTGCAGCAGGGTCGATAATTGCTGCACGGTGTAACTATAGACGGAGGAAACCATGCCGAACAAACCGCAACAGAACAACGCCGCACAGGGAATTGTCGAAGACCGCAGGACGCCGCAGCCGCCCGCCAACATGCGGACCGAATGGCTGCCCGAGCAGGTCGGCGCCGTCGTGCCCGAGGGGCTACGGTGGTTGATATGAGGTTTATGGGTTGTCAAATAACTATCCACCGCGCGCACGTAGACCCGGCTGGTGCCGGCAGACGTCCGCCCGCTGGGAAAATCACGTGGGTTGACGTGCTGGACGAGACGGGCCTCTACCGCGCGGCCTTCCGCGTCGAAGACGGCCGGCTGGTCGAGACCGTCGAGTTCGGCGCCGACCACTGGGACGACGAGGAACTGTACCCGCCCGTGCCGTACTGGGACGAGGCTGGCGAGGTCAACCCCGACCTGGCCGCCGACCCGCCGCTGTGCCGGATGCTCGCGGAGTTGTTCCGCGAGGACGGCCAACTTTGACAGGAGGAAACATGTTTACCGCACTACTCGCAACCGTCGTCCTGGCCGTCGCGCCGCACGGCGAAGTCAACCCGTCTTGCCCACGCTCGTCGCACGGCTACGACTTCGCGGTCGTCGTCAACGGGCAGGTGCAGCGGCACGCCCGCTACGAACGCGGCGCGCTCGTCTTCCGCGGCGTCGCCGTCGTGCTGACGTTTCGCCGTTCGGTGACCGTCTACAACGTAAGCCGGCGCTGGATCGACGTGCGCTGGACCTGCGAATAGTTGACAGACGAAGCCGGCAACTGGCGGGCGGGTCAACCGTCCGTCGGCTGTTGTGTTTGGGCCAAAGATAAAGGCGAGATAAATCTTACAGATCGGGGTTGACGATCTGCAAGAAGTGGGCTAATGTTGCACCGTGCAGTTGATTACAGCCCAACCGAAAGAGGAAATCATGGACACCAAGTTTGACCGCATCTTCCAAGCCGACAAGGCGCTCGAGGCGCACATCTGCGGGAAGCTCGGGATCGACCCGGCCGACAACCGCGGCGTTCGCGACATCGTCAACCAGATTATCCGGATCCGCAGCGAGTTCTCCCGCAAGGCCGAGCAGTTCAGGGACGCCGCCAACCGCACCGCCGAAGACCTGCAGCGCGCGGCTGGTCAAGCCGACAAGGCGCTGGCAAACGAGCGCTTCAGCATCAACTCGCTGGGCGTCCTGCAGGGCCGCGGTCCCGACCTCGACCGCATGGCTGGCGAACTCCAGCTCCTGTCCGACCACCTGGCGCTGATCGAAGGGCCGTGGGAGACCGACCGCGTGGGCGTCGTCTACTCGTTCGAGCTGGGGGACAAGGTCGAAGCGACCGACTTCCCCGTCGACGCCAGCCGCGCAGTCGAGGTAATCGCCGTCAACGGCGACGGCACCTACGACGTCGAGATCGACGGCGAAACCGTCACCTGCGAGGCCGACAGCCTCCGTCCCGCAGCGAGCTAGGCGAAACGCCCGTCCTCGGGGGCGGGCGTCCGTCGGGGGTGTTGCCCCGGCGCTGACGAGCCAGACGCTCGAGTTGACAGGAGGAAATCATGGCCGTAACTACCTTCCACATCATCTGGTCGGACGGGGTCGTAACGCGGACCCGCGCTGCTGGCAAGCACAAGGCGCTGGTCAAGGCCCAGCAGAAGCGCGGCAGGGGTTGCAGGGCGTCGCTGATGGGGATCGAGGTGGAGCGATGACCGGGCTGCTGGAGGCAGGCCGGGCGCTGCTACCGCGGGCCAGGGGCCGACGGGCCAGCCGGCAGGAGTTGGAGGCCAGGGCCTCGAGCGCCCGGGTCTACGTCTGCTGGGACGGACGCGGACGGGTTGTCAGCGCTCGCTAGTTGAGGTTGAGACTGTCAAGGGCAAGGGGCCGGGCGAGAGCTCGGCCCTTTGGCTGCTAGACGAGGACCGGACCTGCGGGGCAGGTCTGGGCTGGCAGGGTGGTGGGCGTGGGGAGGTGCAGTCGCAGGCCGCGCGGGAGGATCGGTTTGCGGGCTCGACGTGTTGGGGTCGGTAGTGGGGTAGTCAGGGGACGGAGGAGGCGGGCCGCGAGCGTGGACGAGAGGCGGGTCACAGCGGGATTGTAGCGTCGGGCTGGCGGGGCTGCGCGGCTGGTAGTCGATTGACCAGCCAAGGACGAGCGCTGGTGGCTGGGTGGGGTTGGATGCCCGCCGGCCCGCCGACCCTGAGGTCGATAGTCGTCGGCTGATCGACGGCCCGCGCTCTAATACTCGCGCACGAGCGGGCTGTCAGCGTCCGTCTGACGGCCTGCGCTGGTCAATCAAGGGATCGCTACAGGGCAAACCCACGCCCACACCCTGCATTGCCCTTGGTTGTCAGGCTTTCGACGGGTCAGCAATCGCCCGGTTTGTTGAATCAGCAAATCGAGCCCGAGGGCGGATGATAGAAAAGTAGCCCCCGGGTCAGTCGGCGCCCGGGGGCTGCGAAACAGGATCTGAGAAAATCCTCCGAGGGTTGACAAACTTTGAGAACCTGGTATGATGTTCCCTCCACCATTGAAAGGAGGGCCCAATGAAGACCCGCAAGATCCCCTACGAGGACCGCCCGCCCATCGACATCGCTTACATCCGCGTTTCGACGGACGAACAGAACATCGGCATGGAGGTTCAGCGTGACGCGTTTGCCGCCAGCCTTCCTAACGCGCTCGTCCTCGAAGATGAAGGTCTCTCAGCTGCGACGATGGACCGACCGGAACTTCTTCGAGCGCTCCAGATGCTCCGTGACGGCGAGGCTCGGTCGTTGAACGTCTACCGCCTCGACCGCCTGAGCCGTTCCGTGCTCGACTTTGCCACGATCAGCGAGGCGTGCATCGCCGAGGGTTGGCGGCTTGGAATCGGCGACTGTCCAGGTCTCGATCCGACCAACCCCTTCGGCGAGGCGATGCTCGGGATCCTCGCGATCTTCGCCCAGCTCGAGCGCAAGATGATCGCCCAACGTACCCGTGATGGTCTCGCTCGTGTGCGCGCCGAAGGTGTCAAGATCGGCCGTCCGCGCTCGATCTCGCAGGAGCTCCGCGAGGAGGTGCTCGTCCGACGGGACGCGGGCGAGCTACTCCGCGAGATCGCCGACGACTTCAACGCCCGCGCTATTCCGACGGGCCAGGGGGCAGCTCGTTGGACGGCGGGGACGGTGGGGGCGATCCACCGCCACGAGCGGGCGGCTCGCGTGCCACAACCAGCCTGATGCTCATGCCACGGCGGTAGCCGACGAAACCCCCGATGCGCCGCCGGTCCTTGGGCTCTTCGAGGCAGCCGCGGATGAACATGCGCAGCATTTCGAGCGCTTCCTTCCGCGCCCGGCGGTCTTCGGCGTTCGCCCAGAAGGGCGGTTGCAGCAGGTACCGCCAGGTCTTCTCGGCGGCGCGCACCTCGGTGTACGGCAGCTCGACCCGCCAGTACTTGGAACGCTTACCGCCTCTTCTTGACCGCTCCCCGACCTCCCGAGGACTTACGGGGGTTGAGAGAGCCCGGCCTTCGACGGCCCTTCTGCGCCTCGTGCGAAAGTCGGTCGAAATCGGCTCGCCGTTCGTCACGAGCTCGCCGAGCCCTTCTGGCGGCACGGGCGCTCACCTCCACACCGTCGCGATTCCGGCCCAGCGCCGCGCCGGCGCTCGCAGTAGCCGACGATACGCGATGTCGCACGCGCCGATCACGCCGACCACTACCCAGATTCGCCAGTCGCTCACTTGACCTCGAAGGTGTCGACGGTCGTCCCGCCCGAGTTGACGTAGCTTCCGGCGATGCCCTGCTCGCCGAACTTGCCGGCGGGCGGGAACGTGAGCCGCAGGTAGCCCCAGTCGTTGTCCACGCCGCCCTCGAAGACGGTGTCTTGCGTGACCTGCAGGCCCTTTTCCGCGCCGGACGCGAAGCTGTGCAGGTTGTGGTAGCCGCCGGCGCCCGCCACGACGTACACAACGGTCTTCCCGTCGACCGTCCGCGTGAAGCGCTGGTAGTCGTGGACGTGGCCGGAGAGCACCAGGTCGGGCCAGCGTCCGGCCGCCGCTGCGGCCGTGTCGATGACCGTGCCCATGCGCGCCGAGCCGCCGTGGTGGTCGTCCACCGAGTACGGCGGGTGGTGCAGGGCGACTATGAGCGGTACGCCGGCCGGCGCCGCCTTCAGCTCCTCCGCGAGCCATTCGGCCTGCGTGGAGTCCACCTCGCCGCCGGAGGGCAGGTTGGTCGCCAGCCCGATCACGGTCACCTGCGGGGCGCGCAGCGTCCAGTAGGGGTTCGGCTGGTCCATCGTGGTGCGGCCGTACTCTTCCCACTCCGGGGGTAGGGATACCTTCGGC